ATGGACATTTTAAAAATGTCCAATTTCAAAAACTAGAAATGAATTTTACTTTTGATCAAGAAATTAAATAATAAATTATTTTTTATACTTAAAGAAAAAAATAGATGAAAAAAAGTAAAAAAAAATTGTAAACAACTGTATATTTTACTAGCATATTATAGTTAATTATTTATAATATAGTAATTAAATAATTAATTTATAAAATATTACGAATATCTTGAATTTGTTGTTTAGAAAGCCTAGGTGGATAATCAACATCAAAAAGAATTACCAAATCACCAATTTCATTATTTTTTTTAAATCCTAAATTAGGAATAGTTTTAGAATAACCATTATATATCAAAGAGAGAGTATCATCATTATTATTATTAATAGCAAAAGATTTACCGGAAATATGGTTTAACACAAAGGAGAATCCACATAAAGATTCTTTAAAAGAAATATTTTTATAATATATTAAATCATTTTTATTACGTTTAAATTCAGTATCATTATTAATAACAATAGTAACTTCAAGAGAACCTATATTATCTTTATCAATAAAATTACCAATATTTTCAAAAGTAATAATTTCATTGTCAGAAATACCAGGTGAAATGTCAAAAGATACTTTTTGTTGTTCTTTAATTTTTCTAGAATTAACAATGAGCCATCTATCAAAAAATATTGTAGCAGAACAACCATTATAGGAATCTATAAAAGATATAGTATGTTGAACAGATATAGTATCAGGTTGAATAAAACTTTGAAAAGGATTTTGAGAAAAATCATTCAAATCAACAGGAGATTTACCATGAAAAATTTTAATATTAGGAAAACCGGCCATAGGACTAATACCTCCCATAGCACTCATTAAACCGATACCACCTAAATCAGGAACATTATTAGAAAAAAGGTTAAAAGGAGAATTATGTTTAGAAGATTGTTCATTAATATTTTTAAATAAATTTGAGAAAAGATTATTAATATCAGAGAAATCGTTTAGATCAATATCATGGTCAAGGGCACCATATTTTAATTTATAGTCGTATAACTTTTTTTTTTCAGGGTCAGAAAGAGTTTCATATGCAACGTTAAGTTCTTGAGTTTTGTTAAGACTTTCTTGTGAGTTATTATTTTTATCAGGATGATGTTTTAATGTTAATGAACGATATGCTTGTTTAATTTCTTTTTGGGAAGATTCAGGGTCAATATTGAGAACATTGTAAAAGTTTTTTGTATTGTCCATATAAAAGTAATATATAGATAAATTTTAAATTAAATTTTAAATAATATAATTTAAAAGGTTTTTTGAATAATTAAATATAAATGACTACATTAATTGAGAAATATAAACCGTATTATATAGATGATTTTTCATTGAATAAAGATATAAACAACGCATTGAAGACACTAATAGAAATAGATTGTTTGAATATATTATTAATAGGAGATAGTAATTCAGGTAAGACAGTAATGTTACATGCACTAATAAGAGAATATTATAATTTAAATAAAGAAGATAAATTAGAAAGTAGTAATATATTATTTATAAATAATTTGAAAGAGCAAGGAATTCAATATTATCGTACAGAAATGAAAACATTTTGCCAATCACAATCATCAATATTTGGAAGAAAGAAGATGGTATTAATAGATGATATAGATACAATAAATGAACAAAGTCAGCAAGTATTTAGAAATTATATAGATAAATATAAACATAATATAAATTTTATATCAGTTTGCACGAATAGTCAAAAAGTAATAGAAAGTTTGCAATCAAGATTACATATAATAAAATTAACACCACCATCAAATAGTTATTATAAAAAGATAATAGATAAGATAACAAAAGAAGAGAAAATAATAATACAAGAGAAAGCAAAAGATTATATAGTAAGTATATCAAATAGTTCAATAAGAACAGTAATAAATTATTTAGAAAAATTATATTTATATAATGATGAAATAGATTTAGATCTTTGTAAAAAAGTATGTACAAATGTAACAATAAATAGATATGAAGAATATTTTGAAGCAATTGAAAATAAAGATTGTGATAAAGGGATAGAAATATTATATAATATATACGATCAAGGTTATTCGGTAATAGATATATTGGATAATATATTTGTATTTTTAAAACAAACATGTAAGGTAAATGAAAATAAAAAATATCAAATAATTAAATACATATGCAAATATATAACGGCATTTCATATAATACATGAAAATACACTAGAATTGGCATTTTTAACAAATAATTTATGTTTTAATTTAATTTAAATAAATTATATATTTAGTAATTATATGCCGTCAAAGATATTTAAAGAAAATTTACCAGACGAATATTTATTTAATTTTTTAAATAAAATAGCTTTAAAAACGGAAAATTATTATCAAATAGACATAAATTCTTATAAGAAAATGATTTATAATAATTATAACGAAGATTTTTTAACAGAATTACATAAATATTATAATCCAACAAAATATAATTATTTAGAACGTGAATTTACTTATAATTCATTTACTAATATATTGAGGCAAATATGTAAATCAAAGAATATTCCGTATCAAAGTAAAATACATTATAATAAATCTAAATATGGTATAATTTATTTATTATATTACAATAATATAATATAAATTTATACTATATATGATAGAATCAGATTTTATAAAGAAATATGGACTAACAATAGGTATGTTATTAGTAGCAAGTTATGTTGGAAGTCAAATAAAAAGTAAATTAAATATAGAAAATACAGATGAAGATGAACATAAATTAATAAAAGAATATATATTAAATGATTCACCATTATATGGCTATAATAAACCAAAGTTATGGATACATTCAATATATGAAATAAATTCTAGAAATTGGGAAAGTTTTCAATCAAGAAATAATAATGAATTAAATCAACCATATCTAAATTATACAATACAATCATTAATAAATAAGTGTAATAAGGATTTTCATATATGTTTAATAGATGATAAATCATTTAACAAATTAATACCAGGTTTTGACAAAAATGTAAATAACATGCCTGAACCATTAAAGTCACAATATAGAGAAATAGCAATGTTAGAATTAATATATTTATATGGAGGTATGATAGTTCCAAATTCATTTCTGTGTATGAGTAATCTAAAAAAGTTATATGATCAACTAGTTGAATTAAAAAAACCATTTGTTTTTGAGAAAGTAAATAATTATTGTAATATGAAAAAAGGAAAAAAAATGGATTATGTTCCTGATATAAATATGATGGGTTCTGTTAAAAATAGTCCTGTTATATATTCATTATTAAGAAGTTTAAAAATAGAAATAGATAAAGGTCATATATCAGGAGAAAATGAATTTCTAGGAAGAACATCACATATAATTAATAAATACATAAATGAAGAAGACATAGCAATTGTAAATGGTTATGCTATTGGAATAAAAGATAAACATGATAAACCAATTGAATTAGAAGATTTGTTTAGTTATAATAAAAAAATAGAATTTTCTGATAAACTTTATGGAATAAATTTACCAAGAAAAGAAATATTAAGTAGAAATAAATATAATTGGTTAGCTGCTTTAAATGAAGAAGATGTATTAAAATCAAATATTAATATTGTAAAATATATTAAAGTATCACAAGTTTCTGATTATTTCGAGAAAAAAAGCATTATACCAACATTTTTTTAAGTATAAATAAATAATATAAAAACATATTGTTAATTCTTTATAAATGAATAAAGAATTAATAATGGAAGAATGCATTAGTTCTATTAACAAAATATTTAATAATTATAATGATGAAATGATATTTAAACGTATAAAACATTATATTTGTAATCAGATGCCTATTGTAATTAATAATTATAATCAATCATTAACACAACAAACAGATTTATCAACAGAACATGATTATTTTGTAGAATTTTTCTTAAATAAAAATCAATATTTTTATGTATCAAATACTAGTAAATTTTATTATTATGATGGAAAAACATATTCATTATACACAGAAGATGATATATTATTTAAAATTTTAACATCAATTCGAGAAAAAACATGCTTACAGCCATGGAAACAAAAAACAAAAAATAACATTATGAAAAGAATAAAAAATACAAATTTATTGGATTCAATACCTGAATCAATAACCATACAAAATACTATAAATTTATTTATTAATTCTAGAATGTTTAATTCAAAAGAAGAAGTAAAATATTTTTTGACAATATTAGGAGATAATATATTAAAGAAAAATACAAATCTATTTCATATAATTAGTAATGATTGTAAAGATTTTATTCGAGAACTAAATAATATATGTAATGGATTTATAGGTTTAAACTGTAATAACACTTTCAAATATAAATTTCATGACCATAACTATAATCTAACTCGATTATTAAATATTAATAATATAGAACAAAAAATATGGTTAGACATAGTGATGAAATATACAATAGATATAATTTGCGTAGGTTGTCATTATTCAAATAAACATAATGGTTCTGATAATAGTTTAATCGAAAATAATGTTGATGAATTAATAAGCGAACACATTTTATATTTAAAAGAAAAGACTCCTGAAATAATTGTTGATGAATTTGTAAACATGTATATTGAAAAAACTAGTCATAAAATACAAACAAATTTAGTATTAAATAAAGATAGTGAAGTCACTCAAATAAATATGAAAGATATGCAATATTTATGGAAACACTTTCTAGAATCTAAAAATTTACCAAATGTTATCTTTCAAAATACTTTTAAAAAATTAATTATTAATAAATTAATCGAAAATTATAATGAAGAAAATCAGTCATTTATTGGATTATCTAGTAAACAATTACCTTTAATAAAATTATTTTTAGAATATTGGAATGAAAATATAATATATGATGAAAATGAAGAAGAATATGAATATGAAATTAATGAAATTATTTTGATTTTTAAAAAATGGTGCAGTGATAATTACAATAGTAATATTACAATCAGTGAAAAAAAAACACTTGATATTATTTCTTATTTCTTTCCAGATGTAAATATTGAAAAATCTAAATATATATATCAAATAAAGTCTGAACTATGGAATAAAAAACAAGATATATTATTTGCTTATGATAATTTTAAATCTGATATTCAAAATAAATACGGTAATTATGAAAAAAATGTATCAATATATGATTTTTATAATTATTATACAAACATGTTTAAAGAAACTAAATTAATTGTTGGTAAACACTATTTTGATAAATTTATATCAGACCACTTTAAAAATCAATTAATAGATAATAATTACTTAACTTTAATGTAATTATATTCTATAATGGTCGGTATATTAGGAATAATCTCTATTTGTGGTGGTTCTTTTGTTTATTATCAAATATTAAAAATGTGTACCTATGAAAAACATGATGATGAAGTTGAAAATCATATTTTAGAAAATAGTAAAAAAAAATCTTTTTTTAAAAAGAAAAATAAATCTAAATAAATAACAACATATTCTCTTGTTATTTACAATAATAAATCTAATTTATTTTTTTTTGCTGGTTTTTCTTTTATTTAATTTTGTAGGTCCAAATTTCTTCTTGCGTGTTAAATCATATCCTTTTGATTTAAAACGTTTTCCATTTTCTTTTTTTGCAGTATAATATTTTTTCTTTGATACGATTCTTCTTCTTTTATTTTGTATCAATTGATTACGTTTTAAACCACCTGGTGTATGATGTGCTGTTTTGTTCCATACTTGTTGTCTTGAACCTGTTAATAATTCATATTTGTTTCCATCTACATGATAGTATCCGTCAGAATGTTTTACTGGTCTTTTCATTATATATATTTAATATATATTTTTACTTATCCTAAATTTAATGAATAAAAAACCACTTATATTCTGGACTAGGTGTTATTGGTGCATTATATGTTGAAATCATATTATCTGCATTTTTAAACATATTATTAAATTCTAGCGCATTACTTACATTCCAATTTCTAATATTTTTATTAAAAACAACTGCATTTTCAAACATTGAATTAAAATATTTTGCATTTGATACATCCCAATTTATTGAATTATTAAATTTATTTGCATTTTTAAAACATGATGAAAATATTAATACATTTGATGTTCTCCAACTATTTAATGATTGATTAAACTCACTTGCTCCATTAAACATTTCATTCATATTTATTACATTTGATACGTCCCAATTTGAAATATCTTCATTAAATGATGTATTTTTAAATAATTTTGACATGTCTGTAATATTATATAAATCCCAATTATAAATTGGTCCATATATATTCTCTGCTTGTTGTTTATCTTGTAAATAATCATTTATTGCTGTTCTTAATGTTTCATTTGTCTCCAGTGAATATTTATTAAAAAAATCATTTGTTGGATCTCCATTATTGAATCCATACGAATTCTGATTTAAACTTTTAAAAGTTGTTGCATTTTTAAACATATTTAATGCATTATCGGGATTTAATGAATTTATATGAATCCTTTTATCATATTTACTTGCATTTTCAAACATTGATTCCATATTTTTTACATTACTCATGTCCCATGCATAATATTCTTCATTTGTATTAAATAATGAACTATTATAATTTTCATAAGGTTTAATTATTCTTCTTGTAATATCTATATTAAATTCATTCGCATTATAAAACATATATTTCATACTTGTTACATTTGATGTATTCCAATTACTTATGTCTTCATTAAAATTATATCCATTACTATTATTTATATTTAATGTATCAATATAAAATTCATTATAAAAATCTTCTATATGTATATTCCAATTATCCGATAAATCTGTTCCTGCATCTCCACTAAAATTACCTGCTAATAACTCTATCATATAATCCATATTTGTTACATTTTTTGTATCCCAATTGTTTATTTTTCCGAATGTTTTAAATGAATAATCTGGATTTACATAATATAATAATAACGCTTTTTTAAATTCTATATTATCTTTCGGTGCAAAAATATTATTGTATACGTATAAATTTTCATTATCTTTTGATATATATAATTCTTTTATTTCATCTACTGATAAACTATGATTATTCCATATTCTAAAATATTTTAGATTCATTTCTTTTGATGTTAATATTTGTTCATTTATTATTTTATTAGGATGAGTCAATGATATATATGACTTATTATATAAATTACTTATTATTTGTTGTTGATCGAAATTTGTAAGATTTTTATAATTACCTAATTCCCTTATATTTTTATTATTATTCCAATAACTCTCATCTGTTATGTATATCCTTAATTCTGAATGATTTAAACCAATAGTTGATTCTTTGAATACTAATACAAATTGAACCCATTTATTTACGTAATCTTCTTTTTTTACATTATAATCTGGGTTATTAACATCATATGTTAATATATTTGTATTATTATCTGATATATCTATACATAAACCATTATTTGATTCGAATAGTGAAAATTCTTTTAATATATTTCCATTTTCATCATCTTGTGTGAATGAAAATATATAGCTCCTATAATCCAGACTTATATTGTCATCCATCATATATGCATAAAATTCTATTGATGAACCTTTATTTGTTCCTATTTTTGTATCATCGAAAATTGTTATTTCTGGTTTTAATGTTAAATAATCACTTTGATATTGACCGTTTAATAATATTGCTCCTGTTTCCACATTTGAATATGCGTTTCCATTATATATTATTGCTTCATTGTTCATATAATCATATATTGATTCATTTGCATTATTTCTAAAATCGTATGAATAACTTGGATTTGTTACATTATCTATTTTCTCTATTAAATCATTCTGATATGGTTTGAATATATTTTTATCATTTCTTAATTTATATAAATCTAGTGCTTCCATATTTGTTATTATTCTATTATTATACATTCTCATGAATCTTACTTTCATTTCTGAATAATTAGCATCTTCATTACTTGTATATTTATTTATTGTATTTGGTCCTGCCCCAAAGTAACAATGACTACGAGAACCTGACTTTACATTACCAAAATCCAAACTACTTTGCTGTTTTATACCATTTACAAATATATCTGCTAATCCACTACTATTTATTGTTAATATTAAATGATACCATTTATTTAAATCGATCGAATTTACATTTATCGTTTTTGTTACATTTAATTCATCTATATTTGTTAATACTATTTTGTCTGTTCCCTTTAATTCATTCCCATTTGTTAAGTTAAATGAAAATGTGAATAAATTTGAATTTAATGTATCTGATGTTAAATTAAAATACCATTCATATGAAAATCCACTTGTATTATCAGTATTAATTTCACCTAAATTTATATAATTTTTCATAATATATATATACCTTCTATAATATATTTATATTTCCAATATACATTAAACACTTTATATAATAAAAAATATTTTATATTTTATTATATTTTATCAGGAATAGTTAATATATTTATAACGGTTTTTTTACTCCTATCCATATGATTACTCTACCATCATAACCTGCTGTTCCTTGATGAGATTCACTATCTAGATATTCATCTTGAGTTACGTGTTGTTTCATACCTCTACCTCCTATACCCCAATTACTACTACTACTAGGGGTACTTTCAGAATTTACACCTGTATTGTTATTCGCCCAATAATGTTTAGCGCTGCTACCACTGTTACCATCAGCTTTTCCGGCTGGACCTCCACCACCATAATAAATATTTGCCAAATTATCATTAATTGGAATTGTATTATTTGTACCATCGAGTTTTGTTGAACTTTTGCCTGAATACACTGCATTATATGAGGCATTATCAAAATCATTGACTGACGTCAATTTGTAAGGAGCACCACTAACGCTGGAAGATGCAGTCTCGTAAAATGACTTAGTCCAATAAACCGTGTGTGGAGTAAAGAAACCCGTATATATTTTATTCCAAGTTATATTTTGATAGCTAACAGTTTCACCACAAGAACCGCCATTAGCAATTAATTGATATGGATAATCATTTTTAGTAGTAAATGTAATACTACTATTTCCTCCATAATAACTAGTACCTATAATCTGTCTCTCTACCCAAGTGGTACTTGAACTACCCGAGTATTGAGACCAATAATATCCATCTGTACTACTTCCTTCTCCCGATCGTGTTACTACTGGTTTATTACCGCCGCTACCTACATAATCTATTTTTACTTTTGCTAGACTAGTCACGCCGCTGCTGCCTATGGCGAAATACCTCATATTCCAAGCACCATTAAGGTTATTTTTTACTTGACCACCATTACCACCTCCACCAGTATGAGAATAACTATTATAGTTGTTGTAGTTAGGTTGAGAGCTATCACTATATGATGGCCTTTCAGTATTACGTGCACTTCTGATATCACTATAGTTTTTGGATGTAGGATAATCATCTTTCCATTGATTACTCATACCACAACCTCCACCACCACCTCCTCCAACGACTAGGTAATACAAATAAAATTCATTTCCTGGATAATTATCATAGTCTGATATAAAATCAATATCAGACGTTTGGCCAGTTTCTGCAATAATCCTAGTCCATTGATAATCTCCTTCTGTGAAAGTTGTTGATGTTAGATTACTGATACTAGAAACTGGGTTAGGGAACCAATTTGGGTCAAAGAAACTACTATTTGGAGTTTGATTAAAACCTAGATATCGATTAAAAACATATTGAAAATTAGTTGCTTGGTATAACATATTATTAAAACCCCCAGTTACAATATTATTTACATTCCATGACCTAATATCATAAGCAAATACACTAGCTTGATGAAACATTTGAGCCATTCCTGTTACATTACTTGTATCCCAACTTGATAATGATTGATTAAAATTACTAGCTTTTTTAAATAGTCCATTCATCCTTGTAACACTAGAAACATTCCAACCACCAATAGCTTGATTGAATGATGATGCACCTTCAAACATTACATACATATCTTTAACTTTTTCTGTGTTCCAACTACTAATATTTTGATTAAAATCTGATACATTAAAAAACATACCAAGAGTAGAAGTAACATTAGAAACATTCCAATTAGATATATCTCGATTAAATTTAGTTCCACTAAACATATATGTCATATCTGTAACATTAGAAACATTCCAACTAGATCCTGTTATATTTTCATTAAACTTACTTGCGTTACTAAACATATAACTCATATCTTGGAGACTTGATGTATCCCAACCAGTTAGTGGTTGATTATATTCAACTGAATTAGCAAATAGGTTTACCATATTAGTTACATTAGAAGTATCCCAAGTAGAAATATTTTGATTAAATTTTTGTGATATCCAAAACATTCCATACATACTTGTTACGTTACTTGTATTCCAATTAGAAATATCACCATTAAAATGATATGAGTTAGTGAACATTTCGCCCATATTTCCAACTTTAGAAACGTTCCAGTTACTAATATCACCATTAAACATACTCCATTTAAACATTCTATACATACTTGTTACGTTACTTGTATTCCAATTAGAAATATCTTCATTAAAATTGACACTCAATACAGGTCCATGATTTCCATTATCACCAAATGGAGTAACTTCTCCAGAAACATTACCTTGATTATTATTAAATACATCATCCATATTAGTTACATTTTGAGTATCCCAATTTTGAATATATCCATATAAATCCGCATATTTTGGAGTACTATCAGTACTAATTGAATTATTTGGTTGATTATGGACAAAATCTTGTCTAAACTTTTTAACAGCATTAATAAATTCAGCATCACTTAAAAATGTGTGAATACGTTGGTCAGGTGAATAAAAGAAATCACGTGTTGGCTGTGCAGCGTCCCCACCCTGTAGATTACTATCTAGTCCAGGATATGCCCGCCATCTTTCAATAAACGCATTTGCACTTGAACAAAAATCTGTTAAATCAACACCACCTTTCAAAGTCCATTTTCTGATGTCTTGACTAAACAAACCAGCATCATTAAACATACTTCTCATAATTGCAACATTAGAAACATTCCAATCACCAATAGGTTGATTAAACATAGATTTATAGAACATACCCGTCATGTGAGTTACATTTTGAGTATCCCAATTACCAATAGGTTGATTAAATTTATGATAATTTGTTTCAAAACCATAAAACATGTAAGACATATTTTCAACTTTAGAAACGTTCCAGTTACCAATAGGTTGATTAAAGTCATATGCACGATAAAACATTTCTGTCATGACTTTACAAGAGTTTGTATCCCAATTACCAATAGGTTTATTAAAGTCATATGCATATTTAAACATACTATCAAAATTAGTTACATTAGAAGTATCCCAGTTACTAATATCACCATTAAATTTGTCGCAAGCTATAAACATTTTTTCCATAGTTATAACATTAGAAACATTCCATTTATTACCATCTGTAAGTAAGTTTTGATTAAACGCACGAGATGTGGAAAACATAGAAGACATGTTAAATACATTAGATGTATCCCAATCACCAATAGGTTGATTAAATATATAACATCTACTAAACATAAATTCCATAGTTATAACATTAGAAACGTTCCATGCGCTGATATCCCTATTAAAAGTATAACAATAATTAAACATAGCTTCCATAGAAGTAACATTACTTACATTCCAATTAGTAATATCTTCATTCCAATTTTGTAAAGATGGGTTTGCATTTCCGTTAAATGCATAGTCCATATTAGTTACATTTTGAGTATCCCAATTTTGAATATATCCATATATATCTGCATATCCTGGAATGCTATCATCACTTATCGGCATAATATTACTATAAGTAAAATATTCTTTGTATTTGGTTAAACCATTTGTAAAATCAGTATTATCTGCAAATGTATGAATACGTTGGTCAGGTGAATGAAAGAAATCAGGTGTTGGTTGAATACTAGCATCGCCTCCTTGTGCATTATCAGGTAGTCCAGGATATAATTTCCATCTTTCAATAAACCCATTGGCCTTTGCACAGAAATATGTTAAATCAACACCAGATTTCAAATTCCATTTTCTGATGTCTTGAGTAAAGTAATCAGCATCATAAAACATACTCCTCATAGTAGTGACAGAAGAAACATTCCATTCGTCAATAGGTTGATTAAATAAACATCTCGAAAACATAGCTTCCATAGAAGTAACATTAGAAGTATCCCAATTACCAATAGGTTGATTGAATTTAGTATTAGTTGTTTCACTAGAAAAAAACATAGCTTCCATAGAAGTAACATTAGAAGTATCCCAATTACCAATAGGTTGATTAAACTCGTACGCATCAAAAAACATACCATTAAATGCATTTACGTTACTAGTATCCCAGTTACTAATATTACCATTAAATATTTGACAATATATAAACATTTCTGTCATATCAGTTACATTAGAAGTATTCCAATTACCAATATCTTGATTAAATATAGAACAATGTCTAAACATTTGCTTCATATTTTGAAGGTTTCCAACATTCCAACCACCAATAGGTTGATTAAAATTATAACATCTATTAAACATAGATTCCATAGAAGTAACATTACTTACATTCCAATTAGTAATATCTTCATTCCAATTTTGTAAAAATGAATCGGTAAATGCGTCAAATGCAAGGTCCATATTAGTTACATTTTGAGTATCCCAATTTTGAATATATCCATATATATCTGCATATCCTGGAGTGCTATCATTACTAATTATTTTTGAATTAGGGTAATCAATTTTGAATTTTGATAAAGCTTGTTCAAAATGGGATTGGTTAGTAAATGTAGTAATACGTTGGTCAGGTAAATTAAAGAAATCAGGTGTTGGTTGAATACTAGCATCGCCTCCTACTGCATTATTAGGTAGTCCAGGATATTCCCGCCATCTTTCAATAAATTTATTTGCACTTCCACAGAACATAAATAAATCAACACCAGATTTCAAATTCCATTTTCTGATGTCTTGAGTAAAGTAACCAGCATCAAAGAACATAATCCTCATATTAATGACATTAGACACATCCCATTCACTAATAGGTTGATTAAATAAACATTTATTAAACATACCCCTCATATCATTTACATTAGAAGTATTCCAATTACCAATAGGTTGATTGAATTGATGTACTAGACTATCAGAATAAAACATATAAGCCATATTAGTGACAGAAGAAACATTCCAACTGGAAATATTATTATTAAAAAGTATTGCATCTTCAAACATTGATTCCATATTTACAAATTGAGAATTGTTAATAGTCCAATTAGTAATATCTTGATTGAATTTGTCAGAATTTCTAAAAGCATTTTTAAAAGTAGTGACATTTGAAACATTCCAGTTACCAATATCTTGATTAAATTCATATGATGGAGATAATTTGATATTACCAAATTTACTATAAGTATTATTATGATTAAATATTCCTTCCATATTAGTAACGTTATCTGTAATCCAATTATTGATATAACCATAATAATTAGTATAATTAGTATTTGATGCATTAGAACTATTTATAAAATTTGAAATAGCATCATTAAAATTGTCATTATCTATAAATGTATATTGAATATCTTGTGGTAATGTAAAGAAATCAACAACAGGCGTTTTAGTAAGAGAGGATGAATTAGGGAAACCATAATAATTATTAAAATCATTAATATATTTGGTTGCATTAATAAACATATATCCAAAGCCATCTATCTCAATATCAGTAGTAATAACATTTGAAACGTTCCAACCTCGAATATCTTGATTACAAACAATGGCTCCATCAAAAAGTCGGTTCATGTTTATAACATTAACAGTGTTCCAAGTAGTAATATTAGAATTAAAATTGATAGCATCTTTAAACATTCTCTGCATATTATTAACTAGAGATGTATCCCAAAGATTTAAGTCATTATTAAATGAGGATGCATTGTTAAACATATCACTCATGTCAGTAACACTTGAAGTTTTCCAATGACTACCATCAGCATTAGAATTAATATTAGAATTAAAAGCAGTAGCTCCTTTAAACATACTATTCATATTAGTAACGTTTTTAGTATTCCATCTTGAAAGGTCTTGATTAAATGAGGTTGCATTTTCAAATAAAGAAGTCATATTTTCAACTTTTTTCACATTCCAACTACCAATATCTTCATTAAAATTGATAGCATCTTTAAATAATCCAGAAAAATTAGTAACATTACTAGTAAAAGTCCAATATTTAATATCTCCATATGTATTAATCGCATTTTCTTTTTCTGCTGGTGTTCCATTCCAAGCGTCAATAGCATTTTTTAAAGATGAACGCGTATCAAATGTGAAACCATATGAAAAGAAGTTTAATTTCCCCCCAGTTCCATCTCTTGGATTTGGGGTACCATTGATATAATCGTACCATTTATCATTATTAATACCAAGTAAACCATCTACTCCATATGTTGCTAAAAATGAAGTAGCTCCTTTAAACATTTCTTCAAAATTTTGTGGAGGATTTTGAACAGAAATATTAGATGTATCCCAATTACGAATTTCTTGATTAAATGCTGCAGCATTTTGAAACATTTTTTGAACACGAGTAGTACTGCTAATATCCCAATTATCTAATGGTGAATTAAATACTTCAGCATTATCAAATGTTCTTTCCATATTAGTTACGTTTTGAGTATCCCAATTATTAATATTTTGATTAAATAATATTGCTTTTCTAAATGTTCTTTCCATAGTAGTAACATTAGATGTGTTCCATGATTGAATAAGTTTATTATCTAAAGTGGTATTTATATAAGAAATTGGTTGATTGAAACTACTTGCAGATTGAAACATACCAAACATATTAGTAAGTTTATTTGTATTCCAATAAGAAATAGGTTGATTAAAAGAAATAGCTCCACTAAACATATATTTCATATTAGTAACATTAGATGTATCCCAATTACTAATATTTTGATTAAATAAAGATGCATGTATAAATGAAGAATTCATATTAGTAACATTAGATATATTCCAATTAGTAATATCTTGATTGAAACAACTTAATATCACCATATCGTTTTCGCTATTTGGTGGTAAATAACTAGAAATAGGATAATAATCATCAGAACTAATAGAAAGTAAATCTGTTAATGATGTTATTTCGCTAATATCCCAATAATTAATATCGCCGTATTTTAAAATACCATCATATAATTCATAACTTATAATTGCATCACGAAGTTGTTGTGTAGTTGTTGGTTTAAATATAGTATTATTATCAGGTTTGGTTAATAAATTATGCAAGCTAAATGCACCTTTTAAATTATTAGACAAGTGGTGATGTTTTACCCATGTTGTTGGAGAAGAATTAAAATATTGTTGACCTTCATTATCAGATAATGATTTATTTAATATCATTAAATATTTGGATTTTCCATAAACTAATTCATGATTATCTTTAGTTGCACCATAAAAAAAGTTATCATTATTTAATTTTAATTGGTCTTTCCCACCATCACTTGCGCGGCTTATACCAGAACTATCTTTTGACCATATAGTAATATTATTTGTATTAGAATTATTTACTGACATGATTAAATTAGTGTCTTCATTATGATTATATGATGTATGAAACCTGTGTGTATCATTAAATTGTCCTACAAAACCAAAATTATTATCGTTACGTATAAATAAACCGGAACGTTCATCTTCAGTTCCTTCTCCAAATCCAAATAAATTACAATTTGGAGCGTTGTCAGGTATATTAAAATGTGAAGCATAAGAATAATTATCAATATTTTCATCTCCACCTGTAGAAATAGCGCTTCCAAGTAATAATTTTGAATTTTCTGCATATAAGTACCAATTATCGGTATTTGTTCCAAAATCAATATCCCATGTATTAATGTCAATTTTTGGTTGTTTAGATTGATCAGGTTGAATTAAATCACTTTTCGGTAAAATAGTAGATTGATTATAAAGTTTTACAAGATATACATCAGAACCATTAGCCCAAGGGATTAAATTAATAAGATTTGTGTTAATAACAGTATTGTTGTAATTATAGAAATCATCTTCTATACCATCACTAGCACGTCTTAATCGTGCAACTTTAAATTCATGTTCAGGAATAGAAATAGAAATAGGAATAATATCACTGGTTTGTGATACATGCAATCCACTAAAATGTATATGTAGCGGATAAGTGCTAATATCAGTAGTTCTTACACCCTCTTCAAATATGAATTTTATCTCAATAGTTCCATCACTCTTTGCTGTAGCATCTCCAGACCAACTAGGATTATTAGTATTATTTCTGGTTCCATCTTGATAAGAATTTTCTCCTATATTTACACCATTTATGTAAATAGGACGATATCCGTCAATATTAGCAAAATTATCGTTATTGCGAAGATTATATTGATATAACTTCAAATGATAACTATTTCCATATATAAGGTTTTTAACTGTTATGGTCATATACTCACCTATACCTTGACTAAGTACATAACCTCCATAATCACGGAAATGACTAGCTCCTACTACATCTGCAGTATATCCATTACCAATATCTACTGAATATGTAGTTGTTTTATTAAGTACAGCATCAGCCATATCACTTAGTAAATTATCATTGTTCCAAGACCATGTTGAGTAATCACCTATTATGTCAATATTGTTAAAAGTACATGCAAGTTTATCAGCTATATTATCACTTTCATTTATTGTTGTAATATTGATTCTTAATTTATTAATATTAAATTCAGTAACATCAATATATGAGTAATTTACATCATCAAAGTTATTATTATTATTAAGATTAGTAAAATCTATTGTAACCCAGCCATATTTGTCCCAATTTCTAATATTATTTATAGGAATGGAAAAAAGTTTATTGTCATTATCATAACCATTAACTATAATGTTTTTTGGTTGTTTAAAATAAGTAGTTGGTCCTTGAACAAGATAATCTGTTAATAAATCAGTAGAACCAGATATATCGATTGGTAATTGAAATTTATATGTATTATTATTAGTTCCATCAGTATAATGATATAATTCTTTTGAATTAATATTAATTTCTTTCAATTTAAAAGTATAATTCCAATCAAAATATATACCAGGATATTCAGTATAATAACTATATTTATTATTAATAATTTCTTGATTTATTGTCCATAGTGTAGTCTCATCTTCATTTGGAGCTAAATGATAAGATATATCTGCATCATTTTGTAATCCATCTTTATGCATTACTTGAGTATTTTCAATATCTTTATCAGTAAGGCTTAAATAATGAGTAATAGATGTTGGTATATACCTAGGACTACTTGTAGCAATACCTCCTGCACCATGATTAAAATTATATAATATTTCTTTATCATCTAAATTAATATATCTACCTACCCGATAACCGTACCAACTATAACCTTCTTGTGGAGTTGTATAATAATTAATAGTAATGCCTACAGCTAGAACAAATTTATCATTCAAATTAATAATAGTTCCAGCTGAATATTTTGGTCCTATAACATAACGACCATCTGTTGCATATGGACTTAAAGGATTAGGATTTCCATTTTCATCAAGTATGTATATTCCATCAGGACCATATATAGTTTTTAAATCTTGATTACCGTGTTTCGATGGGTTATAATCGTCAGCAATATTTCCAAGAAGTAATTCTGGGTTTATGCGAAATTTATATGTGCCTCCATCAGTATCAAGACTTGTTTTTGATTTAACATGTAAATATGTAACTGTTGCAGGGTAATAAAATAATTGACTGGTGTTTTCATTGAAGTCTTCATTTCCTACCATAATACAAACATGGTCATTATACTTTACTTCTTGTCTATTATTGATGGGATTATTAATAGGGTCATCAATAAAACTTACAGGTAAAATTTTAATAATAGTTGAATTGGAATAATCAGATTTGAAAACACATTGAGATGCATCTGTAATTACATTTGTTGGAACAATTGTAAGAAAATGATTATTAAAAGAATTAAAACGATAAGGAGTATTATACATTAAAGCACCGTTTTGAACAAGATCAGTTTCAGTGCCACCTAAAAATGTAGCACCATTGAATAGATTAGAAGACAAATCATTATGATAAGTAGCAGTATTATGTCCATAATAATCAATGACATTAGTAGAAACTTTATTTCTAAAATCAAAGTTATAAGAAGGAACGAAATTTTTAATATTAATATTATCAGATAAGTATGTATTATTTAAAACATTATTCGCACGATTCATATTATCTAATGCGTCTAATAAATAATCATAATTTTCATCAAAATACATAGAAGACATACTATGCCGCGATTGAATATCATTACGAATTTGTAAATTAATAGTATAATTTAATTTATTAATATTTTGTTGTATTCTATGTAATTGTAATTCATAGATTTCTTGATTAGATGGATTAGAATCTTTATTAATTGAAGCAGTAGTATGTAAATTATTCCAATATTGATAACTTATATCAATTATAGAAAAATCATTATCAATAATATCTTTTTCATTAGTAATATAATCATAATTATAAGAAGAATCTATATATATCTTATTAGAATTATTATAAGAAATGGAATAGTTATTATAGGATAATTGACGAGAATTGTATAAAGGTACTTTAATGTCAGAATTATTATATTTAATAAAATCGGAATAATTAATAGATGTAAATAAAGATGTATTTTCACGATTATCATATAAAGAATTAATACTAGTTTGGTTTAATTCACTACCATTCCAAATTCTAAAATATTTCATCATAGCTTTTGGAACTGAATCTGGATAAGTATCTAAGTTATTATTAGAACCAATAAAATTATATAATCTATCAATGGTAGTATCATAAACAACGTTATTAGCAGTGCCTTTTAAATCTTTATTGATATACAACTTCATATCATTATTAAGAGACATTGTTCCAACAATATGATACCATGTATTTGTAAGAATAATATCATTACTACTAACATCATTTGAATTTAAAATTCGAAAATCAATAAAATAGTCATTATCATTAGATGTTGATAAATTTAAACTGATTGAATTTAAAAAAGAACCAAAAGAAAAGAAATGATAACTACCTGTTTCAGTTATATTTATATATGTTTCAAAAGAGAATTGAGAATTAAATTTAAAACTAGGTAATTCAATATATGAGTCAGTTCCATCAAAAATAGCACCATTTAATAAGGTAGAAGAAATATCATAAAAATAACTATGTTCTTGACTAACATTATCTTTAATGGAAACGCCTTCTTCTTTTCTAAAATTCCAAGAATAAGTAGGAACAACAGTATCACTTAAATCATAGATAATAGGTTCAGGTTCAGGTTCAATAGTGGTAGTATAATTAAAGAAAGAAGAATTAGGTGTATTAGAATAATCATTAATATTTAAACCAGAAGGACCAAATGTAATATTCATATTATATGCATCTTTAAACATATTATTGAAAGTGCAATTTTGGTTAGTAATCCAATTTCGAATATTTTGATTAAATATGATAGAACCATTAAACATATCATCCATATTAGTAACTTGACTAACATTCCAAGTTGAAATATTATTATTAAATAGTGGAGAATTTAAAAACATTTCTTTCATACTAGTAACACTATTCACATTCCAAGAACTAATATCTTGATTAAAAAATGAAGCATTTTTAAACATATAATCCATACTAGTAACATTAGAAGTATCCCATAAAGAAATATTATCATTAAATTCATTATAATTTTCAAATAAATTGTTCATATTCTTTACGTTAGAAACATCCCAATTAGAAATATCAATATTTCTATAAATATTTAAAAATTCTGATTTGTTATTTATCCATAAATTAACCATATTTTTCATCATTTGATGAGAATAAATAAGCGGTATTCTAAAGTATGAATAAAAATAAATATTTTTATTGTTTTTACTTAAGAACATGTTATTAATACTAGCAGAGTCTAAAATATTCCAGGTTCTAAATTTATCAGGATAATTAATACGATAATTGTCATTGACATTATCAGGTAAATAAAAAATATTATCGAAATTCATACAATTTTCAACATTCCATATATCAAGATTTTGATTAAATTTGTGTGTGTTACTAAAAAGACTATTCATATTGGTAACGTTGGAAACATTCCAACTAGAAATATCAATATTAAAGAGATTACAATTATTAAATGTATTACTCATATTAGTAACATTGGAGACATTCCAATTAGAAATGTCCTGATTAAATGTTGTAAAATTATTGAATAATTCAGATATATCAGTAACATAACGAATATCCCAAGTATTAAATTCACCGTAGTTATTAATAGTTTGTGTATTATTTAATTTAAATTCATTAACTATATCATAAAGTTCTTGATTATTTGTAATTATTTTATTAATATCACTTCCAAATTCAAATTTATAAACATTTCCAGAAATATCATTTGTAATAACTTCATTATTATTAGAATCTTTAAATGTTATATTTGAAACTAAATTTACTATTTTACCTTGTGAATCAAATCTCTTTGTATAATTAATATCATTTGGATATGTTATGTAATCAGTATTTATAATTTTTTCTTGTGTATTTAATACTAATTTAATAGAATCGTTTTGAGAGTTATTAATATCAAATGTAAATGATTCATTTAAAGAAGAAACAAATTTATATTGTGAATCAAATATATATGATCCAGATGATTTTAAACCTACCCAATAACCATTTGGAGGTATAAATGTGCTATTTGGAAATGTAAATTGAGAACTTTCGTAACTTATAGATAAACCATCAACTATTAAATTATTTATACTTGTATTTTTAATCATAATGTAATCAAATGATGTATTATTAAACTCATAAATGTAAATATCGTTAAGATTTTCTATATTTTCATTAAAAATTAAGAAATTAAAAGGATAATTACCAAGAGGGGCTTCTTGAATATTTGATGGATATATACCTGAAGGAGGTAATAATGGTGGTTTATAGTATGGTGATTGTGCACCAGGTTCTTCTCTATACCATTTTAAAAATGGATCGAAATCTTTTGGTCCTCTCGCAGAGAATGGATTACTAGGGTCAAGTAATGAACCATTAATAAATTCAAGTGGTGTTATATCTAATAAAAACAGTGTATATTCATATGTATTATTTGTATAATGTTTACCATCATTATATGGAGAAATAGCACCTTCTTCTTCTCTATACCATTTTAAAAATGGGTCAAAATCCTTTGGTCCTCTTGCAGAGAACGGATTACTAGGGTCAATTAATGCACCATTAATAAATTCAAGTGGTGTTATATCTTCCACAAATAACATACTTGTATATTCTCGAGGGGGTTCTGGCTCTGGTTCTGGTTGTGGTTGTTGTATAGTAAACCAATTTGCATCTGGAGTATCTGGTGCGTCGTAAGGATTTCCATTCATTGCTGTAGCATCAAAAAACATTTCATCAAAAATTGTAACATTAGAAATATTCCATCCTCTTATATCCTGGTTGAAGGCAGTGGCACCTTCAAACATCTGACCCATATGATTGACATTACCTACATTCCAATTAGAAATGTTTGAATTAAAGGTAGATTTATTTTGAAATAATTGCGACATATCAGTAATAGCACTAACATCCCAAGTATTAATATCTCCATATGTGGTTATAGCATTTGTTTCATTAGAAATCCAAGCATTTATTGCTGTTTGTAAATCTGATTTATTTGCAAAACTGTGAGAAGTGCCTTGATTTGTAGTTAAATTAATATTGTTATTTGGTTTGGTTTTGTAATATGATACATTATGTTTAACATTTATTATATTTGATTTATTCAACAATAAATTACTTGTTAATGCACTTGAATCAGCATCTTCAGGTAACCATACTTTATATTTATCGGCAAGGTCAAATTGTAAGGCAATACTAGTATAATTTTGTCCGATTGTCTGTGACGCTTGAGTAGTTTGAGTAGTAGCGTATGTTAATTCTAATACAGAAGGAACAGTGCCATTATAAATACGAGTATTTATGCCTGTAGAAGTAATGTTTAATAAATTAGTCCAATTATTTGGTATTTCTAATATGTATTGTTCATCTAACACTTTGTTATTAATAAATGATGTGTAACTATAATTATTTGCAAATTCTGTTGAAATACCATTAATCGTTCCATCTATTAATTGAATACCACTAATTGTCCATAAATATGCACTTGAGATTACATTTGAATTTTTACGAATTTGAACATGACCACCATTGACTCTCAATCCAAAAGGTAATCCGCTTAATGCAAAATCATCATCATCAGGTTCTGGTTCAGGTTCTGGTTCTGGTTCTGGTTCAGTAACTTCAGGTTCAGGTTCAGGTTCAGGTTCAGGTTCTGGTTCAGGTTCAGAAACTTCAGGTTCAGGTTCAGGTTCAGCTTCAGAAACTTCAGGTTCAGGTTCAGGTTCAGGTTCAGGTTCAGCAATTTCAGGTTCAGGTTCAGGTTCAGCAATTTCAGGTTCAGGTTCAGCTTCAGATTCAGGTTCAGCAATTTCAGGTTCAGGTTCAGGTTCAGATTCAGGTTCAGGTTCAGGTTCAGCAATTTCAGGTTCAGGTTCAGGTTCAGCAATTTCAGGTTCAGGTTCAGCTTCAGCTTCAGCTTCAGCTTCAGGTTCAGCTTCAGCTTCAGCTTCAGGTTCAGGTTCAGAAACTTCAGGTTCAGGTTCAGGTTGAGGAACATATAAATTTCGAGTAAATTCAAAAGTATTAGGGTCATAGGTAATATTTCTATTATAAAAAGAAGAATTTTGGTCATTTGTTTGTAAAACATATTTAACCCAATCAATAATACCATCAAGACCAGTAACAAAATCAGTAATATCATTATTATTTAATTCTTTATCAAGTAATCCTTGATAAAATTGTGAAGTGGATAGGATTTTCCATCTAGCATTAAGAGAGCCAGATTCTAGATATAGGTTAAGAATTTCAGTATCATTATTATCGACATTAGGAACATTTGTAATAAGACCATTAGTTCTAGGTAAATTTAATAAATATGTTTTGAGTTCATCGATTTTACCAGCATTTGAAATTTCAACATACCCAACATTTTCTAAAGTAAAAGATAATTCAAATAATTCAAGTATATTAATGACTTCAGGTTCAGATTCAGGTTCAGGTTCAGTTATTATAACAGGAAATTCATTTGTTAATAATAATGGTTGATAAAAGTTATTAGTATTATTAATAATAAATGTATGACTAGGGACAAGTTTATAAAATTGAGTAGAATCATAAAACCAAAAACGAATATTTTGTCCAGGGAAATTAGAACGTACTGTAATAATAAACATATGGTCACCAGCATAAGGTCCATCAGGACAGATAATATGTGAAGTTTTTAATCCATGTATATTATCATTAGTTAAAACAGTGGAATTAATATCAAATGCAGCAACAAATTTACCGAATGAATCATTTTGAACGACACCATCAATAGATATTCTAAGATAAAGATTACATGAATGTTCCAAATTATTATAATAATCATTTTTTGTTAAAGATAAATCAATAGGGTTAACTAAAATATCAGGTTCAGGTTCAGTTTCAGGTTCAGCTTCAGCTTCAGGTTCAGGTTCAAAAGTAATAATAGGTAAAGTTCCTTTTCCAGCATTATATCTTGCTAAAGCAACAACATCATTAATTTTAGCAGGTATTTCACCATCACCATCACAATCACCGACCCAATTAGGAAGTCCAGAAGTATTCCAATTTTGGTTTAAATTATACTGTGAAAGTAAAACAATATCATTAATTTTACCATGTTCTCCATCATTATCAATATCACCAATAGTATAACCAAGATGAGAAGTAACATTAGAAGTAATATTAGAGGTAGCATTAGAGGTAACATTTTTTTTATTAGGTCTAGTTTTCATATAAGACATGTTTGTAGGGAATTTAGAAATAAATAAATTATTACTCATTAAATACATATGAGAATTTAAATTATCAGGAATAGATTCAATAAGTGCTAATTTATTAGGTGTAAAATTAAAATTACTACCATTTTTAGTTGCATTATCATGTAAAGTATTAATATAAGAAATTTCTTGTTGTCCATTGGAACTAAAAGATAAATTATTATCATTAGGGAAATATAATAAATCAACCCAAGTATTATTTATAGAAGGGATATAATTTACACCACCAGTAAAGACTTGAATTTTTTTCAAATTACTTTCAAATGTAAAATTCCATTTTTCTTCATCAGGAACAGAGGTAGATGGGTATTTAGCTTTGGCTAATTCAGAAACAGGTTGAATAATTAAATCAAAATCATTATAATTAGCAATGCCATTATAGCCATCTAATAAGTTATTAGTGATATTAAATGATTCATTTAAAGTAAAAATAAAACCAGATATTTTATAATCATCTAAACATTTAATTTGCAATGTTGTTCCAGAACCGCTGACAGAAGGTATAAATTTGAATTGAACATTTTCTTCAAAAGGGATAGGTTCAGGTTCAGGTTCAGGTTCAGGATAAAATTCATAAAAGTATCCAATATAAGGATTAGGACATGTTAAATATCCTTGAGTATTAATAGTTTTATTAGGAGAAAGATATGAAATTTCTTGTTGAGCAGAAATATTAAAATTTAAAATAGAAGCTCTAGTATAAAATAAGTCAATCCAGTCATCTTTTTGTGTAGGTATCAACGAATTTGTGCCAGTATAAGCTTGAATAACATTATTATCATAAATATTTAAAGTCCAATTATACAAATGAACAGCTTTAGCTAGCTCACTAATGTAATTTAATTGTAAAGAACCATTAATAGGAACAACATTTAAGAAGTCTAATAAATCACTGTTAAGCTGAAGATTTTCATTAAATGTTAATTTAAATCCAGATAGTCCAATATCAGATTTAGATTTAATTTGAACAATAGTAATATCATTAGAAAGATTATCAATAATTCTAAATTGGATATCACTATCTTTAAATTGGTCATCAATAATAATGGTTTCTGGTTCGGTTTCTGGTTCTGGTTCTGATTCAGGTTCAGGTTCAGGCTCTGGTTCATATATCAAAGAAGCATTGATAGTATAAGAAAAATGTAAATTAAGATTAGGGATGAATTTATTAATTTCACTAATAATTGTCTCTCCTAAATCAAATAATTTCTCATTAATATCTTGTTCATATGCATAATATTCCCATTGTAAATATAACTTATCATCTCCATAAATAGAATAATTAATAATATCATTTTGTGAAATATTTAAAATATTATGAATAATAGTTTGGAGATTATTTTTTAAAGTATATTGGTCATATAACTGGTTATAATTAATACCAGATAAAATATATTTCAAATTATAAAGCCAAAGTAATCCAGGTTCAGGTTCAGGTTCAGCAACTTCAGGTTCAGGTTCAGGTTCAGGTTCAGGTGGTCCTTCATATTCAATTTGTGTGTTCCAAAATTCAAGCATATTATTCAAATCAGTAACATTGTAATTCCAGTTTTGAATTAATACGTTTAAATCATCATTATCAATAGTATAATCTTTGTTAAAGTCTCCTCTTGACCTATTCATATTACTGTATATATATATTAATTGAATATTAAAATATATATATACGAATTTGTGTTAATCAATCAAAACCACCGATATAACCATTAGTTATTGTTAAATAATAATTATTATAATCAGATTTGGTAATATCAGAATAAATATAATTAAAATCACCATTAGAATTGGAAGATAATGTAAATTGCATAATCATAAATTTATTATTAGATGTAGATTGATAGTTAGGATAAAACCAAATTTGATTATTTAAATTATTCCAGTTAGTAATTACATTAGGTATTTGATATGGTGTATTAGAATCAACTGTTAAATATGTAGATTTTTCTAAATTATTATTATCTAAATAAACAGTACCATTTATATTAGTATTAATAGTATGAGAATATATAGTTTTAACAGAAGAAAATAATAAATAAATTTTATTAAGAACATAACTATTATTATCAATAACAATATTCTCATATTCAATATGTAGAGGTAAAGAAACATTAGTATAGGTATATGTAATAGTAGGTGGAATGTATTTGTAATTAAGTAGTTTTCCATAAATAAATTTTAAATTATATTCCAAATAATCATTACGATTAGGGTCAGAATAAGTATATTTAACATTACCAAATGTTTTATAAGTAGTAACAAACTGTGCAATTTGAAAATAAGTATTAGAAGGAACATTAATATTTTTATTAAACCAAATTTGATTACTTAAATTATTCATGTTTGAATATTGCATAGGAATGTATATAGGTTGAGAACCATCCAGAGTAAAAAAAGAAGGGTAATTAGAATTATTAATAATAGAACCTTCAGTTATATTGATAGAAATATTGTTAGCTAATAAATAATTAATATTGTTTTCAAAATATAAATAAATTTTATTTAAAACAGCTTTTTCACCATTAATAATAATATTTTCATGAGTAATATGTAAAGGTTTTGGCAAATCATCAATTATTGTAATATTAGTGACAGCACCATAGAAGGGTTTATTGAATCCATGTGTAACATTTATATTATCCGCAACAGACTGTCTTAAATACACTTCTTTCAAAGATGTATTATTAAAAAAAGCAAATGAACTAATAAATAACAAAGAATCCGGTAATAATAAATGATTTAAACTAGAACAACTCTGAAAAGCGTATGATTGAATAATTTCAACAGAATTATTATCAAATTCAAATTCTTCAACTAGATTGCATCTATTAAAAGAATATTGATTAACAATTTTTAAAGTAGGTGGAAAAAAGAATTTGTTAAATCTATTATTATAAAAGGCGTTATTGCCAATAAAGTTTAATTTTGTAGGATTAGATATAGATTGTAATTGTCTGCAATTATAAAAGGCTTTTTCGCGTATTTGAATTACATTACTTAAATCAACAGTCAACAAAGAAGAACAGCTTTCAAATGCGTTTTTTTGTATTTCAGTAACGTATGGAATATATACATATTTTAAGAATGAACAGTTACGAAAACAAGATTCACCAATATTTTCGATTTGGCCATTAAATGTAATATCATTTAAAAAATAACAATTTTGAAAAGTGCTTGTATCTAGATATTGGATACCTTGACCAAGTTTTACAGTTTCTAAATAATTGCAATTAAAAAAGGCATGATTACTAATAGTATTAACAGAAATATCTATATCAATTAAACCATTACAGTTAGAAAAAGCATATTCACCAATGCTTTTCAAATTATTGAAATTAAGAAGAGAATTAAGTTTACTACAATTATAAAAGGCATAATTATTAATAGCGTTTAAATTATTATTATTTTCAATTAAAATACTTCGTAAATTTATGCAATTTTCAAATGAATTATTACCTATTTGTTGAATATTAGATGTAATATTGAGGTAAGTTAAATTACTGCAATTATAAAAACAAAAATCACTAATATTTTCAAGATTTTGAGAAAAAGAAATATCAAATAATCCTGAATTTTCAAAAGCATTATTACCAATAGTATTTAAATTATCTGGTAAAACCAGATAGTCGAGACTAGAGCAATTTTTAAAACTGGAAATTCCAATAGAATTTAAAAACATAGAAAAGGTTATATTAGATAAAGAAGAACAATTATTGAAGCAATTATCACTAATATTTCTTATATTTTGTAAATTAATATTATTAAGTAAAGAACAATTTTGAAAAGCAGATTCTCCTATAATAGATAAACTAGTTAAATCAATATTTGTTAATTTACTACAGTTTTCAAAAGCATATTTGTCAATTAAAAATATAGAATCAATAACATCTAATGTTGTTAAGTTTGAGCAATTAGCAAAAGCATACTCTAAAATATTAACAATATTTGATATATTTTGAACAGAGGTTAAATTAATACAATTATTGAAAGTGAAAGGATTAATAGTATTAAGGGATGTTGACAAATTAATACTTGTTAAATCGGAACAACTTTCAAATGCATTATTATCAATAAAATATAAAGTATTAGGAAAATTAATAGTTTGAATATTAGATTTTGAAAAACTATATTTTCCAGCTGTTTCTAAACCATCTGCTTCAAAAAATATATTAATTAATCCAACTATATTAGTAGCTACTCCATTTGGTGAAAAATTATAAAATTGATAATCAGGAATATGTTTAAGTAACTTAGATAAGAATGCATTACCAGAAGCATCAACAAAAAAGTCTGTTCTCCAATAAGTAATAACAGTTCCATCTGTATCAACAAGTCTTAAAGGTTCTTTTGGTTTAGCAGTAGCATTCCTTATATATTGAGCATATCTCATTTTTTGAGATATAGAAGGGTCATTACCAGCGGTAGATATTTTATTATATTTAATTTGACAAGTACTACTTCTAGAATATGTACCGTCAGGATTTAATTTAAAATAACATAATTTATTAATTTTACTTTGTGACATATATAATACAAAAATAAAAAAACATGTAATTTTAATTTTATATTTTTATGAATAAGAGTCTTGTTCATCACGTTCATCTTCAGAATCATATTCAATATCATATTCATCGTCAGAGTCATAAAATTGATAATGACGAAATTTTTTTGCAATTTCATAAGCAAATTCTTCCATATCGACACGGATACGTTTTTTTGCTGTTTGAGGAAATGCTTTACATAATTCCATAAGACGATTAACGTCCCATTGTTCTATTTCTTCATTAATAATATCAATTGTTTTTTCTAAAGATACTTCATTAATCGGTTTTTTTGGTTGTTCATCTAGAATATTTGCTCTACATAATGGACAGAGATGATTTGTTTTTAAATGTTCATGCAAGCATGTTAAACAAAATGTATGACCACATGCAGTTTTAGATAATTGTTTTCCAACTACATCAATGCAAATAGCGCATCTATCTTTTTCTTCTTTTTCTTCTTTTTTTTCTTTTTTTTCTTTGTTCTCTTTTTTTTCTTTTTTTTTAGGGGTTAAAGTATTAACTCTAATAGTAACATGTTCAGGAGGAGTAGGAGGAAGGGTATCACAATTATTACAATTGCAATGATTCATTGAAAGACACGCTTTTTCAGATGACATAATTGATTATTTTTTAATATTAAATAAAAAATGTAAAAATAATCAATTTTTTGGTATTTATGTAAAATCATAAAATTGATTGGATAATTAAAAAATAAAAGATTTAAAACTAATTTTACTATAAAAGTATGTCCGGTGAAAACTTATCAGAGCAATATCAACAAAAGACAGATAAAGAACACATTTTAGATAATCCAGATACATATATTGGATCAATTGAAAATGTAGATTCAAATCTTTGGGTATATGATGAAGAAAATAAAAATATTAAATTAAAAACAATTGAATATATACCAGGTTTATATAAATTATTTGATGAAGGTATTGTAAATAGCAGAGACCATGTAGTAAGAATGATAAATTCACCAATATTAAATAAACATTTTGTATCTCAAATAAAAGTAAATATTAATGAAGAGGGATTGATTGAAATAATGAATGATGGAAATGGTATTGATATTGCAAAACATCCAGAATATAATATATGGATTCCAGAAATGATATTTGGTCATTTGAGAACATCAACAAATTATAAAAAAAATGAAAAAAGAATAGTAGGTGGTAAAAATGGATTTGGTTTTAAATTAGTGTTGATTTGGTCAACCTATGGTAAAATAGAAACAGTTGACCATATTAGAGGTTTGAAATATGTTCAAGAATTCAAAAATAATCTAGATGAAATATGTAAACCAACAATAACAAAGGTGAAAGGAGTGAAACCATATACAAAAGTAACGTTTATTCCTGATTATAAAAGGTTTGGAATTGAAGGTATGACATATGATGTTAAAAGTTTGCTAAAAAAAAGAGTTCATGATATTGCAGCAGTAACTGATCATTCAGTAAAAAAAGTAAAATTATTCTTTAATGAAGAACTTATAAATGTAAGTAATTTTAGTCAATATATTAACATGTATATTGGGTCAAGAGGTGATATGAAGCGTATTCATGAGAAATATGAAGAAAGATGGGAATATGCAGTATGTATATCACCAACTCATGAATTTACACAGGTATCATTTGTAAATGGTATTTGCACGTTTAAAGGTGGAAAACATGTAGATTATATACTAAATCAAATAATTAGAAAATTATCAGATTATATTGAGAAAAAGAAAAAAATAAAGGTAAATTCTACAACAATCAAAGAACAGATTATGTTATTTATAAGATGTGATATTGAAAATCCTTCATTTGATAGTCAGACAAAAGATTACATGAATACGCCTATTGCAAAGTTTGGTTCGACATGTATTGTAAGTGATAGTTTTATTGAAAAAATAGCAAAGATGGGTATAATGGAAACAGCGTGTAGTTTAACAGAAGTAAAAGATTTACGTTTGGTTAAAAAAACAGATGGCGTCAAGACTAAAACCATTAGAGGAATTGCTAATTTTATAGATGCAAATAATAGTGGAACACAACATTCAAAAGATTGTATTCTGATATTATGTGAGGGATTAAGTGCATTATCTGGAATTGTATCCGGATTATCAAGTGATGATAGAAATACTATTGGTATTTATCCGTTAAAAGGAAAATTATTAAATGTAAGAGGAGAGCAATTGAAAAAAATAGCAGATAATAAAGAAATCACAGATATTAAAAAAGTGTTAGGATTGTCAAGTGATATGGTTTATGAAACATTAGATGATGTATATAAAAACTTGAGATACGGAAAAATAATGATTTTATGTGATCAAGATACAGATGGTTCACATATTAAGGGTTTGTGTATTAATTTGTTTCATAGCGAGTGGTCTTCATTGATTAAAATACCAGGATTCATATCATTTATGAATACTCCTATATTAAGAGCTAAAAAAGGTAACACTACTAAACTATTTTATAACGATGGTGAATATGAACAATGGAAAAATAGTAATAATACATCAGGATATACAATAAAATATTTTAAAGGGTTAGGAACATCAACATCTAAAGAATTCAAAGAATATTTTGCAAATAAAAAAATTGTTGATTTTGTTTATACAGGACCAGAATCTGATGATATCATAGATAAAATCTTTAATAAAAAACGTGCAAATGAAAGAAAAACATGGTTAGAAAACTATGATAAAACAAGTTACCTAGATACAAGTAAAAAAAGTGTAAAATATGATGAATTTATTAATAATGAACTTATTCATTTTAGTTCGTATGATTGTGCAAGATCTATACCAAATATGGTTGATGGATTAAAGATTTCGTTACGAAAAATACTTTATTGTGCATTTAAACGTAAATTAAATAGTGAAGTTAAAGTTGCGCAATTTTCAGGATACGTATCTGAACATAGTTCTTATCATCATGGTGAAGCAAGTTTAAACGGTGCAATTGTAAACATGGCTCAAACATATGTTGGTTCAAATAATATTAATTTGCTTATGCCTAATGGTCAATTTGGTACTAGATTACATGGTGGTGATGATAGTGCATCTGAAAGATATATATTTACACAATTAAATCCTATCACTAGATGTATATTTCCAGAACTAGATGATAATGTATTAAATTATTTAAATGATGACGGAACAATGGTTGAACCTGAATATTATGTTCCAATCATACCATTTGCACTTATGAATGGTATTTCGGGCATCGGAACCGGATTTTCATGTAATATTACACCGTTCAATCCATTAAACATTTTAGAATATTTGAAAAATAAACTCACTAATAAATCAAATAATAATATTGTATTTAATCCTTATTATGAAGGCTTTAAAGGTTCTGTTGAAAAATGTAAAGATAATGAAAATAAATATTTAATTAAAGGTGTTTATGAAAAAATTGATAATGATACTGTTCTAATTACTGAATTACCTGTTGGAACATGGACTATGTCTTATACAACATTTTTGGAAACATTAATGGATGGTCATACAGATAAAAATGGTAGAAGAGTTCCACCTACAATTCGTGATTTTAGTTCATTATCTACTGAAGTTAATGTCCGTTTTAAAATTACATTTCCACGTGGTAAATTGAAAGACATCGAAAATAGTATAGATGTTAATGGTATCAATGGTATTGAAAAAATATTAAAATTAACAACTACTGTAAGTAATACAAATATTCACATGTTTAATTCTGAAGGAAAACTTCGAAAATATAATTCTGTTCCTGAAATCATTGATGATTATTATAACGTTCGAATTTCAGTCTATAATAAAAGAAAAAATGCTTTAATCAACGCATATGAAAGTAAATTAATTAAGTTATCAAATAAAGCAAAGTATATTTTAGATACATTAAATGACAAAATTGATTTACGTAAAAAAAATAATGAAACTGTAAATAATATGCTTCAACAAATGGGTTTTGATAAGATAGAAGATAACTATAAATATCTTATCAAAATGCCTATGGATTCTGTTACAAATGAAAATGTTGAACAAATATTAAAAGACAAAAATGATGCTGAAAATGAATTGTCCATATTAAAAGCTACAACACTCGAAAAAATGTGGTTGAATGAATTGAAAAATTTTGAAAAAGAATATAATAAATATAAAACCTATAGAGAAAAATTACAAACTATTGAAAGTGAAAAAATTAAAACCGTTAAGAAAAAAAAAATTAAAACCTAATTTAAATTGTGTAAAAATGTCTTAAATGGGTGGTTTTATTAAAATGTTCATTACAACATTAGCATATAGATTTTTTTTCATAAATGCCATAAAATTGAAATTGATTTTGTCGGTTTGACTAAAACAAATAAAATATTAATATGACATTTCAAAGTATAGTAAAACGAATTGAGGAGATGCGTAAGCGAGGACATAGAAGTATAATGCGTAATTGTGGAGAGTGTGGTAGACTCGGTCATGACCGTAGAACTTGTCCGGTATTACTAGACAAAGATATACAGAGTCTTCAGACTGATGATACTAATACTAGTATTAATACTGAAATTATAAGATATATAGAAGATAGTGTAAAGGCTAGATATAGAAGGAATAACCCTACACCTTATATAAGTAGTTACGCTAATGGTTACACTAACGGTTACGGTGGTAATAGAGGTATAGGGTTGAAGATGTTAAGTAATTGTGAAGAAAGTTATACAGACAATAACTGTAGTGTATGTTTAGATGATGTAAGTAAAGATTCTATGATTATGTTCCAATGTGGTCATGGTTGTTGTCATAAGTGTGCAACTGAAATTATTAAAACCACCCATAAGTGTCATATGTGTCGTAGTCAAGTCAGTGAATTGAGAATATGTAAAGAGATACCTGTGGATATATTTAATGAACTTAATACTGTTTTAAAATTTTAAAATTTAAATTAATAACGTTTTTTTTCAATTTTATAAAAATATATAAAATTGAATTTAATAATTAGATATTTAGAATTCCAAAAAATAAATGTGGGAACCAAAGGATAATAACAACGATATTTATATAGGGAAGTTAGCTAGAATATACTGCAATGATGGAGGTTATAGAGAAGGGAAATTGATTTATATAAAAAAATCTGAAAATATTACTAATAGTTATTCAGTATGTGTAGAAAATATTATAGATTATCCTACAAGGAATACAGTGGTAAGTCCATTAATAGAGCGTGTGGATATACAAATGTTTGAAATATTAGAAGAAACAAAAAAAGTCTGTGATAAATATTTAAATAATGATATTAATAAAGAAATAAATAATTATGTGAATCCTTTTATAAGTATATAAAAATAGTATTAATAATATTAAATGATATTAGATACGTTTTTTTTATTAATTCAATTTTAAAAATTTATATGTTAATAAAGTGGTCAATGCAAACAATATACCACCCCATAATGAATCGATTAATACCATACTTAAAGGCCAATTTTTTAATGTAGCATAATTAGTTGCTTCATATACCCCATATATAACGAATCCCAATAAAAAAGCATCAAATAAGTTTTTTTTCTCATTTATAATAAAATAATTTAAACCAAATACTAATATAATATAACACAATATAGCACCATAAATATCAAGTTTTAAATCACTACCTTGAACTTTACTAAAAACTTGATTGAAATATTGACTTAAGTTTGTCAAATAAAAACTATCAATTACCAACATAGCTAGTGCACTAATTAAAATTTCATTTAATTTCATTATAATATATTTATACATTTTTTAATATTTCAGAATTCAATATATTTAAAATTTTATCAAGTATAGTTTTTGACTTTTCTAAATCCATTTTTAATATTAAACAATCATATAAATTGTTGTCTAATTTATGTGCAGATTTTGGGTCATTTAAAATATCATGAATTTCGTATAACAATCTTGGTATTTCACTTCCTTTTAAAATAATATTGTTATTCATTATTATTAATTTATAAAGTATAAAATATAATTTATAAATTCAATTTTATAATTAATTAGCAAAACGTGCTGTCCATTCTTTTGCAGTATGGTCATGTAATTCTTTATTTTCTAAATATACTTTTGCAATTGATGCAACTAATGGGTCATTTGGATTAGGGTCATGTAATAAACTAGAAATAGAAAGTAATATTTTTGTAATTGTTAATGCAGGTGACCATTGGTCTTTTAATATGTCTAAACATATTCCTCCATTACTATTAATATTACAATGATATATTTTAGTATCAAATGTTACTTTAGGTGGTTTAAATGGATAATCGCTAGGAAAATCGATATTCAATATAAATATTCCTCCTTCATATGGCGATTCATGTGGACCTTTAAGTTTAGCTTTCCAATTATACATATCATCATTAAATGGTCCCGCTTCGCATTCAGATATATGTTCATTTTGTATTTCTTGTAATTCTTTTCTGATTCTTTTTAATGACATAATATAGATTTAACAATCATTTTATATAATTAAAAAATTATATATTATTTTAAAAAAATGTAATAAGACTATTTGAATTATTAGGGGTTTTTGCTACAAAATAATTTATACTATAAAATGCTGTATCAAATAAGTTAATATGATTATATAAAATATTCATATGAGTAATTAAATATGAATTATGAGAAAAATTTTCTATTTGAATAACATTTTTTTCAGGAGATTTTCTCAAAATATCGCTTATAATTTTCATAAAGCCATTTACAAATGTGATATTATTTGGACAATTATTGATACTTGATATACATGATATATAATCAACTTCATTTTCTTCTTCATGTATTTGAATATTTTTAAAAAAATAATAGGCTAAAATATTATCTTTATAAGTTAATGTGTATATTTCTATTAAATTTTCTGATAACATTAATTTTAGATTACCAATATCAGGGTATAATAAAATGTTAAAATACTTATTATTATTGGATAAGTTTGATATTAAATTAATTATACAATCAACATTTGTGCTATTTATTTTTTTTATTTCAAATAATTTTAAATCAACCTTTGAATAAAATGATAATTTATAAACATATGTTTTGCACGAGGAAATAGGTATAACGTTTTGAAATAAATTCATATTTTTTTTAATAATAAAACATTCGATGGGCTTCATATTTAATGTATTATATATATGAGAAAAAAGCAATCTCCGTTTCAAAAATGAATTAGAATCTTCCCTATGACTACAAATATGTTCGCTAAAATATGCATCTATTTTCTCGTTATTCGATATAAAATTTATTTTTTTTGATATTATAGTCGCATCTATATTGTTAGTATCCTTAGATATTACTATTTCAGAATTATTGACAGTATATTTTTGTTTTTGATAATAAGAACATATTGAATTTAAATTACATCCATCAAATAATGCATCAAATCGTTTATTATTTATAGTATATAAAAATTTATCACTTCCCAAGTAATGATCTTGTAACAAATTAATTATTTGTTTTTTCTCGTATTCTTCAATATTATTTGTTTCTTTTGTTGTTACTTGCAAATAATCATAATGTTTATTTTTAATAAGTTCTCCAAATATAAAATTTTTTTTATATAAAAATCTCCAAAAATCATATGTATGATACACAGGCATTAAATTCCAAAAAGGATTATTTATTTTGATAGTTGCAATAATAAATAAAAATACAGTAATTGAGAAAATTAATAAATAAAATACGAAATACATTTATAATAATTATATAAAAAACTATATACGAATTAACATATAATGGAAGATATTTCGGGAAATAAAATAAATAATATAGATAATTATTCATTTTTAAGGGATAATGTAGATAAATATATGAATCTAAAAAAGAAAGCACAAGAAAATTTAAAAAAAAATGAGAAAAAACAAATATTTGATGAATGTTGTGTGTGTTATCTAGGAAATGAAACATTTATAATTAAAACAACATGCAATCATTATATATGTATGCCTTGTATATATAAATTAAACAAACATGAATGTCCAATGTGTAGAAGTAAATTTCCAGAAGAAATTATAAAAATATTACCAAAAAAAAATACGACACATAGTTCAAGTAACTACGGTATTTTAAATAGTGATTTTAATTGGTCAGGAACACCAATGTTAGTTAATCCAGGTTTAAGAATGATCTAATGTATTTTCTCAAAAAAATAAATAAATTGATTATTATCACCATTGATATCTTTCATAGAGACTTGTCCGTGAACATGAAATCCAGCTTTTTTTGCAATTGATATAATATTATTTATACTTTCTAAATATAAAGTTCTTTCTTGGTCTCGAACATGGTTAGTTTGCTTATCAGTAAATTTTTCTTTTAACAATAATTTATTATTATTTTTAAATATATATTCTGAATTATATTTGAAACCTAAAAAATTAACATCACATCTTTTAATCCGTTTATTTACAAATTTTTGAACATTTTTATATATACATGGTTTTGCTACTGGCATAATTGTATCAAAATTATTAGGGTCAATTAAATGAACAATGAAATAACCATTTGGATTTAACCAATAATATACATTTTTAAATATTGAATATTTATCTTTATAATTATATAAGTTAAAATTATTAGATATTACATGTGAGAAAGAATTTGATGTAACAGCTAATGGTTTTAATATATTTCCTTGATCTATTTTTAGATTTGGATACATTTTATTACAGTAATCAAACATATTTTTAGATTTTTCAATACCGTAACAATCATATTTATAATTATCAAATTCATTTACCATTAATCCAGTTTTTGAATCTAATATTAATATTTTACTATTAAAATCTATTTCTGTATTCTTTATAATATGTTCCATTTCTAATGGTATTGTATTATAATTATTATAAATTGTATCGTACATCTCTATATAAAATTCATCAAAACATTCATCATCCTTTTTAAAAATATAGGATTTAGATTGTGAAAATCCTTCAATCTCATATAATAAATGTGTTTCATCAACGTATTTTTTATGAACATAATACACTATAATAATGAATGATATTGTTAATAAATGTCTAAACCACAGATTTTCTTCCCAATTATTTATAAATAAAATATTATATGTATAATTAAATATATTTGTCATTATTGTATATTTTATATTTATATATTTATAATAAGGTATTATTCTAATAAAGATATTTTTTATTTATTATTTTGTAAGTCATTTTTTATTATATTTATTAATTGCATAATTATTGAATTTTTATATATTTCTTCTTTCCATCTGTTATGCCAATGAAAACAAAACGAACCTTTAAAGAAATTATCAAAATTATATACTTGATTTGTAGTTTTAAATATTGAATTCCATTGTCTTATATTATATGGATTTTCAATCCAAGACCCATCAAACCAACTACATGGTAACACTAGCATATCAAGTTCTTTCGTATTAAAAGTAATCTTTGATTGTTGGAATCCAAAACCTTTATTATTTTTTATAAAAAAATTTATATTATTTTCTAGTTTAGATGATTTGGGTTCCAAAGATATAAATATTGCATTATTTGGATACATTTGATGTTCCCATCTATAAACACATATTTCATTTTTAAAATTAAAGAATAAAGGTTCAAAACTTTTTAAAAAAAAACAATCTAAATCAAACCAACAACCACCATAATTATATAATAATATAAGTCTTACTAAATCACTGTAAAATGCGATTCTTCCAAAATTATATAATTTAAAATGTTTTAAACATGTGATATTTGACTTTTCCTTTTCTATTGAAAAATACTTCATCTCACAATATTTACTTAATTCAACATTTATATGATTAGCTTTATTATGTTCTAGCCATAATATTATTTTATTTTTTTTATTATTAACTACATTAAAATAATAACAGGACATTATAGAATATAAATGTTTTTCACTTAATAAACCATTCCAATAACAATGAAAAATAACTTCATTATCATAATATCCTTTTAAATTATTTGCTAATTCAATTGTGCTTTCATAATCATTTACTTTTGTTAAAAGTTTCATATTATATTATATATTATTATTAATATTATATAATAAATTACGTATTTTGATTTCTTAATTGTGTTCGTGTATTATTATGAAATAAATCTTTTCCAATGTTCATTAACCCTACATTATGTGTTCTAGGATTATTATAAGTTGTTTTTTCAAATAATTTTGGATATGGTTGTATTTTATGTTCGGAACGTACTTTATAATCATTAAACAATTCACTAGTTGATTGAGGAACATAGTAACCTTGTTCAGCACCTTTTTGTAATGCAATAGATTGATTTCTTAAATAACTTTCATTATCTACATATTTTAAGAAACCTCCTGGTGGTGCTTTTGAATTACCAGGATTAAATGTTTCATGAACATTATAATCATTATAGTTATTTAATTTTGTATCGATAGGTTTTCTACCCGATAATGAAGGAAATACAGAATATTTGGTAGAAATAGGTCTTGGGTCATAGTTTGGTTTTAATGCTTCACTTGGAAACATACGATCTAATATGCGTTCATCTAATTCTGTAGTTCGTTCCATCTGTCCAATTACTACACCATCAGGTATGCCTTTTATTTTATTATTTTTATTAAATTCGCTAAACATAATATTATATATAATGAATAATATATTATTTATTAATTATATTTTATTTGATTATTTTTTAATATCAGGTGTTACACTTACAGATCTTCTAGCAAGAGCACTTCTATTAGATATTGTTCGTGCACCAACTCCAAATGTCAATATGTCTTTTTTTCCACTATTATTTAATTCACTATTTCGTTTAAGCTTTGTAAAAAGTAAATTCATTCGTATATAAAATTGAAAGAAAAATATATTTAAAAAAATATTAAAAATAAATATAAATAATGGTTAAAGTTTGTAAAGAAGAATATAGTAAAGAATCAGAATATAATAAATATTTTGAAGAGTTCACATTTGAATTGAGCGATTTTCAAAAATATGCGATTGAATCAATTGTAACAGGAAAACATTGTTTGGTAACAGCACATACTGGGTCAGGTAAAACATTACCAGCAGAGTTTGCTATAAGATATATGACAAATAATAAAAAAAAATTAATATATACAAGTCCAATAAAAGCATTATCAAATCAAAAATTTTATGATTTTAAACAAAAATTTCCAGATTTAAGTATAGGGTTATTTACAGGGGATATAAAAACAAATCCAGAAGCAGATGTATTAATAATGACAACAGAAATATTAATGAATTATTTATTTAATTTAAAAGAAGATAAATCAATAGTAAAGAATTTAGATTTTGAAATTGATATAAACAATGAATTAGGATGTGTGGTATTTGATGAGGTTCATTATATAAATGACGAACATAGAGGAGAAGTTTGGGAGAAAACAATAATGATGTTACCAGAACATATTCAAATGGTAATGTTATCAGCTACGATCGAGTCGCCAGAAAAATTTGCAAAATGGTGTGAGAAAGGAACAAAAGAAGTATATTTGTGTTCAACTGATAAAAGAGTAGTTCCATTAGGTCATTATGGTTATATAACTACAGTAGAAGGATTTTATAAAAAATTAAAAGATAAAGATTTGGAAAAAGAATTAAGAAAGTCTATGAATAAAGTATTAGATATTCAAACATCAAATGGAGATTATCAAATAGAAAATGTAAATAAAATAAGAAAAATGCTTGAATTTATGAAGAAAAAAGATGTATATGTAAAGAGGTCACATGTATTAAATAATTTGTGCAAATATTTAAAAGAAAATGAGATGTTACCTGCAATTACGTTTATATTTTCAAGAAAACAAGTAGAAAGTTCAGCAAATGATATAACAGTAAATTTATTAGAAGATGATAGTAAAGTGCCATATCTAGTTAAAAAAGAATGTGATACAATATTAAGAAAAATACCGAATGGTAATGAATATATGGAATTAGATGAATATAAAATATTGATTAAATTATTAGAAAAAGGAATTGGAATACATCATTCAGGAATGATACCTGTATTAAGAGAAATAGTAGAATTAATGATATCAAAAAAATATATTAAATTATTATTTGCAACAGAATCATTTGCTATAGGATTAGATTGTCCGATTAAAACCGCTATATTTCCGGCATTAAAAAAGTATGACGGAAATGGTATACGAGAATTATATGCACACGAATATACACAAATGGCGGGTAGGGCAGGTAGAAGAGGGTTAGATAAAATAGGATATGTTATACATTGTAATAATTTATTTGATATACCAAAAGATATAACATACAAAAAAATAATGGGAGGGGTTCCTCAAACATTAATATCAAAATATAATATCTCTTATTCATTAATATTGAATTTAATAAAAAATGGAAAAGGAAATTCATTAGTTGAATTTTCAAAAAATACGTTGTTAAATGAAAGAATTAATAAAAAATTAGAATCAATAAATCGAGAAAAGGAAAATAAATATAAAATGAAAGAAATAGCAATGAATGAATTAAAAGAACTATTAAAAACACCAATTGAAGAAATAAAAGAATATATATCTTTAATGATTGAAGGAGATAATTCTAGAGCAAATAAAAAAAAAAAATTATTACAAAAAGCAAATTTAATTAAAAGCAAGAATCAAAATTTTGAAAATGACTTAACATATTATATAAATTATGAAAATAAACAAAAAGAATTAGTAGAAGTTGATGAAAATATTAAAAATTTAACAGAATTAATTAAAGATAATACGGAAAAAATAATATCACTCTTAATTAATGAAAAATATATATTAGAAATAAATGAAGAAAATAAATATGAATTAACAGAAAAAGGAAAAGTCTCTAGTTATATTAATGAAATTAATAATATTGTTTTTACAAATGTATTTTATAAAATAAATAAATTTGAAGATTTAAGTGATGTAGAAATAATAAGTGGATTATCATTTATGACAGATTTAAAAACCAATTTGGAGACTAAAAGTAGTGTAGCAAAATGTAAAAATTTTAATATTAAAAACCTTATAGAAATGCTAGATTTTGAATTAACTGGCTATCCAATAATTGAAAGAAATTATGGAATAAACTATACTGGAATAAATTATGAAGAAAAAAATTATGATATACCTGAAATGATAGAAGGTTGGATGAATTGTGAAAATGAAATAGAATGTAAAACTTATCTGAAAGAAGTAATAAATGATCATTATGAAGTAATGACAGGTGAATTTGTTAAAACATTATTGAAATTATGTGCAATAAATAAAGAAATTGTCAATATGTGTATGGAAATGAGTTATATAGATGTAGCTAATAAATTGCAAAATGTGGAAAATAAAATAATGAAATATATAGTTACATCACAAAGTCTATATTTATAAATTTTACAAAAATCCATAAAATTGATTGTTAATTTTATTTTTTATAATGATAAAATTTAATTAGTATGTTGTCTAATCATTCTGAAATGTATTCTGCTTTCGATTCTGTCAAATCACATTCTCAAGAACCTATTCTATTTGAAATCAAAAATTATAAAGGTGAAGTAATTGAGGTTGTCAAAGGAACAACTAAACAAGATATTAATAAACCCAAAGTTGTTAATGTCAATGTTAAAGGTGGTTCTTATATTGTATCAGAAGAGCGAGAGCTTATTATGAAAGTGAAAAATAAATATAATGAAGTTTGGAAGAAAGATGTCAAACAACAACGAGAACAGCTTTTGGAAACTATTAAGAAGGAAACTAATTGGAAACTACGTGTATTGAACGAACGTGTTAAAGAAGCGAAGAAAAAACAAGATATTATGGAAGCAGCTGAAGGACTAATGTTGTTATCAAAACAAGAATTGAAGAGAAAACCTAAAAATAAAGTAGCAGTAAAAACAACTAATGTATCATTATTTGATAAATCAAAACCAAGACGTTCTTCACGTATTGCTGCTCAAAAAAAATAGATATATAGAAATAATTTAATATTTATACTTAAAACATTTAAAATTTATAATTTTTTATTGTATTTATAATGAAATGTAATCCATAAAATTGAATTATTATAAACAATTTTATTTATAATAAAATTTATATAATATTATATGTCAATAATGCCACCACTTTTAAGACAATATTCTTTATACAACGAACAAGAATTTTCAGATGATGAAATTGTATTTGATGATAGCGATAATAGTTCAGTAGAGTCCACTCTAACAGTAAATGAATTATTAAGTTTTGAAAACGATTATATACACGAAAATGGTGAAATAGTAATTGGTTCATATTATCTAATAAAAAATACAAAATATGGATTACCTATTGATTACAAATGGTTATTATATTTATCTGTTTCTTTCAAAAATTTTCTTGATTATGAATATAATGAAATTTATAATTATCTAAAAGGTTCTTACCCTAGAAATAACCTTCGAATTGGAATATTAAAAGTTGTTTATAAATACGAACCAGAAGATGATGATAATACATATTATTCAACAGTGGTTGATAAAACTATTTGGATAAAACTAATACAAAGGACATGGAAAAAAATTATTAGAGAAAGGAAAGAAATTTTTAGAAGAAGAATAATTTCCTCATCTCTAATGCATAGAGAAGTAATGGGAAGATGGCCCACAGAACTTTACTACTTACCAACATTAAAAGGTTGTTTATATAAATTAAAAAATACTGTATAAAAAATACATAAAATTGATTATTTTTTATTTTTCTTTATAATTACAATAATATTAATAGAATGAGTAAAACATATATGAAGACGTTAAAATTTAATGAAGATGCTCCTGAATGGTCAACAATAAAGCTAGAAGGTTATGGTTATTATTCAGAGCAACAAGCAAAATATACAGGTAAAATGTTTTATTACATTGATATTAATAATAATAAAACGCTGGTAACAGAGATTTTCCCTAAAATTACATTAAGATCACGTTGGGAAGACGCAGTATTTCTAGGACCAATGAAAATATGGCATTCAAATGCATAAAATAAAAATTTTACATGATTTATTATTTTTTATATGAAAAATAAAAAATAATTAAGAGGATATTCTTCGAGTAGGGATATTTTTACTAACAATATAAATAGAATTTTCACTAATAATAATATATTCTTCAGAAACTTTGAAAATTTTAGATATAGGACTAGTATATTCTTCTGCACTTTTAACAAGTAATTTTTCGTCATCGGATTTAACACCAATTAGAACGGAATTTTCAGTTTTTAAAGAATCTAACCAATAGTCTAGCATAATTGGTTTATCTTCTACTACACTTAAACGAGCAGCATTTTGTAAACATTGAGCGGAAGGTAATTTATAACCTTCATTAGAGGTATCTTGAGAATTTTCATTAGTTGAACTCATAATAATATTTATAATTCTTTTTTATTTTTTAAATGGTTGTTTTATAAATATATTTAATTGAATTAGTAAAATATTAATTCCTAAATATAATTCATAAATATGAATAAAATTGAAGAAGTAATTATAGATAAATATATAAAAGTGATAAATGAATTTTTTGATTCAATAAATGATTATTTAAATATTAACTTAATTGATAATCATAATAAATTTTTATCAGGTGGTTTATCTATAATTAAAAATATTTTTGAATATACATTAACAAAAAAAAAGAATTTAGTAACTGTTGAATTATATAGTCAAAGAGCTTTTTTTTATTATCTGGAATATATTAAACAATTACAGGAAGTTGAGATGTATTTAGATATAGATTATACACAAACATGTGTTTTTGTATATGAAAAGATTGTAAGTGAAATAAATAATGATGATGTAAATACAATATCAAATATATTGTCACTAACAGATATAAATGAAAAAATACAAGATCTGGATATAAAAGATATAATTAGTAACATAAATGTATTTATTAGTAATTTATTCAATTGGAATACAGTAAGTAAAATTGATGATTATAAAAAAATATACAAAAACAATATCAGTATTATTAAAAAATACTATAAAAATATGTATTTAATAAATAAATATATTAACTTATTAAAAGAAAAATTAGAGATATCACAAGATGATAATGTAAAAATAATTAATGATACTTGTTCAATTATAACTAATACAAATAAAAAAATAGAAGAAGACTATAATTTTATTAGAAAATTCTATATAAATGAAGAAACATTAAAAGATAAGTATAAATCTTTAAATACTAGAGAATTTGTTTATTGGTTAATTTCTCAAAATAATCGATAGACATTTGTATTTTTCTTTTTTTTACTTTATTTGATTTATTTTTAACAATTGTGTCTTCTGTTTTAGTTCGAATATTTAAATATTCTTCTTTTAATAAATTTTTTATGAAATCAAATACAAAATACAATATTTCTTCATTACAATTACCTACAATTAAACAACTACCTGTTCTAAATAACATAATAGAAATAATTGTATATTTTATTGATTCGTTTAAATCACACATTTTTAAATTTTGATCCTCATTATCAATAATACCATTTTGTGTTTTTTTATCTAATCCTTTTTCATTATTAAAATAAAATTTACATTTTACTCCTGGATAACTACATGGGTCAAATGCTGTTTCTACACCATATTTATTTAATAAAATATGATGTAATTTACTTCTATCTAAATAAAATCCACAATTAAAATTAGAATTAATAAGAACATTTTCATCTATTGAATCAATAAATTCTATTTTATTGTTTAAAAATTCTTGCAAATATAATACTAATAATTTTTTTACACCTTCTAACATTTCATTATTTACTACTCCTGGTATTTCTAATTTACCTGTATTAAATACTTTAATATGCACTTCTTTATAATCTCCTTCAAAATTATATCGCATAATCAATGCAAAACAATTATAAAATGCATTTTTAATTTTACCTCTAAAATTTAATATGTCTTTTTTTGATATTCCTACTGTTATCTTTCTTTCATCTTTAAATTTTATTCTTCGTGCTGATGGATTATCTATTTGTTTTATTATATTTTCTTTATAATATGATATGTTTTTTTTATTTTCATTATATTCATTGAATTCCTCATAAGAATTACATACTATTTTCATTTGTTTTTTAATAATACAATTTTCTAATGTATGATATGGTTTAACTTCTAGTTTCCAAAATATTTTTTTTATATCTATATTTTGATTTAAAAACAATACTTTCGTTTTTGTCGATATATATAATTCATCACATTCTGGTGCTGTATCACATATATAATTATCATTAATTATTGGGTTATTCATTGTAGTTTCATCATCAATAAAATCTAACCACTCTTGATCAAGATCTGTCATTCTCTTTAAGTATATATTTTTTTATTTCTTTAAATCAATTTTACAATTCTTTTTCATTGTATTTATGAAAAATTTTAGTATATGTTCAATTGACGATTTATTATTATGTATTAATAATTCAATATCGTTTAAAAATTCATTTATATTTGGTATTTTTGTATTTTTTATTATATAATTTAAATAGCGTTTTATTATGTAAAGTTTATCATGGTTATATTTTATACTTATTTCATTAAATTTATCTATTATTTCATTTGTGCTTACCTGATTTATAAATAGTTCATTCAACATTTTGTATGTATCTATTGTTAATATATTGTTTTTTAAATCATATACATTTTGATTTAATTGAGTATAATTTATCATACTTCTTATATCAGAATTAAAATGTTCTTGAATTGAATTTAATATTTCACTATCAAATAATATCTTCTCTTTTGATAATATCTTTTCTAGAAATCCTATTATTTCATTTTTAGGTAATTGATTAAATCGCATACAAACAAATTCATCTTTTAATGAAATATCTATTTTACTTATATAATTACATATCAAACAAAATCTTATATTGTAGCAATTTGATTGTAGTAAATATTTCAATGCTAATTGAGCATTCTTTGTCATATAATCTACTTCATCCAATACTACAAATTTCATTTTACTATCATAAAAACCTTTTGAATTTACAAACTGATTTATCTGATTTCTAATTATATCTATTCCTCTTTCGTCTGATGCATTTAAATGTATTGTTGATAGTTTATTTGTATCCCCTTGATATTCTTTTATTAAATTTACTATTGTTGTTGTTTTACCTGTCCCTGGAGGTCCATAAAATAATAAATTTGGAAAATATTTTGTTTTTATTATATTTTTAAATATACGTTTGTTTACTGGATCTAATACTATTTCATCAAAATTATCTGGTCTATATTTTTCTACCCATGGGATGTTTTCCATATTACTATCTTTATGATAAAAGTTTTATATATTTTATCATAAATATCATAAAATTGATTTAAATAATTATTATTCTTTTCGTTATAATAAAAATATGAATAATCAAAGTCTTGAGGGTTATTTGAAAATTATACTAGGACCTATGTTTTCTGGTAAAACTAGTTATCTAATTAATGCATATAATGATAATATTTCTAATAATATTTCTACTTTAGCTATTAATCATTCTTTAGATAATAGATACGGAACTGGTGAAATTATATCTCATGATAATATTTCTATCCCTTGCATTGATATGTTAAAATTGTCCGAAATTTATAATACTGATTTTATTAAATATGACTCTATTATTATTAATGAAGCTCAATTCTTTGATGATATTCTTCTCATGGTTACTGTTTTAGTTGAAAAATATAATAAAAATGTCATCATATGTGGTTTAGATGGCGATTATCGTCAAAAAAAATTTGGTTCTATTTTAGATTTAATACCTATTTGTAATGAAGTTACTAAACTACACGGTATTTGTCATTTTTGTAAATCCAAATCATATTTTACAATACGCATTACTAAAGAAACTGACCAAATATCTATCGGTAATGATAATTATTTACCTGTATGTCGAAAATGTTATAATTTATATTCTCAATAAATAGATTAAATCCATTTTATATTTTTTTAAACTATTTAAATAATAATACTTAGATACTTTTAATATGGATAATCAAGAAAATCCTGTGAAAAAAAAACGTGGTAGAAAACCTAAAAATGCTAATCCAGATAATAATGCAATTCCTTCCCCTACTTCTCAACAAGACCCTCCTGTTCCGAAAAAACGTGGTCGAAAACCTAAAGGTGGTAAGTTAATTAATAAAATTACTAATCAAAATGAAAATCCTGTCGAAATTAATAATGTTATTTTACATTTAAAATGCTATTTAAATGATATTATTCAATGTAATAATTTTATGACTAATAATATTAGTTATAATCCTAATGCTCCTCCACAAGTTGAATCTTTTAATTCTGGTGAACAAAATTTTGCTTCATTTGAACGTGAAAATAATGACCCTTCTGTTGATACTCATAATATTACTAATAATAATATTGATATTAACAATAAAGAAGACGATTCTATTAATGATACAAAAGCTATTAATCAAAAATTAAAGGCTCTTAAATTGTTACTTTATAAAAATAATAATTGTGATAAAAAATCTGCTTGTTTTTGGTGCACTTATGATTTTGATTGTACCCCTTGTTATATCCCTATGCAAGACAATAATAATGATATTTTAGGTTATGGTTCTTTCTGTCGTCCTGAATGTGCTACCGCTTTTTTAATGAAAGAAAATATTGATGACTCTGTTAAATTTGAAAGGTATCATTTATTAAATAAGTATTATAGTAAAGTTTATAATTATACTAAAAGTATTAAACCTTCTCCTGACCCTTACTATACTCTTGATAAATTTTATGGTAACTTATCTATTAAAGAATATCGTAAAGTAACTCGCTCTGACCATATGCTTGTTACTATTAATAAACCTTTCTCTAAATCTCTTCCAGAGTTACACGAAGAAAATGATACTCTCGTTTCTGATATTTATGGCTGTGGTAATCCTAATAATCATCAACATGGAACATATAAAGTTAAACGTGAAAGTGAAAAACAAAAAGGTCCTAATAAATCCACTATTATTGCTGAAACATTTGGATTTAAAAAATAATATATATAAAGATTTTACCTATTTATATATATCTATCCATTGTTATGACTCATATTTCTGCTTATATTATGGGTGGTCTTGGTAATCAACTCTTTCAAATTTTTACTGCTATATCTATTTCTATTGAACAAAATATTCAATTTATTTTCCCTTATTCCGATCTTTCACCTGGTATGACTAAACGTCCTACTTATTGGAATAATCTCCTTTCTAATCTTTTACAGTTCACTACCAAGAAATCTAAATTATCTATTCAAGATATTAACAATTTTTTTGTATTAAGAGAAAAACATCATTGTTTTGTTTCTGTCCCTAAAATCCTTCATAATACTCTCTTATTCGGTTATTTTCAATCTTATAAATATTTTCATCATAATCTTTCACAAATTTTAGATTTAATTAAATATAACTCCATTCGTGATAATATTTATTCTCAACATTCACCATATTTTACTAATCAGAATTCTACTTCCATTATTAGTATTCATTTTAGATTTGGTGATTATTTAACTCTTGATAATGTATTTGAAATTCTTGATTCTAAATATTATATTCAATCTATTAAAAATATTATTTATAAAGATTTATCTCGTAATGTTCGATTTTTATACTTTTTTGAAAGTTCTGATTCTAATCATGTTTCTCCTATTATTGATAAAATTAAAGATTTTACTAATTCTCATTCTGAATTCTCTTTTCAACATGTTAATGTCTCACATAATATTGATGACTGGCAACAAATGGTTCTTATGAGCTGTTGTAATCATAATATTATTGCTAATAGTTCTTTTAGCTGGTGGGGTGCTTATCTTAATTCTAATCCACATAAACATATTTGTTACCCTAATAAATGGTTCGGTATTAAAGAACAACAAAAACAAAATGAATTATTTGATATGTTTCCTGATAATTGGACTAAAATATAATTCATAAAATTGATTTAAATAAGTATTTATTACAGACTTTTAAATATGGAAAATAATCATTTATGTGAGTCTTGTAATTATCATCCACCTATTACTAGGTGTCATGCTTGCAATATTTTAACTTGTGCTTGTTGTTTAGTCGAAGGTGGTATTTGTTGTAGATGCTTAAATGATGATAATTCACTTGAAGCATGTGACGAATATATTAAAAATTCTTTGAAAAAAACACGATATTTTAAAGTTGATTTGAAAACTGGTTATATTGTTCCTATTAAAAAAAGATGGTTTTGTTGTTTTTATATTTTCTAATTATATATTATAATGGGTGTTAATTTGTCTAACGCTATGCAAGGAAAATGCAAAAAATGTAATGAAAATGTTGAACAACATGATAAATGGAGATATACACTTTATACTACTGTATTATTTTTAATTATTGTTAATCCTATGACATATAAATTAGTTAATATGATCCTTGGTTCTTTTATTCGTATTTGTGACTCTAAAGGTTGCCCTACTATGTCCGGTATTATTGTTCATGCTATCGTCTTTACTCTTCTTCTTCGTTATTTAATGGATCTTGATATTTAAATATTATATAATTTAGTTAATTTTTAATAATGTTATAAAATTGATTTTTATTTTATATTTTTTTAATATAAAAAATATAAATGGCTATTGAAATAAAACTTAACCACACATTTGAATTTGAAATTTCTAACATTCAATTCGATTTAATACCATTAGACATGATTGTAGATATTATGAAGGATGGACGATTCTCTTCCCCATTTATTGAACGATGGTTAGCCTTAAAGTTTAAAGGACTAACGCATATTACTGGTAATAAAGACCATGACCATGTTGATGAATATGGCAATCTATATGATGCTAAAAATTTTACAAAAGGAGGTCTTCAATTCAAACCATCCAACCAAATTGGAGCAAACCGAAAATTTAATAAAGAAATTGCATATGAAAAGGCTCAAAAATTAATATACATCTGCTGTGATATAATTGATTTTCCCAAATTACGAGTAAGATTTGTAGAAGGAAAAATCCTTTCTGAACAATTCCCTTTGTGTCATATACCTTTCAAAAAAAGAGATTTCTTATTCTCTAATAATAATGAAATCATCCAACATGTCGAACATAGCATTTGAACATTTTAAATACACATACAATTTATATTATATTGTTTTTTATTTTGCAATTTTTATCATTTTTTTCATAATACAATTATAAAATTGATTTAAAAAAATTATTTCTTTATAACACAAATAATATAGAATGTCTTCAGATAAACTTTTATTCAATTCTCTTATTAACAATCTTGATATTGTTAAAGAACTTAAACGTGAAAATAAAAAACTTCATAAAAAAGTTGATAAACTCAAAACTAAACATAAAGCATTAAAAAAATATATATACTATGAACAATATCTATCTAATAAACATAATCCAGATGTAATTGATTTGACTCATGATGATAATCTTGTTAAAGTAAAAAAAGAAGTTGTTGATTTAACTCATGATAATATTTATATTAATGATCCAGATAATGAAAGTAAAAAAAGAAGATTTAGTTTTGAAAAAGAAAATAGTAATCTTAAAATTACTATCCCTTCTGAAATTGAAGATACAATCAAACCATGCACTCCTATTAAAAAATCTGATAGTTACTCTGACGAAATTAACCAATTTACTAAAGAAAATATAAAACCACCTTATTATGAAGTCACATACACAAAAGATAAAAATAATAATTGGGTAAAAAAAGAGGAAGAAGAACAAGAAGAGGAAGTTGAAGAAGAGGAAGAGGAAGAGGAAGAAGAAGAAAAATATAAAGTATTTGCTTACCATGGTGAGTGGAATAAAGATTCTCTTTCATGGGATACATCAACAAAAGTAGAAGAATCATTCGCTGATGAAGATGAAGCTATAAAATTTTATGATTCTCTTGATGTTTCAAAAGATGAGACCGGAGATGAATTTTATAAATATGTTGGTAAAGAGTTATATTCAGATGAGGACAGTGATGGTAGTCCCCTAAAATCAGATTGGCTCGAAGTTGAAGAAGAGGAAGAGGAAGAAGAGGAAGAGGAAGAAGAGGTAGAAGAGGAAGAAGAGGTAGTTGAAGAAGAGGAAGAAGAGGTAGTTGAAGAAGAGGAAGAAGAGGAAGAAGAAGAGGAAGTTGAGGTAGAAGAAGAAGAGGAAGAAGAAGAGGAAGAAGTTGAGGTAGAAGTAGAAGAGGAAGAAGAAGAGGAAGAAGTTGAATATGTAGAAGTTGAAGAAGAGGAAGAGGAAGAAGAGGAAGAAGAGGAAGTATATGAAGTAATTATAAAGGGTAAATCATATTTTACAAACAATACAAAAAATGGTGTAATTTATGAAAATGACGACGATGATATTGGAGATGAAGTTGGAAGATATATTGATGGAAAACCAGAATTCAAATAAATAAATGATTGATTCATAATAATTATAATAATATTATTATGAAAATTAATATTTTCTTTTTTTTGTTTTATTATTTTTTCGTTTACGTTTTTTTGTTTTACTACGACGACCACCTTCAATATTATTAGTATTATTAATACTAGGTTTGTCTAAATCTTCTACAATTTGATTTAATATAACATTAAATAATTTATATAAATTAATTATTGCTTGAAACCTTTTTTTCTCCTGTTCTGTAATATATTTTCCTTGGGCTTCAATTTCTTTAACTTTAATAGCACTTTCTAATCCGCTTTTTATTTGTTCTTTATATATTTCTAAATTTTTTCTTTTTTCTGATGTTTTATAATAATCATTATTTGACCATTTAACAATTAATTTCAATAAATTAGGATAATACTTATTAATATTATCAAATAAATTATTATCATCAATATTTTTCATAGCAGTGTTATTATATTTTACTAATTCGTTAGTAATAATGCTATTTTGACTAACAAAATTATTAAACTTCATTTTAGCTCTTAATAATAATTGATTATTATCTGGAGAATTAATAGTTTCATTCGAAACACGATTTATATGTTGTATTTTTTCTTCATTATCTGAATTTTGTGATTCATCCTTATTTTGAATATTTATTTTATTTCTATTATAATTTAAGTCCCAAACTTTTGAATCACTATAATTATCTTTATAATAAATGTTATTTATTAAATATCCGAGTTGTTTATCATAATAACCACATTTCATATCTTTTAAATTTTCATCATTAATTTTACCATTTATAAAATCACAAATAACATATATTTCAGAATATTCATCAGTAGAATTTTGATTAAATTCTTTTATTATAGATACTCCCGTATTCATACAAACATTAGCAATATTGTTACAATTATCGTCAATACTACGTAAAATATTTGTTCCTTCAATAGCAATAAATCTATTATAAATTCTAGTAAATATATCACTAATTTTAATACAATTTAAAGACGATTCATCCACTATAATAGATTTTAATGTTTCATTTTGTAATAATTCTTGTAAATATTCATTTGTAGTACTCCTTGTTCCTTCAATAAACCTATTTTTATAATCATTCCATTTTTCAGTATATCTGGTATCAAGTTGTTTGCCAATATTTTTTTCTTGCAAATAGTTATTTAATTTATTACTTGGTTTTTCAATAGCAGAAGATTTATAGACAAAATTCTTTGTATTTTTATAAAATTTATATAATTCACTTTTATTGTAAAAACTAAATAATTTATCAAGATCTTGATAAAAATTGGAATATGGAATTTTAATGTCGCTAGTAACCTTTCTATCTGTTGCATTTAAACTGGTTCCGTTTATTATTTTCGCAACACTCCAAAAATGAGAGAAAAATATTTTAGAATTTCTAATTTTATTTACTAAATTACCATGTTCATCTGAATTTGAAGTGTTATATATTTCATCAATTGTAGCAAGTATTTTTCCAGATGAATTAAAATTGTTTTTTTCACTATTGGTAAGAGGTAAAGATAATTTTATATCAGGGTTAAAATTTTCTAATTTATCATTTTCAATATCAATATTATAGCCACTATTATAATCGGTATGACTACTAGGATAATAAATTTCACCCTTATATTCTTCTAATAATTCAGTAATTGCTTTTTGAATATATTCGTTTTTTATTTTAGGAAAAATTGCAACGGTTAAATAATTTTCAATTTTTTGTTTGAATCCAACTATATTTGTTCCATAATCAATATTAATTCTCAAAATAGCATGTTTTAAAAAGAACAAAGAAGTTATTATTTGTTTAATAGGATTATATAGCTTTGTATTTTCATCAAATTTAGAATTTAATACTTTATCATCAGAAATCACTTTAAAAATTTTTAAGAATACATTCATAAGTAAATTATCTAAACCATCACTAATAACTTTAATGGAAGTGTCATAATTTCTATTTTCAGTAGTAAAGAATGCATCTTTAATATAGTTATAATATTTATTGTATTGTTTTAATACATTAAAATATATAGGATGATTCAATATATCATTTAAATATATCAATTTACTAAATGTATAATCGTTACCATTGATATTTAAATATGAAAATTCTCGACCTCGATACATATTCCCTATCATTCTAGAACCAGTATCATAATTAAAATATCCTAGAGTTTTACTACCAAGAACATGATCTATAGAATTACTAATATCATCAACAACAGGAAAAGAAGTAGGGAAAATAGAAGTTAAAGTAATCATAACATTTTGAGTTATAGAAGAATTAGTAATATGAACATTTTTTGAAGATAATTTTTCTGGTTTTAATGATGATAAATAAGAAATGAGTCTATTTTCATTAAATATTATTTCCAATATTTCATAATATTTTTTACTAGAGAACATGTCAGATGGATATGCATATTCTAAACAGATAAAAGGATACTTATTTAAATCAGAGTCATTCAATGCATCATTTACTTCTTTATTACTTCTAGTTAAAAAACTTTTCTCAAATATTATTTTATCATCTTGAAAATTAGTCAATAAATTTATTTTTAATGGTATAACAGTTATAGACATTATTATTATAATATATATTAACATTATAATAAATTAATTAAAATACCGTGTATTAACGGGAATTAAACTAGATTCTATTCCAATTTTATCATTGAATTTATATTTACATCCAGTTATACAAGGGTTACAAGATTTATTTATAAATTCAAAATTTTCTACCATATGCTTTAAATTTGAGTAATTATCTATTTTTTTCATATTTAAATATGGTATATTATTTTTACATTTGAATTTTACTAAATTTTTATAACCTTCTGTTGGTGGTATAATAGCACCATTATTTGCACATTTTTTTAGTTTTTCTTTATATTCACGTTGAACATCAGACGGATATTTATGTCTTTCATTCCACATTTTTATAGCTCTTTCACAGTCTTCATTATTTTGTTGTTCTTGTATTGCCTCTGTATTCGCATTATCCTGTGCATGTTGCATTTCTTGACTCTTAATTTCACTAGTTTTTGCGGAAACTTCTTGTTTTTTTTCTTGAACATCTTCTTTTAGCTTATCATTATCTTTTTTCACACTAGCTATTTCTCTATTTAAATATTTATTTTCTTCTTGAATACCTTTTAATTCAGATTTTAGATAATCATTAAAATTCTCTCTAATATAATCTTTTGTTGAAAGGAATAATATTAATAAAAATGCTATTAATAGCATCTTATGTTGTTTCAATGATACTATCATAAATACTATTAATACTGTCATTATTATATTCCCGGTTAATGTTTGACTAAATCCTCCGTCATAATATTTAGAGACAAACAATGTAATTATTATATAAATTATTATTAATATTTGAATTATTTGTACATTCGATATTTTCATTTTATATTATTTATTGAGAAATAATATAATAAATATAATCTTTGTATTTTTTAAGTAAAGTATATATAATGTCTCTTTTAAACCAAGCTTCTAATTGGAATACTAATTCTAATAATAAACGTAAATCTTCTATTATTGAAAATTTTCAAAACGACAAACAAGCGGATTCTTTAAAAAATGTTCAAAAAGATAACGATGACCGAGAACAAAAAATACATAAACTTTTAGAAGAAATGCAAGATTTAGATGAAAATCAAAACAATTTAGAAAACTTTGAACCTATCTCTAATCCACAAATTAATGTTAAAAATGATAATGAAACTAAAGAAACACCTAAACAAACTAGATATTTTCCTAATTTAAATAATAATGTTGAACAATTAAGTAATTATGCTACTGTTTATACTAATTCGAATAAAGTCACTGACCCTAATTTAGAAGGTTTTATGAATATGAAATCTGCCCCTAATTCTAATGATGCCCTTCTTGAAAAAATTAATTATATGATTCATATGCTTGAACAACAACAACATGAAAAAACCAGTAATATTACTGAAGATTTTATTCTTTATAGTTTTTTAGGCATTTTTGTTATATATATTGTCGATTCCTTTTCTAGATCTGGTAAATATAAAAGATAAATATTTAAATTATAGATTATTTAAATATTTTGAACAATCTTGATTATATATATATTATATGTTTATTAACTTTTTATTTTTTATCTTTTTCGTTGTTATTATTTATTTACTTTTTGATTATAATTTTAACAATATTTATATCTTATCTGAAAATGAATTATTAACACATTTATTAGATAATAATGATGATTATTATCAAAAATTTAATGATAATGATTTTAAAGTTAGAAATGTTGATAATTTAAATGAATATAAACAAAAAATTAAAAATTCTGTTTATTCTCCTCATAATTCTATTATTCTTAAAATTAAAAAGGCTATTCATATTGCTGATAACAAAATTAAAAATATTTCTAATAAATATAATCATTCTTATTATGGTATTGATTTAAATAAATTGTATAATATTAAATGGAAATTAGGTATTACTTGTAATGATTATTATGAAAATGGACTACCTCATACTCGTAATGATGTTATCATTTTCTCCAAAAATCAAATTTATCACGATTCTATTCATAGTCTTTCTAAAACTTTGATACATGAAAAAGTTCATATTTATCAAAAATTATTCAATGATGATTGTGATTTATATTTAAAAAATAAAAATTTTAAAAAAATTAAAAAAATTACAAAAGATGACAACATCCGTGTCAATCCTGATATTGATAACTATATTTATATTGATAATAAAGATAGAATTTATAAAGCTGAATATTTACCTAACCCTGTCTCTATTTCTGATGTTCGACTTTATAATAATCAACAAAATTTTGAACACCCTCTTGAAGATATGGCTATCGAAATTGCAAACCTTTAAATTGATTATAATACCAAGCCTTTTCTGAATCTAGCATTAAGTGATTATAATTTGTTACCTTTTCCTCTATATCACTATAATTTTCATATTGTGTTACTGTTAATGGATGTAATAAATACCATTTATCTATAGGTTGTAATTTTTTCCAGTATATGTCTATCGCATATTCTCTTTTATTATTTGGATCTTTTAATAATTTTAATAATCCTTCTTTATAATTATTATAAAGTGTTTTATAATATTTCTTTCTTACTATATATCCTGTAGTCGTCTGACAATTTGTTATTCTTAAACAACAATTTTCTATATTTTGATAGGGTTTTAATACATTTCCACCTAATAACAGCATATCCCAATCTTTTACCTTTTCATTAAACTTTGTTATACTATTTATAAAACTTTCTTTATTTAAAAAAGTTATATCGTCTTCGCATATAAATATTTCTTCATAACCTTCTTCCATTGCTATTTCTAATAATTTTATATGACTTAATGTACAACCTACTGCACCGTCTTTAGCAATTTTTGCATTGAATCTTGTTCCACTTATGCCTAATTTTTTAAATTCATTTAATACATGTTCATTTCTATCCTTTCTTTTTTCCAAATTAATATAGAATGTATTTTTTAATAATTCCATTAAATTTATATTAAATATTTTTTTATATTATTTAATTCTTCACATTATTTATAAAGATGTCCGATTTTAACAATAACGGTAAAGTCGATATTGGCGATGGTCAATATATTTATACTTATCATCAAAGTAATAATATTAATTATATTGATGCTAGTAATACTACTATTATGGATGCTTATAATGTTGCTAATTCATCTAGTGCTATTCCTGTTTTATTCAATTCTTTTGTTTTTCTTTCAACACCTGTTCCTAATTGGATGCAACCTACCTATTATGGTCAAGCTCAATATAATGCTTGGTGTTCTCCTACTTCTGCTGCTAATCAGTTAGGACATCTTGTTGACTCAGGTGTTTTAAATCAACCTTCTCTACTTAATGATGGTTTTATTGCTGGTAATGAAATACCAATTTCTACTCAAGCTAGCACTATACCTTGGGATTCTTCACATGGTTGGGGAGATTATTTGATTGATGGACCTAGTCATAGAGGTAAAAATAATCCTCCTAATCTTACTGATTTTGGTTGGTATATGAATACTAATAATCTTACTTCTCAACCATATTCAAATGGTGTTAATGTTATGTCTAATCCTGTTGGTACTACTATTAACAATATTTATTATGGACTTGTTGGATTTTATCAAGAGGCTGGTTGGAATAATATTGTTGGTATGGCTTATCATAAAAATCAACCTTCTTTTATTGGAGGTAATAATAATACGGATTTCCCTGAATATTGGAAACAAAATGGTTATGACTCATCAATTGCATTTGATCACGATATTATCTTCAATACAATTAAACATGAAATTGATAACAATAGAAGTGTTATTGCATGTTTTGGTGGTTGGTTTATTACAAATATTGCTAGTTATGGAACACTAAATTATGATAATAAAGAAGCTGTTTACTATAAATTTGGTCAATTTAATCCTACTGCAAGTGAAACTGGTGAATATTATGACAATCCAGAGAATGTATCTGAATTAGGCAATGTATTAGGACATACTGTATTAATTGTTGGATATATTAATAAAGGTTCTATTCAAGATCCTACTGGTGATACTGATTGGATAATTGTTAGAGACAATCAACCTAATACACACAATAATGTTATTATTCCATTTAAGTCAGGCAGTCATACTAGTGGTTGGGATATACTGTATACAACCATTTACGTAAATCCTGAACCTCATAAATATAATGCTATTGTTGTTGAACCTGAACCCGAACCTGAACCCGAACCTGAACCTGAACCTGAACCCGAACCTGAACCTGAACCAGAACCTGAACCAGAACCTGAACCCGAACCCGAACCTGAACCTGAACCAGAACCTGAACCAGAACCTGAACCCGAACCTGAACCTGAACCAGAACCTGAACCCGAACCAGAACCTGAACCCGAACCTGATGTTCCACCTATAATAACTATTATTGGAGATAATCCATATACATTATATATTGGTGATGAATATATAGAATTAGGTGCTACTGCAACAGATGAAGAGGACGGTGACATTACAAACAGTATTACAATAGCTGGAGATGTTGTAAATAAGGATATTATTGGAACGTATTATGTAAAATATGAAGTTACAGATAGTTTTGGAAATTATCAAGAGAAAATACGTACTGTTAATGTAATAGGTTTACCTGAACCTGAACCTGAACCAGAGCCTGAACCAGAGCCTGAACCTGAACCTGAACCTGAACCTGAATCAGAACCTGAATCAGAACCTGAACCTGAACCTGAACCTGAATCAGAACCTGAACCAGAGCCTGAACCTGAACCTGAACCTGAACCTGAACCTGAACCTGAACCTGAATCAGAACCTGAATCAGAACCTGAACCAGAGCCTGAACCAGAGCCTGAACCAGAACCTGAACCAGAACCTGAACCAGAACCTGAACCTGAATCAGAACCTGAATCAGAACCTGAAGTTAATTATGTTTATCAGTTTAACGCTTGGAAATATAACTATATTGGTTACAACGAAAGTAATGATAGACACCAACAACTGAGAGCAAATGGTGGTAATACAGGAACTTCTGTAATCAACGACTTAGGAGTTAGTTCTAATGATGGTTATGCTGTATATAAGGCAAATTATAGCAATAAAACCAATGAAGAATTTATTGTTTTGTGTTTAGATCATCTTGCAAAAGATAATGATACTGGCTCTCATACATTAGGTTATTTTACAATACATTATACAGACCATGCTAGAACTAACATAGATAGAGCAGTATTCTCCAAAAAATTAGGTTCTGTAAATAATAACGAGAAATATGATAGATTCACATATTCAAATCCAACTTCAAGCGAAAATGCACCTCGTTGGGAAACATATACCATATGGAATTATGATATAACAAACACTTTATTGCATAACTATACTAATTTTGATCAAGGCAAAACTAAATGGATTCATGAAACCCAGGAATATTTCAAAGACGACTATAGCAATTTAATAGAAGTTTATAGAACTTATACTATTAATGACTGGGGTTTTGTAACGGAACCTTATATGTTACTAGATGGTAGTGATTATTGGAAAGAGAATCAAAAAATTAGACTAGATTTAGATAATAGTCATTATGGTTCTGGTGTAATAAAAATACAATATATAAATAATGATAATCATACAGGTGACTGGCAAGACATAATAGACGTTAATTGGAGTAGTTTTATGACTAATTCAACAAGTAATAGTAGATGGGATGATATAATAAATAGATTTGAAATTGGACTAACTGATAACGGTATAAATGGTAATTTTAATTTAGAATATGTAAATGGAAATATGGTTAAAATAACTATTGCAGAGAATGCAGATATGTCATTTAATCTATTTGATTATAGATTTTCATTTATAACAGCCAATGGGACAATAGTTTATTCGGTAAATTATAATGATAACCTACAATGGATTAAAGTAGGAGAAACTATTTATGGTGAAGGAAATTATCCAGATACACAAGCTGATTCATTAGGTAAGTCAGTAGCAATGAGCAATAATGGTGAAAGATTTATTGCTGGTGCAACAGGTATAGATATAGGAGGAGCTAACAGGGGTGCTATTCGGGTTTTCACATGGAATAATTCAGCATGGGAACAATTAGGTAATGATATAGTAGGTGAAGGTACCGAGGACAAATTTGGTTCTTCAGTCGCTATGAGTGGAAATGGTTCAATTGTAGCATCGGGTGCTGTTCATAATAATTATAGTACTCTTGGTGGACATGTTCGTGTATATGTATGGAGTAGTTCAACATCATCATGGATTAAACGAGGGAACGATATTGAAGGTACAGGAGTTAATCAAAGTTTTGGTTTTACATTAGATATGAATGATGACGGGTCAAGAATAATAGTTGGTGCTCCTCATGGAACTAATAATCCTGGATATGCACGTATTCTAGAATGGAGTAATTCATCATGGAATCAAATAGGTATTATAAATGGTGGAAATAATGATAGATTAGGTTCTGCAGTAGCTATGAGTGATAATGGTAATAACGTTATTATTGCTGCTTCACATAACAGTGATAATGGGAATAATTCCGGAAAAGTGAGTGTATATAATTGGGATGGTTCATCATGGGTCCAAAAAGGCAATGATTTCAAAGGTAGTGCAGGAGACTTTATTGGGGCATCACCAACTGGTGTATCGATAAATAATAATGGCACAAGAATTGCTTTTAGTTCTTATACTAATAGTACCAATAAAGGATATGTTCGTGTTTATAATTGGGATGGTTCATCTTGGATTCAATTAGGTAATGATATTAATGGAGTAGAAGATGGAGATGAACTAGGATACTCTATATCTATGAATGAAGCAGGTTCAAGAATTGCTATTGGTATCAAAGGTGATGATGGTAACAATAATGAAATTTATCAAGTAGGTGCAGTACGCATATATGATTATATAAGTTATACTAATGAATGGAAACAAATAGCTAATGATATTCTTGGTAATTATCTAGGTGATTATAGTGGATGGTCAATAGATATGAATAATACAGGAAGAGCTTTTGTAACAGGAACACCATACGCAGATGGACCAACAAATAATACAAATAGTGCTACAGATATGAGAGATACAGGACACGCACGTGTTTATTATCTTAAAAATGATTAATAATTACATAAATAATAAAAAATATATTTATTATTTATTGAGGTTGTCTTTTAATAAATTGAAATAATACATATAATCCTAATACACTTAATCCACCCAAATATAATTGATTAATAGTATTATTTTTTAAAATATCATCTAGTTTAGGTTGATTAATAATTTCATACTCAACAGTATTCTTATTTTTTTCATCATCAATATGAGATATCATAGCTTCATAATTATCATTGTTATTATTAATGGATATAGTTTCAATGATTTTATTAGCATTAAAATTATTGTAATTTAAATTCATGTTATTAAATGTTTGATTAGAAAATCCTTGAGTAAACATTATAAAATATAATTATATTAAAAATTATCAGTAAAATCAAAAATATTACCATCAATTTTTTTATTTGCTAAAGAGTATTCAGAATTTGTTCTTTCAAAGAAATTAACCTTTGTTTCAACACTAATAAGTTCCATAAAATCAAATGGATTAGATGCATTATATATCTTATCATAACCAAGTTGAACAATTAATCTATCAGCAACAAATTCAATATATTGAGTCATAAGTTTAGAATTCATACCAATCATTTTACAAGGAATAGCTTGAATAATAAATTCTTTTTCAATTTCAACAGCTTGAGAAATAATTTCAACAACTCTTTTTTTACTCAATTTTTTATTTAATTTATTATATAATAGGACAGCAAATTCAGTATGTAAAGCTTCATCTCTAGAAATCAATTCATTTGAAAATGTTAAACCAGGCATCAGCCCTCTTTTTTTCAACCAAAAAATACTACAAAAAGCGCCAGAGAAAAATACACCTTCAACAACTGCAAATGCAACTAATCTAGCAGCAAATGAACTACGATTATCATTAATCCATTTTTTAGCCCATTCCGCTTTTTTATTTATACAATCAAAATTATCTAATGCATTAAATAATTTGTGTTTTTCATCTTTATCACTAATATAAGTATCAATCAATAAACTATACATTTCCGAATGAATATTTTCCATAGCAATTTGAAAACCATAAAAAGCTCTTGCTTCAGCTAATTGAACATCATTCATAAATCTCATAGCCAAATTTTCAAGAACAATACCATCAGATGCGGCAAAAAAAGCAAGTATCATACTTACAAATTTTTTTTCATTATTTTCTAATTTATTCCAATCTACCAAATCTTTTGATAAATCGCATTCTTGAGGTACCCAGAAACTGTCTACTGATTTTTTATACATTTTCCAAATATCATGATCCTTAATTGGAAACATTACATAGCGTGAATCATCAGGTTGCAAAAGAGGTTCATTAGTTATGTTGTCAGACATATTCCTAAAGTATATATTAGATTGTAATATTTTTTTATTGTCAAAAATTCTTTATATCATTAAAATAATTTTTTTTCATACTACCAAAATCGCCACCATGATTTTTTAGGTTTAATATTTTCCGAATTGGTAATTGATTTTTTTTTAGATTGTTCTATATTACCAGGGGCATTTACTATTACATCATAACCTTGATTATTATTTTCACCAAGAGTGCATGAAGAAATGTCTAATTTAGGTATTATATATTTTTTATCTTCTTTGAAATATTCAGTTAATTCACTTGGTAAGTTTGATAAATTTTCACACTGAATAAATGGTTTGTTATTTGTATTTATATCACACGATTGTTCTATATATTCTGATTCATTATCTGGTTCTGTATTCACATATGATTCAGATAGTAATTCCATATTGCTATTGTTATTAGTATCAGATAATTCAGATAAAGATGAATTAGTAGATTTTTCTATATCAATATTTATATCAATCGCTTTATATGGAATAATATCATTCTCATCAAATGCTTCTTTTTTATCAGGTAAATTTTCTATTTTTACTTCTGATTTATTTTCTTTATAGCATTCATTATTTTCTAAATATTCTGTTTCAATATATTCTTTTTCTAGACGATATTCAAGATTTTTTTCACAAGATTCTGTTGAACAACATTCTTTTTCTTCACAGCATTCTTTTTCTTCTTTTTCTTCACAACACTCTTTTTCTTCACAGCATTCAAGGTTTTCATCACAACATTCTTTTTCTTCACAACACTTTGTTGGACAACATTCTTTTTCTTCACAACACTCTGTTGGACAACATTCTTTTTCTTCAATGCATTCTTCATTATTAATATTTAAATGAAGAGAATCTAATCTAGTTTTAATATTAGAAATAGATTCTTGATTAACTTGTATTTCTTGACTAATTTGCAAAGACTTTTCTTTTAAGTCATTAAACTCCATTATAGCTTATATAAAATATATAATATATTTATTTAAATTGTTAATTAAAAATATATTATAATAATAATAATATTAATGCATTGATATATAAGAATATAAAAAAAGAATGATGTTAATATGGTAACAATATATAATTTTATGAAAAAATAATATGTAAATTATAATTATGAAGGGACATAATTTAGACGTTAGTGATAATGACAACCTCCAAAAACCAAAAAAACGAGGTAGAAAACCAAAAAAACAAGTGGAAAAAGAGTTGTTAAAAGGTTATTATTTTGATATTGAAACAATAAGTGAAAACAAATTTAAGACAGACAATCAAAATTATAATATATATCAAAATATGGAATTATTATCACACAGAGAACGAGAAGATTTTGACAAAAAATTTACAAAACCTAAAAATGATTCTCAAATAAATTATTTAAATATGCTTAAAAATAAAAATAAAAAAATAATTATAGCAACTGGTCCTGCTGGAACAGGAAAAACATTATTTGCAACAGAACAAGGAGCAAAAAATTTTTTAATGGATAAATACGAAAAAATAATATTTACTAGACCCAGTGTTACAGTTGATGAAGATATGGGTTATTTACCCGGGACATTAGAAGAAAAAATGGCTCCCTGGGTAAGACCTATTTATGATATTCTATATAATTTCTTTTCTGTAAAAGAAATAACACATTTAATGGAAGAAAAATATATTGAAATTGCTCCACTTGGATTTATGAGAGGGAGAACTTTCAAAAATTCATGGATAATTGCAGACGAAATGCAAAATTCTACTGTATCTCAAATGAAAATGTTATTGACTAGATTAGGTGAAAACTCAAGAATTATTATTACAGGTGATTTAGAACAATATGACCGTAAAGACCAATTAAATGGTTTAGAAGATTTTTTACATAAATTTAAGAAAAAAAGGTCATCTAGTATATCTAGTGTTGAATTTAATAATGAAGATATTCAACGTGAAAAGGTTGTTCAAGAAGTTTTAGACATTTATACTAATGAAAATATACCTGAAACATACATAGATTGTAGTGATAATCTTGTTAATTAAATTTTATATTTTTATATGTTATATTTATATAATGAAAAATAAAATTACTGGAGGAAATATTATTCTTAAGAATAAATTAGTTTTATATATTTTTGTTTTCCTTGCATTAATAGATGTATATAATCATCTATTATATAACGATACTAAAACTTTATTCGTATTAATTATTTCTGGATATATAACTTCTTTATTCACTGAAAATATGACTATTGTCTTAATTATGGCTTTAGTTGTATCTAATGTATTTAAACAGTTCATGTATCCTAATGAATATTATAAAAATATTCATGAAAATTTTGAAAATGATGATGATAATGATGATGATAATGATGATGATGACGACGAAGAAAAAAATGAGATGGATACTGATAGTTTTAAAAATAAAGAAAAAACAAAAGAAACTTTAGACGATGCTGAAAGAATGGCTAATATTCAAGATAGATTAATTAGTAATTTAGAAAAAATGCAACCTATGGTTAAGGAAATGGAAACATTTGCTAATAAATATAGTGGTCATGCAAGTTCAGAGCAATTTACCAAAATAATGAATACTGTTAAAAATGCAACAAAAAAGAAATAATTTATATAATATGTTATATCCATATTATATAAATATGAACCAATTGATAAAACATAATAAATTAATAATTAATATAATTGGACTGTTAATATTATTTTTTTGTTTTGATGTATATTTTGATTATTATTTTACTGATTCTATTAAATATTATATCGATGAGGTTTTAATTTATCTTGGTATTAAAGAACGACCGAAAGAAGAACCCTTTATTGGTATGATTGCTAGTATGTTAGGAACAGTAGGTAGTATTTTTGCTATGGCTGCTATTCCTGTTCTTTTTATTACTTTAGCTACTAGATGGGTTATTAATTTAGGTATTGGTATAGGAGAAGCTATTTTTGGAACTCTTATGACATTAATTAAAGGTTCTTTTCAAGTTGTTTTAAGTTTACCAGAAATTGGTATTTTTATTTTATATATTGTAAGATGGTTTATTGACCATATTATTTGTTTTATTAAACTTATTTTCTCTTTACCTACTTGTATATTCTTTTATATTGCTGGTTTAATCGGTCAAATTTTATATTTACCATTTAGAGCCTTATTCTTTATGGCTTATATCGCTGGTATTACTAGTATTTATAAATTAGTTGATAATGTTTGGGATAATGTTTATAAAATAGATGAATTTATTTTTAAAAATGTTATCCCTATTCATTTTGCACACTGGCCTCAAAATATTCGTGATAAATGTTTCACTTGTGTAAGACTTAAAATGGATTCTGTTGGTAATAAATATATGCCTGTTCATAGAAGATATGGTGTTACTATTCCCAGAGTTGTTGGTAGTGATGTACGTATTGCTGGAAGAGGTTGGAATCGTATTATCAAATCTTTTACTTCTTTCCCTTAATTATTATATATTTTTATACATTAAATATATAATGGCCAAAAAAATTAGCTATCCTACTAATAGTAATTTTACGTATAATCTACTTTTCTTGATTTTATTTGTATTAATATTCTACATTATTTATTTATTAACTAATAATAAAAATAATGATGATAAACCATATCTATCAGCAAACCATCATTTTCTTAATTTAGGAGTAAATAGCAATAATTCTGATTGTAATTCTAAATTTAATGATATTTGTAGTCCTCCACTTAAAAAAAATGAATATGTTAATGAAATGGCTAATCATAAAATCCAACATTCTAATGCCATTCCTGTTAATATTGAAACCAGACCTACTAATAGTCAATATCAACAAATTGGTATTTTAACTCAAAATAAATCCAATGGTTCTGACAATCTTATTTTACCTTTAATGGGACGAAGAACTCAAGCTGGTCGAGATAAATGGCAGTTTTATACTACTTCTAATACTGGTCATTTAAGCTCAAAATTACCTATTAGTATTCAAGGTAAAAGCTGCACTAGTGAATATGGTTGTGATGATATTTTTAATGGTGATAATGTTTATGTTGAAGGATATAATGATATTTTTAATGTTACAAAGTATGAAAATGATACTTTAAGATACATACCTTCTATTTAGAGTGAGTTCTATTTTTAAATATTGTTATTTTATATATATATATATTAAATAATGACTGGAAAAAATCATATCCCTTTAGATGAAGGTTCTTTTGTTGATGGAGTATCATATCAACCTACTTCTGACAAAGAATTCAATATTGTTTATACCTTCCCAAAAACTACTATTGTTAGTAGTGAACTCGAGAAAAAAAATGATCGTATTCAAATCAGTTACAATACTTCTCATACATATCCTAATTTAACTATTCAAGATTATATTAATTATTCTGCATATAAAATTACTATTTCTAAACTTGTCCATAACATTTTCCCTGGTATTACCGAACCTACTACTCATAGACCTGAATATCAAGATTCTAATGGTAATAATAAAATTATTGGTGAAATGTTTATTGAACATAAACCTACTGCTAATACCGGTAATAATTTAGCCCTTTGCTTCCTTCTCATGAAAAGCAATTCTAGTCTTCACTCTAATGATATTGATAAACTTATTCAAATGACTGGTACTAATGATAGTTTTGAAGATCTATGGATTAGTAATTATATTCCCAAACAAATTAATAGTCCTGCCGCTGCCGTTACTTATAACAGTAAAAATTATAAAGTTATTGTTTTTTTAACTCCTATTCTTATTAATAATGATAGTGTTGATATTATTAACGATTTTGACCCTTATGATATTTCTGACAAATTTTTAGCTACATTTGATAATCTTAAAGAGGATGATTCTATTGCTGGTAGTAAACGTACTTATTTACTTCATGAAAGTCGTCATGTTAATAAATCTACTGCTGAAGATAAAATATATATTAAATGTCATCCTACCGGTGCTAGTCAAGAAGAAATTAATACTTATAATGTACCCGTTGAAAGTGAATATACTAAACAAGCTCAAGAACTTGAATTAACTAATAGTTCTTTCAATCTTATTTTCTTTTCTGGTTTCCTTGTTCTTATTTATTTTGTTGTTCCTCTTGCTTATTTTAGAATTATTTATAAAGGTGTCCTTTCTCTTGGTAATTTCCCTAACACTGATAGTAAAGCTAGTATGGTTCGTAATATTGATAATTCTGTCTTTATTATACTCTGTCTTCTTATTGTTTACTTAATTTATTCTGATATACCTAATTCTATGTCTTATGTTATTTACGCTATATTTACTATTGGTGTCTCTATTTTACTTATTGTTAATAAAAAAGGTTCTGACCCTGACTGGATTCAAATTATTGATTATGATGATAATAATATTAAAAATAAATTTTCTGGATTTTTGCCTCAAAATTTGAAAGACTTTCTTATATTATTAATCTCCATTATTATTTACCCTATTTATGATTTATATAATGACAAAATTATCTACGGACTTTGGGCGTTCATTGCATTCTTTCTTGCTATATATTACGCTATTGAATTTGGTTTTAAAGGCCGTAAAAAATGGAATGAAATTGACACTTTCTATACTATCTTTATTACTTACAGCACTAGTATATTTCTATATGCTTCTGGTATTACTACACAATTAAGTTATTAAATTATAATAAATTATTATTTATTATTATTTTCATCCTATTGTCTCTGTCTCTCCTTCTACTTTCTCTGGTTCCAACTTTAATGAACATTTTAATTTACCTTCTATATCTCTCATACAATTATCACTATCACAGTTTATATCATATTTACAACTTCCGCCACTCCCTATTTTTCTAAAACCTTCCTTTCTTGAACCTATTAAACTTACACCTAATATTATTATTATTAATAATATTAATAACCCTTTTCTTTTCATTATATACTATCTCTTTATTTTTTTACATTACTAATGATGTCCCTGTTAAATTTACTTCTACTGGTTTGTAACTTGTATTCTTATATTCTATCTTATTTCCTTTCCCTACTGGAGCCATTTCTCTTATTATATTATTTTCTAAAAATTCATCTGTTGTAAATAGTTCTGGTGCTTCTACCAATGCATCTGCTTCTCCTTCGTCCTCCATATCTTCTTCTGCCTCGTCAATCTCTTCCAACTCTTCTTCCATTTCTTCAAATCCTTCATCTGTTACTTTTCTTACCAATTCATACATTGCAAATATTAATAATATTGTTACTAATGGATTTGAATAGCATACTACTAATACTAATATTAATCCTAATAATCCTAATCCATATTTACTTCCTATTACTTTTTTTACTGATAATGGTGTTTCAACATCTACAAATAAATATATTACTAATACTAATGATGTTATTATTTCTAATTTTGTTAGTTTGTTAAATGAAAAATTTTTCATACTATAATATTCTCTTATATATTTTACTTTATAAAATTGATTTATTAATCAAATAATCCTAAATTATAATTAATTATTTATTATGAATAAAGAAATTGTTCGTTCTAATTCCTATCTTGGAAAAAAAGGATATACTATTCCAAAATCTATACTTACTTCCAATGAACTTGATTTTCTCAAAAATGACCTTTTTATGAAACCTTTCACTACTATTAAAATTAAAGATTCCAATGACCCTTTCCCTTCTTTCCGTGAAAATGATAAAAAAATATATATTCCTCGTTTTTATGGAATTAAACGCTATGGCTTACCTAATACTACTGACATCTCTCCTGGTCTTAATATCTCTCTCTCTTTCTCTAAATCACTCCGTGATTATCAAACTGATATTGCTAATATATATATCAATCATGTCAATACTCCTATTGTCCCTAATTCTAATTTTAATGGTAATGGTGCTATCCTTCAAGTGAAAACTGGTGCTGGTAAAACTGTTATCGCTCTTAATATCCTTTCTATCCTTTCTAAAAAAACTCTCATTATTGTTCATAAAGAATTCCTTCTTAATCAATGGGTTGAAAGAATCAATGAATTCTTACCCGGTGCTAAAATCGGTAAAATACAAGCTAGTGTTTGCGATGTTGACGATAAAGACATCGTTATTGGTATGTTACAAACCTTATATTCTCGCACATTTGATTCTTCTATTTATTCCCAATTTGGTTTTACTATTATTGATGAAGTTCATCGTATCGGTAGCGAACAATTCTCTAAAGCCCTCTTTAAATGTGTCTCCCCTTATATGCTTGGTATATCTGCTACTGTCGATAGAAAAGATAAACTTACTAATCTTTTATATATGTTCATCGGTGACCGTATTTATCAAGATAATAATCGTGATACCGATAATGTCATTGTTCGTTCTATTAATTTTATTTCTAATGACTCTGATTTTAATCTTGTTGATTACGATTTTAGAGGCAATCCTAAATATAGTACTATGATCTCTAAATTATCCAACTTTGGCCCACGTTCTGATTTCATTGTTTCTATTGCTAATCATCTTATCATTGAAAATCCTAATAAACAAATTATGATTCTTGCACATAATCGTTCTTTACTTACTTATTTATTTAATTCTATCTCTCATATTCAATTCGCTTCTGTTGGTTTTTATGTCGGTGGTATGAAACAAGATGACCTTAAAATTTCTGAAACTAAACAAATTGTTCTCGCTACATACGCTATGGCCGCTGAAGCCCTTGATATTAAAACTCTTTCTACCCTTATTATGGCTACTCCTAAAACTGATATTACTCAATCTATCGGTCGTATCCTCCGTGTTAAAGGCAATAATCCCCTTGTTATTGATATTATTGACTCTCATGACCCTTTCCAAAAACAATGGCTCCAAAGAAAACGTTATTATAAAAAAAATAATTACTTTATTTATAATGTTGATTCTAAACAATATATTGATATGACCCTTACTAAATGGAATGTTTCTTTCGACCCTAATCTTAAAAAACCCGACAAAATTTCTAAACCTACATGTCTTATTGATTTCTAATTTATGCCAAAATCAATACTATTGTTGATAGTGAATGTAACATTGATATTAATTTACATAAATTTGTCTTTGGAAATATATCTCCATAACCTAATAAACAACCCGTATTTACACTGAAATATATTCTATTATATAATTTTTGCATTATTGTTGGTTCTATGTTCTCTAATATTATCTCTTTCTCTAATACATCTTCTTTCGCTTCTTCTGCCGTCTTATCTAATGCTTTCTCCGTTTTAAACATCTTATATATCTCATTACTATCATCTATATACGGTAATATATCTATCTCTTTTTTTAATGCTTTCTCTTCTTCTTTCTTATTTACACTGAACTTTTCTATTATTTTCTCCTCTGCTATATCTTTTATTACTTCATCTTTTATTGTCTCTTTATATTTATTTACTCCACTAAAATTATCATCATCTAATAATAAATATAATAATGAAAATATTAACATAAATATTATTAAATAATATATCTTATTTTTACTTATTGAATTTATGTCTTTTGATAAATCATACAATGGTTTTAAATATTTCATCTTTATATTATATATTTCTATTTTTTATTATATTATTTGATATTGTTTTTTCTATTTCTTTTATTCTCTCTTTACTCTCTTCTTCCAATTCTTTTGCTATCTTCTTCCCTTCTTCTGTTCGTATCTCTTTTCTTTCTAAATACTTAAACATTCTTCCTTCAAATATCCCTTTTGCATTTTTAAATGCTATCTCATACCTTATGTCATTCTTTAACATATCGTACATTACACATCTATCCACATCATACGACGTTAATAAATCTGATTCTCGCACTATTTGAAATGCTGCTTGATTCTCTCCATGATTTGGTTCACCCTTCACTCTTATTTTTGAATATGACATTGTTGATATTATATCTTTTACTATATCTATCTCGTATCTATAATATGCATTCTCTCTTAAAAATTTATCTATTTCACTTAATCCTTCCTCCTCTCTTATATATTTGTGATCACACATATCATGTAATAATGCTGACGTATAGATTAATCTTTCATCTTGTATTATTAATGGTGTATTTATCTTCTCTACATTATATAGATTTTGACTATACTTATATACATCCATTGCATGTCTTAATCCATGTGTCTCATCTATATTTAATCTCCTACTCGTCCCTATTATAAAATTATATATATTTGCTAATGGTATCAACATTATTTTACTATAATGTTGATTTATATTTTTATTTTAAATATTTATTTCTTTTTAATTCGAATTTATATTTTTCTTCTTCCATCTTTGGTAATTTATATTCAAAATATTTATCTAATTCTTCAAAATATAACTCTCCTTCATATCCACTCTTCTCCTCTTTTATCCATTTACATGCTATTCTTTTGAATTTTTCTACATAACTATATCTCTCTTCGTATAAATTTATCTTACCCCCATTCTTTTTTGGAAACTCTTTTAAATTCTTTATTATTTCTTTTATTATCTCCATCTTTTCTTCTTTGTCGTAATATCTTCTCATATTATATTATTTCATTTTTTTTAATGTCTTATTCCTCTTATTCCCTCTTTCCTTTCTTGTTTTCCTTCCGCCGAACCATCTTCTTTTTTCATATCCTGCCTTAATATGTCTAAATTTCCCTTCTTCTTTTAAATCATCTAGTGTTATTTCTTCCGAATTTTCTAATTTTGTTATTAACATTGGTTTTTTATTATCTGTTCTTATCATATGCATAAATTGGTCTTTCAAATTTTCTTCAATGAATATTTCATTTATATATCTATTTATTAATGTTACTCTTTCATCATCTTTTGGATTATTTACTAGATTTATAAAATTATTATAATATAAACTAAATACTGGTATTATTTCTTTTAAACTACAATTTATTAATTCTTCATTTATTTTATTTACATTTTCTTCTGTAATTTCTTTATATTCATCTTCATGTAATTTTAATGGTTTGTTATATTTATTCTCATCATTTGAAAACATTTTTTTTACTAATAATTCTTTTCTTTTTTCATAAACTGGTTTTAATAATTTATCTTCTTCATCTTGTAATATTTTATAAGTTACTCCTTCTTTTATTTTTAATATATTTTGAGATTTTGAGTTTTTCACTATTTCTTGTAATTTTTCCAATGTATTCATACTTGATTGGTCCAATATTATTTTTACAATTTCATTTATATCATTATTTTCTATTATATTTATTTCATTATAATCATAATTTGTTGTTGTCAGATAACTATATAATGGGTTTATTAATGTCACATTATCTTTACCTTTACATTCTTTATCAGTTGGATATATAAAATACCTGTTTTTATTATCTATTGTTATTTTTACAACATGACCAATTATATCATTTCCTTTATTAAATGTAATTATTTTTGTATCACTATTTTCAAGTTTTTCCTTAAAGTCATTACATTTTTTATTAAGTTTTTCTTTTTCTTGTAATTTACTATTTTTTTTTTTGTCATAATAAAGATTTATTGCACTCGCTATTATCATATCTCCATCTATCATAGATTTTGTTTTGTCTTTATCAATCTTTACTAATTGTATATCCACATTTTGACCATTTATCTTTATTGATACTTTTCCATGTTTTGGATTAGATTCTATTTCTTCAGCCTTTTTTTTATAATTTTCTTGCATTTCTGGAGTCATAACCGGTATAGATGGTTGCTCAACTTTGTCTCCTCCTTTAACCTCTTTTTTAATTTTTTCAAATTTATTATTATTTAAAAAAGCTATTATTGTTTCTTTTATTACATCGTTGTTTTCGTAATTTAATTTTTCTAGTCTATTATATTCAATACTCCTATTTTTAAAGTTATTAATATTAACTACATTTGCAATGTTACTATTTTCTTCTACTCGGTCTTTACACTCCTGACCAGAAACGTATATTAAATATTCATTCTTATCTGGTTTATTATCTTTTGGTATTTTTTTCATTAAAATACCATCACTATTCTTATTATAATAAATCTTTATTTGAACCCCTTGTAGGTTTTCTTTAAATTTTTCACAGATTAACGCTTTTTTTTTTGAGTTTAATTCTTTTATATTTTTTTTATTATTTTCTAAAAGATTTTCATAAAAATTATTAAAGGCTTCTACATTATTTGTTTCATGATATGTTGTTATTAGTTGATCTTTATTATCATCATCAATAATACCATCTAATTTTTCTTGAAGTTTCGTATATAATTTTGTTATAATTTCGTTATAATATGTTAATAAGTTAATAATTTCATCAATTTCAACATTTTCCTTATATTCTTTATTAAGATCGATTTCATCAATTTTTTCTTTATTTATATCAATTTTTTTAATTATATCACCAATTGTATCTTGTTCATCATATGATGGATTATTTTCTAAATCTTCTCGTGTTTGTTCTTGTGGACGTTCAGACATAGGTGGTTGTGATACTTTTTTACCTTTGTTCATTGGATTTATTGTTTCATCTAAATCTTTTATCCTGTCACCTAAATTTGTAAAATAGTTCTCTTCTTTAAGACGGTTTATTTCAGTGATAAATTCTTCTTTTTTGTCTTTTAAATTATAATCTTGCCCGAATACTTGAAACATATTTGATACTTCTTCCATCAAACCTTCATCTTTTACCTTACCTTCAAATATGTCTTTTATATTTTTATTTATCATTTCTATACGTATGTCTTCATTTTTTTCATTTAATATATCTTCATTAAACCATTTAGGTAATGCGCTTATAGCATCAGCCAGTTCATTATCATTCATTTCTAATACTACATCATCTGGGGATACCCTTGTTTCTTTATTTGGATTATCAAATTCTATATAAAATTTATTTAATTTATTTCTATTATCTTTCATATAATCAATAAGTTGTTGTTTTTTTTCTGATTTTTCAGGTTCTTGGGCGTTATTATATGCTTCATAGTTATTTTTTAATTCACCTAATCCATTTCTTTCTAGCAGGTCTTCATTATCTTTACTTATAAAAACACCATTCCCTTCTAAAATTTTAAGTTCATTCAATAACTCTTCTTCTTCTTCCTTGGTTTTATTAGCTCTTCCATTATCAGTCAGATCACGACTAATATTAACACTATTATCATCACTATCATGACCACTATCATCACCACTATCATCACCACTATCATCATCATCATTATCATTTTCTTCATTAGGATAATTTTTTCTATAAAAATCTTCAAAATTATAATTTCTTGCGAATTCAAAAAGTTGTTGTTGTTTTTCTGATATATATCTTGGTTTGTTGGATTTTTTGGCTTTATTATATGCATCATACATAATTTTTAATATACCTAATTCATTTGTTTCTAGCAGGTCTTTAGTTTTATTTTCATCATTCATAACTTTTTCTATCTTGGTTAATAGTTTGTCATCTTCTTCTATCCAATCTTTGGAAAAATTATCAATCATTGAATTACCAGTACTAACACCAGGTCTAACATCACTTCCAACATCACTGGAACTTTCCTCCGTTGGGATTATTCTAGCTGATCTTTTTTTCTTTCTAGTGGAAGGTCTTTTTTTCTTTTCCTTTGTATCGCGTATTTTTCTTGTGTTCTTATTCCCCTTCGGTAATACTCCAGCTTCACCTTCTTCTATTCCTTCTTCTATTCCTTCTTCTACTCCTACTTTTTTATTTTTTGGTTCTCGTTTTTTTTTATCTTTTCTTGTAGAACTCATAATATTAAATTTATATATATATATATATTTTGATAAATTAAAATATATATTTTATCTTTAATTATTGGATACTTTTGGTGCTAAAAAGAATCTAAAATAATTTTCATCTTCTAAACGATATAATAATTTAAAAGGTTGGTCAGGTGAAATATGAATAAACAAATCACTAGTAAGTTTAAAGAACTGGGCCATATTAGAAATTTGTTTTAAAGAATAACTACAATTAAATTCTAAATCTTCTTCAACTTCACAAGATTCCATATCATCTAATTTAATATTAATTTTCATAGAACCTTCAGTATTATTGTCAGAAACAAGTTTCAATTCATCCTCACAATAATTAAATTCAATATCATCACCAAAATTAGAGAATTGGTCAATTAATAATTTAAATTTTTTAGATTCCATAGAAAATACTAAACTAGAATCAGTATCAGGAATAGTTAATTCTTCAGAATCAATATCGACCATAGGCATAGTAAAAAATTTATCATATTCATTTTTATCACTACCAGTAAGTTCAATATCAATAGTATCTTCATCAAAAATAAGAGTAATTTCTTGAGAATCAGCACGAATATTCAAAATTTTAAAGAAGATAGCAGTATTAATACCAATAACTCGTGTATCAGTAACATCATAACTATAAAACCAAGTATTATTCAATTTTAATTCAAAAACACTGACATGAGAAGAATCCATACCTTGAATAAAAAAGAAATCCTTTTCCAATTTAATATTAATATGAGCACCAAATAATTTTAAATTTTGAAAAATTTGGACAAATTGTTCAGCTTTTTTGAAATCATTTATAACAATTTTCATTATAAATGATATAATCAGGATTTATTTATATTATTTTATAAATTTCAATTAAATACATTATTAACGTTTTTATTATTAAGTTCATTAACTTTACTATTAATAACTTCTAAAATATTTTCATTTACTTCTTCCTCTTTAAAATCAAATTTATTTTCAGCATTTTCTTTCCAACCACCTTGAGTAAACTGATAATCAAACCTATTAGCACATTGTTTAATTAAGAAGATACTAGCAACAACAATTAAAATATAGCTGTAATTTAATAAATTATCTTTAAGAACATTACCTTTAATATTATATTTATAATCATTCATAGCAATAGAAAAAATAGCAATTATAATAGCAGTAAATAATCCGTGATATAAGAAATCACCTAAAAAGGTCTTAACACAAAATTTAAACCAATATTTAATTTTCTCCCAAGGACCGACACAAAATTTCCTCTTATCTACCCTAAAAGCTTCTGTACAATCAGCATCTATTTTTTCAATTGCTTCAAAAATACTATAATTACTATAAATAAAAAGAGGAAAGAATGAATAAAATACAATGGAAAGACCAATAACTATAGGAACCCAAATAATAGTTACAATAAATATAAGTAATACACGTATAAGATTAATAACCAAGAAAAATCCTAATATAAATGGTGCAACAATAGCATTAGATTCAGTAATATTATCTAATAATTTTAACCAATCAGTTAAATAATGAGAATTAGGATTATCAGATAAATAATTTTGAATAATTTTTACAAAAACATATAAAATTATAAATCCAGAAATAAATGATAATTTACCTTTCAACATTTTTACTACTTCATCTTTTACCTGTTCAACATAAAAATAAAACATGGTTATTAAAAATAAAAATAAGAAAACAAAAGTAACTGTTTTTCCAAAAGTATCAGAAATCGTATTTGGTATAATATCTAAAAATACTATATTTAAATCATCATATAACATTACAACATACTCAAAGAAAAAGAATAAAAATCCCCATATCATTCCGATAACACCTTCTTGTTGTCTGTTTTCATTAAAATCATCAGTTAGTAATCGTCTAGACCCATCCATATTTTTCCTCCCTACCATATATTTTACTAATGGAATACGTTGCTTATCTATTGGATTTCTAAATGTTGTTACATAATACCAATTATAAACTGAAAAGAAACTAATAAGAACTGTGAAAAACAATGCTACATATTTTCTAACAATTTTCACATTTTTTTTCTTTCTCGCTTTATATTTTCTTTTTGGTTCATTTTTCTTTCTTTCACCACATTTTTCTACTACCTGTTCTGAAGTATATGTTATAAAATACACCGCTTTTTTATATAATTTATTTATCATATCTCCCAAATTTTCTGGATTTAATGCATCACCAATACCTTTGTGTTTTGGGTCTTTCCAACCATAACCTGTAAATTCATTTCGTTCGAATAACCCTTCTTTCAAGTTATTATCATCTATATTAAATCCTTCATCTTCTGTATCATTATCATAAACAGTTTCTAACTTTGAATCTTTATTTTTTTTTATTCTTTCTATTTTTTTTTCCATATTATGGACATGAATATTATCATTTGATTTTACACTTTGATTTCTAAATAATTTTGATTTCCATTTTGTATTATTATCCATATTAATATAATATACTATTAGAGTATAATAATATATTATTAACAAATATTTATCTTGCATACATTAATGCACAATTTCCTCCTATAAATGATACTATATTATATCTTTCTTCATGTAAAACTAAATTGTAATTATAATCATATAGCCTCCAATTATTTTTTCTTAAACCAATTGGTTCTCCATCTTCACTACATATTACATCAAACATCGAATTTACCAAATCAACTGTTGGTGTATTTGTCGTTATTTCCATCTCTATTCTTTTAAATTTACTCATATCTATCGCCCCACTTGGTTGATAATCTAAAGGATTTGTATTTAAACAAAAATTATAACAATATATTCCCTCTTTTGCAAATCCATTTGTTCTTGTATATTTCTCTATATAATCATATACACCTCTTGTTAAAGTATTTTCTCGATATTCTCCGTTAAATAGTATAGCCGCTGTTTCTAATATATGTTTTCTATTCACTTCATTAAAATCACCTGTTATATATAAACCTGTTGCTCTACTTGTATCTGGATTTACACCTGGTCCTGTCGGTATTGTTGTATCTAAATTATTATTTAATGGTGCTAAATATGTATCTGATGGTAAAAATTTATAAGGCCAATTTGTATAATTATTCCATTCATTTCTCATATTTACATCATTCCTTTGTAAATACCACATCCAACTCGACACCAACCCATTTGACGGTATTTTTAATTTCTTCGTTCCTGTTATATTTTCGAATTTATATTCATATACGTCCTTTATTAAATACAAATGATCATTTTTTGCTATTGATTCTTGTTCTTCTTTTGATAAAAAACAATATGTTGATATTAAATGAACATCTGCATTCCATGTTGTTACCTTATTCTCATAATTTTCTGGAACTAATCTTACTGCTGGCGGTGTCTGTAAAAATCTATACATTTGAAATCTGTTCTCATTAAAATCCGGTCTTACATAAGGAAAATTAAATTGCGTATCAAATACATCTCTTACTTGAAATAATTCTTGTAATGGTCGTAATGTCACTTCTATATGTAATTCATTATATTGTAATGCTATTAATGGAAATGCGCATTTATTATTTAATGTAAACCATGTATTTAATGGTATATATATATTTCTACCACGTATTGACGGTTCAGACCCTTCTGTGTTCTTTGTATGATACGCATTTGGATACGTATTTATTCTTCCATATACATTTCCTGGATCATTTAACTCTTTCACATTTCCACTCATCTTATTAAATAATTCCTTCTTTGATTCACTAAAATCTCTCTCCACCATTGCTGTCAAATATTCTCCTGTAAATTTATGTAATATTATTGACCCACATGTTATTACTACTTCTTTTATCATCTGACTTCCCAGATTCTCTATCCATTTAAAATTGTATGGTGCCCATTGATTATTTGTCTCTTGTGTTGGATGATATATTGGACTCCATATATTCGGTATATGTACTACTAAATACGTGTCCATTAACAAATCCGCATATCTAGGAACTTTAAATTTAAATACTGATTGTTCCATTGTTCTTAATTCACGTAATCCATCATAATCTATCCTGAATTTTTGCAAACCAAAATTACTATATTTAGAATATGTTACTTTAAAAAATGTTTTTGATGGATTACCTGTAAATATTATATCTCCTTTACCTACTGAATTTATATTTAGTATTCCTCCTGGCATTTTATATTATAATATATACAATTAATTTATTATATTATTATCAATATATAATATAAATGAATTTAATCAACAAACTTTTAATTATTATCACTATTTTTATTGCTACTTATCTTGTTTTTTCCCTTTTAAAAGAACGACAACTTATTTTTAATCTTTCAACTAAAACCGAACAATTCTCTTTATTTGGTGATACTCAATCCGGTGAAGCTTCTTCTATCAAATCCCAATTAACATCCAATGTTTCTATCACTGATTCTAATGGTGATGATAATCGACCTATCAAGGAATACCTTATTAAAGCTTCTTATAATTCTGCTGTTTCTGGTAATAAGGTTTCTACTGATATGGTTAATTTAGTCCTTTCTAGAGGTTGTCGATTCCTTGATTTTGAAGTTCTTATTATTGACGGACAACCTTCTGTTACGTATACTAAAGATTCCGACTATTTAGTTCGAGAACCTGAAAATTATATTATGCTTGATACTGTTCTTTCTACTATTTCTTCTTCTGCTTTTGCTAAACCTGTTCCTAATTCTAATGACCCTCTCTTCATTCATTTAAGAGTTAAATCTAATGATAAATCTGCTTTTAAAAAGGTCGCTTTATCTATTGAATCTACTCTCGCCAAAACTAATAAATTATACACTTATCAACATAAACCTACTCCTGTCGTTCAACATCAACGTGAAGATAAACTCAATGTTGCTATGCAAAAAGCTAAATTCTTAATTAATCCACAAACCAGTGATTTCCTTATGAAATTACCTAATTATATTGACTTTCATGCCGACCTTTCTACCAAAAATAAAATTGCTGAACAACTCGCTTCCTCCTTATATGATAATAAACCTAATCTTAAAGATGATATTGATGCAAAATATAATACTTATAAATTAAAATTTGACATTCTTAATGGTAAACCTGACCACCATTTCTCTTCTCTTTCCGGTAAATATTTTAATAATTTAACTGGTGATTTCTCTAGCATACCTCCTTCTAATTCTAATGATAATAATTATATCCTTGTTCCTGATACTGACCTTGTCAATTTCTTCGCTTTCTCTCCTATCATCTCTTTACAAACTGTTCAAAATAAAATTCTACCTTCTTTAAATATTAATAATCAAATCGATTCTTTGTCTAACGTTAAACTTAAAGACATCAAAGGTAAAATTGTTATTATTCTTGATAATTCTAATATTTCTAATTATAATGAACTTACTAAATGTAATTCTAAAGATACTAACTGTTTCAATATTAATAATTATATCTTTTCTAAATCCAATAGTAATCTCTTTCGTAAACAGAAATTTTCTCAACTTATTGAATCTACTTGTAATTCCGATGCACTCCAAATTTTAGATGGAACTAGTAATACCACTAAATCTTCCATTGCTGTTCCTGACACTTTCTCTGCTTCTAATATCTCAAACCCTGATATCCGTAACCTTGTCTTTAATTTTGGTATTCAAATCCCTTGTTTCAAATTTTATACTGTTGATAATTTTTTACTTATTCAAGAAAAATTATTTAATAGATATAAAACTGCTTTTGTTCCACTTGAAATTGTATTTAATGACTTAAATAAATGTAATGACTATAATGAACTTTATAGATGTTATGAAAATGATTAATTAATACATAAAATTGATTCTTTTTTCTTTTTTTCATATTTTTTAAAAACTATGAAAAAAATTGTTCACTGTAATTCTTGCAATAATGTATTCGCTAATTCACTTACGTTTCATTATCCTCATTATAATAATGACTTTCTATTTATTTGTTATTCATGTCATAATAAAATTAATCAAAAATTGATTGCTATTTCTGATTCTAAAGGTGACTTTTATGAAAATCGTAAATATCTTAAAAAACTTTCTCTTATTAAAGTTAATACTAAATTTTTGAAAAAAAACCATTTAAAGAATAATCTATGATATATTATGGAAACGTTCTATATATGTTTCACTCAAATCTCTTTTCTTTATTTCCGATTGGAGATTCTTTCCTTCATAGCTTAGTTGGTAGAGCGTACGACTGTTAATCGTAAGGTCACAGGTTCGATCCCTGTTGAAGGAGTAACCCCCCCAGGGGTCTCATGGTGTAATGGTATCACTCAAGACTTTGAATCTTGCAACCTGGGTTCGATTCCCAGTGGGACCTTTTTTATTAATTTTATAATATTTTATAAAATTGATTCCTTTTTATACTATCTATTCATTACAAATTACCTATTAAATATGCTCTATGAAACTTCCGATACTCAAAATGATATTATTCAATCTTTGAATAACTTTATTGATAATAATAATATCCCTCATTTAAATGATAATGACCTTCATCCTTCTTTGAAAAGTATTCATATTCCCAATGCTATTAATCTTATTAAAGAATTTGTTAATGACCAGAATAAAGTCATACAAATTTATGGTGCTACATCTAGTGGTATGACCAACCATATTGTTTTTAGACGTAATGGTCTTATTTATAATGCTTTCTGTAGTATGACTCATGGTCTTTATGCTGTCTCTCTCGCTGGCCCTGACATTGTCAATAAACTTTTCCCATATTATGAATACTTTTAAAATTTTTAAACAATATAAAGTTTTTTTTACTTATTTATCTAAAATGATACTAATTTTTTTGTTAACCCTTCTCTTCCCTTCTTTCGCTTTTATTCCATCTAATACTCACTCCTCTCGTAAATATTGTTTTATTCATAAATCTAATTCTGATAATACTGGCTATTTAAAAGGTATTCGCGACTACATTAAAAATTCTATTCCTTCTAATAAAAATAATGACTCTTTATCTAATCAAGATATTTATGATATTTCATGGTATGTTATTGGTGAAACTGATTCTTTTATTACTAATAAACCTCAAAAAATTACTATATGGAATAAAGACTATGTTGTTTGGACTAATTCTACTCACTTTTTTGCATGTGATAATATTTGCCCACATCGTGGTGCCTCTCTTGCTAAAGGTGAAGTTTGTAATAATAATATTATTTGTCCTTATCATGGTTACGAATTCAATTCTCACGGAGAATTGAAATTTGTTCCTGGACTTAATTTTAAAGAAAATACTAAATTTAATATTAATTCATTTGATATTTTTCAAATTGATGGTTGGGTTTATCTTAACACCTTCTTAAATTATGATAATAATTTTACTAACAATCTTTACAGAGAACCTGAACGTTCTTCCCCTGATAACCAACTTATTTTTAGACAAGTCAATCTTAAACAAGACTTTAAATGTTATCCTAGAATACTTACTGAAAATTCTTTAGATGTTATGCATATTGCATTTGTTCATACATTTGGTAATAAATATGAACCTGCTCCTTTTTATGAAAAAACAGTTAAACTTAATAAATGGCATTATAAAACTACTTATTTCTATCATTCTGGTCAAGACTCTATCCCTAATGTCCTTTTTAATATTGATAATATTACTATTGAAAATGAATTTATTATGCCTCATACTACTGTTGCACGTGTCATTTTTAATGGTATGATTTCCACTATTATTACTAGTGTTCTACCTATTAGTGATGACAAATGTACTATCTTTGTTAAAACATATCGTAATTTTATCAATAATTATTTTGGCGACATTTATACTTTATATGCTATGCGAACTACTATTAATGAAGATAGAAGTATCGTCGAAAATATTGACCCTACTTGTCTCGATGGCAAGTATAATATGAAATTTGATAAATTACAACATATTTATCGCAGATTTTATAAAAAATATGTTCATATCCCTCTTAAATAATCCTTTTTTTATAAAATTGAGTTTTTTTATCACAAACTTTTTATAAAAAAATCAATTATGGAAAATAATATTATTATATTTAAAAAATCTAATTTCTTTCAACAAGAATTATTTAAATCTATCTACCTTGATAGAACTCATCTTCTTAAAATACACAAACAACATATTAAATATGTTATTTCTCCATATGATAATCATATTACATTTAACATTAATACATCTAGACGTTCTATTTTACGACGCCAATATATTCAATATATTTTAACTCAACTTATTACATCTTCAAACCTCTTTGAAGATGTAACTCAATACATTTTAACTTTTATTGGATACGACCTTAATGATATTTATATTAATTGTAAATTAAAACATTCTTATATCTATAAAATTACTAATTAGCTAGAATCATCATGATTTGTTTTCTTTCTCTATTACTACTTCTTTTAATATATTTTTTATTATTTTTTTTTGTTCTATTTCTTCTCCTGTTCCTAGACTATGATCTTGCATTCTTATATAATTCTCCATTTCTTCTTCTCTTTCTAGATTTGGATGTGCATCTATCCATTTTCCTTGATTCCCTATATTCTTATTTACTACTTTATTCACTGCTACTTTTATTTCTTCCTTATCATCATCTTTATGCCATTCATTATTATCCTTTATATATAATACTTCTCTCTTCAAATCTGTACAATGCATCGGACGTTTTGTTACCTCTAAATTTGATAATGCATTGTGAAATATGTTTGTTATCCCTTTTATATGTCCATTGTCTGCTGTATATTCTAAATCTTGTAATTGAACTTGTAGCGAATTTATAAAATCCGTTAAATTTAATGCATCTTTACATGTCTCATTCAAGAATAAATTTAAATTAAAATTATTATTTGTTGTATTATTATTTGTTGTATTATTATTCCCTATTAATGGTATCATATCTGTCATTTGTTTTCTCATTTCCGTGTTTTCTTTTCTCATTTCTGTATTTTCTTTTCTCATTTCTGTCATTTCTTTCATTGCTTGTATTAATAATTCTTTATAACTAGGGTCATCATTCCTTTTTACTGTTATTTCCTCATCACTCTCTATTTTTTTTTCTTCAGCGACTTTGATTATTTGGCGACATTTCTTTTTATGGTTATATAAAGAGCCACGATGTTTAAACTCTTTCCCACATTCACATCTCCATACGTGTTGCCGTATTTTTGACGTATTTGACGTATTGAAAAATACGACATTTTTTTCATGTTTTGTAGTCAATAAATGTGCATTCCAATTACTTTTTTTACTGCATGTAAAGTCACACATTTCACAATAAAATTTTTTTTCAAGCGGCATTTTCGGCATTTTTTTGTTGTATTATTCCTAAACTAATACGACATAAAAAAATGCCTAAAAAAACGAAAAAAAAATGTGGTAACAACTTTTTTCATAAAAAAATAGAAAATAAAGCATTTTGCTCACAAGTTGATTTTTTGAGATCTGTTAAAAAAATTTTATTTGTAATATATAAAAATGGACATTTTAAAAATGTCCAAAAACAAAAAGTAGAAATGAATTTTATTTTGATCTAGAAAATTAAATAATAAATTTTTTATATTTAAAGAATCTATTTTGTCGGATTTTTGTAATCCATTTTCCGAATTTTTTGTAATCCATTTATCTAAAATTAGAGTTACAAAAATCCAAAATTTTTGGGTTTTTTTTTGCGTTTCCATTTTTATTATGCAGTAAAAAATGTTACTTTAGGTTACAATAAATATTTGCCTTAAAGGGTTATAAGTCTTAAGCTTCTACAAATATGTCGGAATAAAATGTCTCTGCTATATTTTTGCCGTGCTCATCGATGAATAGCTGTCTTCCAGTGGTCTTCCACCATTCTACCGCTTCCTCTGTCTCCTTATCAAGAGACATAACATCTTCCTTTGTGAAGCAGGCGCGGTACGCTCCAGGAATGTTAAGTATCTCGTCATCCTCGGTGAGAGCCATATCCGGTGATAACGCAAATGTGTCAGGGTTTTGCTTGGCTACACGAATAAGCATATACTTGACATGTTTTTCAACACAGAAGTTATAGAACTCCATCCACTCATCTTCAGTGATGGAGTTCCACTTGAAGTCAGAAAATCCACCGATGAATTCCTCTGTCTCCCTCTTGTCAATGAGGATTCTGTTCATAATACCGTCGAAACGGTCGTAGAACTCGTCCATACCAGAGGTCTCATTTTTCATGAGAACATTCAATGTATAGCATCTGACGCATTTCCATAGATCTTCAACGACCTTCTTGCGGACACGCGGGTTCTGAACGGCAATAGATGTATTATCACGATGATTCGAAAGAATAGTGGACATAGTTAGTTAGTTATTTGATATTGTATGAAATATAATACATGAATCAATTTATGCGATTTATGAATAAAATTTTGATCTAGAAAATTAAATGTTGATGAGTAATATAACCAGCAGAGAATAAAAGAAAGAAGACAAAGAATAAATAAAGATAATATTCAGAAAAGAGTTGTTGAGTATGAATAAAACTTCCGTAATATGTACCAATAAAATTACCGATAACAAGGAAGAGAGAGATGATTAAAAGTTCTCGAGTAATATCATTATTTTTCCAAAAATTATATAATGCAGGAATAGTTTGAGGTAAGACTTGAAGTATAAGAGCAATAATAACAGCTTTTTTTAAAGTTAATCCTAAAATGATGAGGGAAGGGACAGTAATTAAACTATCAACACCAATAGTAGACATAAAGATACCAGTAATAGTACCAACAAACAAATAGGAAAGAATATTAAAAAAAGTTCATATATAATTGTAATATATATATAAATATAAAAAAGAATATATAAATATAATAGGATGCCGAGAGGAAGGAATATATTATATGATGGAGAAATAACAAATATGTGGTATATAGGAGAAACATTAAAAGAAATAAGATTACGTATACCAAATTATGAATATAAAGTAGATGAAGGAATAAGAATAATAAAAAAGAAAGATGTAAAATATGAAAAATTTTTTTTTAAATATATAAATTATTTTCGTGAAACATTTAATTTATCATTAAAAGAAACAACATTATCAAAGATAAAAATATTAGAAGTAACATTAGAAGGAGAAAAGAATAATCTATGTATAAATATGGGAATGAATGATTGTAAATTAAAAGATTTTTATATAAAAGAAATAATGGAAATGAATGAATCATCAGAAATGGTAAATGATGAAGTAATAATAAGATTTGAAAGATGTGAAGATGAAGAAGAAAGAGAAGAAGCGAAAAGACAAGAAGAAATGTTAATAAAAGAGAAGATATTGAAAGAAGAAGAAATAGTAAGTATAGAAGATATACAATTAAAAGAGATAGAAAAACAAAATAGTAGCGAAAAGGTGATAGAACTAGACAAACTGATGGGAGAAAAGATAAGTAAAAGAAGAGAAAAAATATCGTATTATGATAAAACAGTAAATAAGAAAGAATTAAGTATATGGAATAGAATAATAAGAAGTTTAAAAATAGGATATTTTCATACTTGTAATGTAGGAAAGATAGAAATAATGGCGAAAAAAATGATAGAATTAGAATTATTAAAAGAAAATAAAAAATATGATTTGATAGAAGATAAGGAAGATTTAAAAGGATTAGTAATAGAAAAATTAAAAATATTAACAATATCAGACAGAGTATGCGAGCAAGAAGTAATAACATCATTAAGAGATTACATAATATATATAGATGCATTTGTAAGTTATGGTTGGGATACATTAATAAAATTCATGGAAAAAGAGGATTATATGAGGTTAATGTACGTAGAACAAAAATTATACGAGAGAGTAAATAATAATGGAATAAAGAAAATGTTAGAAGAAAGGATAAAAGATTTTACAGATGTAATAGATCATGAAGATTGGGAATTACAATTACCAGATATATATATATTATTAGGATTCAGTATATTTCCAAGTAGATATAAGATAGATATGTGGAAAGGGCAAGGAGGTTGGGAGGCAAAATATGATAAGAATTACAGGTTTATAGTAATATTATCAAATTTACTGGAACATCCATTATGGTATTATATATATGGAGCATCATGTTTGTTGGCTCAAGTAATAGGACCATCATACTATGTATATAATTATTTCATAACAGAAAATAACGATATGTGTCCAAATAATTTGAACGATTTAAATAAATTATTTGCAGTAGCATATTATTTAATATTATATGCAAGGATGAATTCGTTTTGGTCATCATTACAAACAACAGTATGGCAGTATGGTAATTCAACATTAATAACAAATGAGAACTATTTAAGATTAACACTATTAGTGAATTCATTATGTTTGTGTATAATACCATTTTTTACATATACACTATTTATGGAATTAAGTGGATTAACAGATTTAATTTTGAATTGTTTAACAGGAGAGTTTTTAATAAATATAGATAATTTAATAGTAAATTTTTGTGGAGACGAAACATATTTAAAAGTAATATCAAGAGATATAATGGTATTGACATTTGTAAAAGAAGGTTATCGAAGTAATAATATATTGGCACCACCGTCAATAGATTTTTGGTTATTAAACGTAGTACAAATAGTACAAATGTTTGGAACATTAATAATGACAGTTTACATATATACATGCATATAATTATATAAAATTGAAAGTGAATTTATATAATTAAAAAGAATAAAAGTAGAGAATGAGAAGCGTAACAGAAGTGACACAAAAGATGATCGAACAAATACCAGCAGAAGAAGAAATATTAAAAAATGAATTGTTAAAAATATTTGAATCACTTCAATGGTCACCACCAGAACAAGTAAAATCAACATATTATTGGAATAGATTATCAGGAGTATTAAATAAATTCATAAGTGTGGAAGATTATAATAATAAAAAATGGTGTAAAAATGTAATAACAATATTTCAAGAACCGACAAGTGTAAGTGAGTTATAAATAATAATCAGAAACCAATTGTTTAATATGAACAATTTTAGGATTATTAAAATGAATAAGACGTAGAGGTTCCCACTTTTTAAATTTAAAATTAAATTTGCATTCAATATTAAGAATTTTATTAAGAGAAACATTTTTATCGAGATTAATATTTTGAAAATCGTCTTCATCATCACTTTCTTCAATAAAATCAAGATTATTATTTTCTTTAATATTACGAAAGAGGGAATTCATAAATATACTAGTTTTATAAGAAGGAATGAAAGCGATATTATAAAAGACAAGTTCTTTATCTTTACCAAAGGCATGTAAATGATAGATATCATTTTGTAAATCAGGAGAGACTTTAAAGATAGCATTTCTACGATAAATAGGACGTGCAAAATCAAGAGTGTATTTAACAATTTTAGAAGTATAAATAACATTAGCAACTTTATTAATAAGATTGATTTTTTTATTGAGGAAAACATTAAAATGAGGTAAAGTTTTAGTTAATGAACGATACTGAATATGATGAATAGGATAAGGTATAACAGATTGAACAAAATCAGGGATAATAGTAAGTTTATTTTCATCAAAATCAATATTCCAAATGACAGGTAAAGAGAAGACGAAAGAACCATTATTAAGGATAGAAGATTGAAGAGTAATAGTGAGTTCATTAAGTATAGTAAATTTAGAAAGAGAGTTATAATTTTTCAAATCAAGACCCATATAGTAGAATATATCTTCAATAATAAAATATTTAATAGGGTTATCGTCTTCAATAAAGATAGAACCATAAATAAGAGTTCCATGGGTGATATGAGTAAAATTATGTTGAAACATAATACAATTAAAAGGTTTTTTATCTCGATTGATTTCAAATAAATAACAAACATCAGAATCTTTAAAGTAAGTGAACCAAGCAATAAATTTTTTGCCATTAGGGATAGCTAAACAGAAATTATAATTGTTGGAAACTTTCTTATGAGAAATAGTTTCATAGGAAAGTTCAAAATCAGGAATATTATTAAAAACTTTATTAAAGATATTAGGTTTTAACTCCATAAATATAAAGAGAGGATATATTTAAATGGTTTTATGAAAAGAGAAATGTTATTTCTGTTTAATAATATTTAAAATTTCATTCAATTTTGTTTCAAAAAGGTTGATTTTAGATTCAAGATTTTGCATTTTAAGGTCAAGAGAAGAATTGTCATTGGTGGAGGAAGAACAAATACGTTTAATAAGTAGTTCAGAAAGGTTGTAAGTTTGATTATTAACAAGACAATTAGGATTAAATTTACGACCGAATAAGCAAGGTTCTTTTAATAAATATTCGACTTCATCAAGGGAGACAGTGTGATAATTTTTAAGGTATCTATCATTAACAAAAGGATAAGAACGCATATCATGCCAGTTAGTAAATGTAGTAGCACCAGAAGGTAAATTAGGAGTAGTAATAATTTGAGATTCTAAATTATGACGATAGACTTCAGTAATATAATAATGTTCTTCAGCAGAAGGAATATTTTCCCAAATATTGTTAATAAATTCAACAGAATTAGAAATAATTTTTTCAGTAATAGGTCGATTTAAAATGAACCAATTACTAGTTTTATGAACAAATTTTTGTTCAATATGTTGAAAGACGGAATTACATCTAGGGACAACACCTCTTTGACGGACAGTCATATTGAAATGAGAGAAATTGTCTTTAGTTAAGAAATCATAAACATGGTCAAATGTTTTAAAAGGGATGCAAGCTTGAGAAAGAGAGATTATTTTAAAACAACCATCATCAAAAGCTTGTTTAAAAAGGATATTATGAGCATGGACAAGACTAATTTTGCGATAAGCAGTAGGGATACAATTGTTGAGTTTATATTTTTGAAAATGTTTCAAAGGTTTATCAGTTTTAAAATGAATATAAATAGAAAATTTGTTAGGGTCAACGTTTTTAAACCATTGATACCAAAGTTCTTCAAAATTAATAATGTCATAAATAAGAAAACAAAAACCAAGTTTTTTCATATTAATAAATTATAAAATAAAGTAATTTTAAATAATTATATTATATAATAATAAAATGGAAAATAAGAATATAAATTCAAGAGAAGAATTTTATAGAAAACATCCACAAATGAGAATACAAGAGATGTGGCGACAGAAGCAAATAGAAATATATTATATAAAGGGTCGTCCATTATATAAAATCAAAAAATGAAAGAATAAAAAAAGAAAAACAAAAGAAAAAAGAAAGAAAATAAGAATAAATAATAACGGAAAGTTTTAAAGGATATAGTGTAGTTTAATTCGTATTTTAAGACTTTCAATAGGAAGATGAGTATGAGTAAAGGTTTAAAGAATAGATAAGAGAGGTCAGAACGTTTATAAATAGAAGTAATAGATAAATTAAGTTGATGGCCTTGAGTAGCATGCCACCAATGAGGAGGTATAAATAAGGAATCACCAGGTTTAAGTGTAACTTTATAAACAGTCATATTGGAATGGTCCATAGAGAAGAAATCATTTTTAATAAAATTAGGAGTATAACTGAATGGATTACATTGAGTAATAACATCATCACCGACAATAGAACCTAAAAGCCAATCACTACTCCAAGTATTATTATTATCATGATAGTCAAATAAAAAAATAGTTTTTTCTCCAAAAATTTGATTTAAAATATAATTATCTTCAACATGAATATGACAATTACTAGATGCATTATGACCGAAGAACATATTATGACTAATTAAACAATCATGAACATTAGGATTAATATTATAATTATATATATGTTCAACAATTTTAGCATGGTCACATTTAATTTCATTAAGGTCAACTTCAGCAATATAAATATATGGTTTTAAATTAGAATAGACATAACCAATAAAATTAGAAAGAGTAGTTTTATATTCACCATCTTTTTTTTGTCCAGAATAGAAGTCATCATCAGTTTCATATATTTCAGAAGGGAATTTAGCATTATCAAAAATATGATTAATATTATCTTTATTCCAATATTTAACAGCAATGGTATCTTTACAAAAATTTCGAACAACAAAAGGCTTATGTAAATTAAAAAAAGAAGATTCAATCATATCACTATTAATATTTTCATTCCACAAATATTCGTCTAATTTTAAGTAAGTAGCGTTTTTATTTTTATAATCTTTATTTTGCTTAAATTTTTCAAAATTCATGTATATATTAAAATTATATATCATTATTAATATTTGTATTTAAAATATCAGTTAATTCATTTTCAAGTTCGTCTTTTTCATCACCTTCAATTACAAGATCAGTAGCATTAGAATTATCATCATCGTCAGAATCAGCTAAATCATCAAGAACATCATTAAGTTCATCTTCAGTAATATCTTCTTCTGAAATTTCATGTGTATCTAAATAATTTTGCTTAACATAAGTATAAGCATAGTGTAATAAAATGACCACAAAAATTGATACAAAAACAGAAAGGAGTATTTTAAGCATATATATATATTTATTGTTAAATAAATATAATAATTTTAAACTAAAAGAATATAAAATTGAATTAAATAATAAATTATATAATAAGGAAAAGATAGAATGACAAGCGTAAGAATATTGATAGTAGAAAAGAATGGAGGTGTAAAAGAGTTAAATTGGAAAAAATTTGAGGAAAAAGAAATATATAAAAAAGCGAATTTAAAAAAAGAAGATGGTTTTAAATTATACACAAAATATGAAGCAGTTATAAAAAATAAAGGAGAAAGTAGTAAATATATAGTAGATGTATATGGGAAAGAGTCAGGTAGAGCAAATATGGAAAATAAATATGAATTTCCACCACCAATAGATAATACATTATTCTTTGGGAATTGTATATTGATAAGGAGAGATGAGAAGAATAATCCAATGGATATTACATCAGAAGAATGGGAAAAAGTATATGAAGTATTGTATGGAGGATTTGAAGATATAAATAGTGAAGATAGTGAGGAGGAAGAAGAGGAAGAAGAAGTAAATCTAACAAAATCAGGATATGCAAAAGATGGTTTTGTAGTAGAAGATGAAGAAGATTATTTGGATTGTAGTAGTGAATTAAGTGACGACGAATATATATAAAAATTGAGTGAAGGATAAAGCATAAAATTGATATAAATATTTACATTATTTTTATTGTAAATATTATAAATATGACAGACATGAAAATGACAATGAACGAAGATGTAAGAGAGAGAGCAATTAAGGCAATAGACGAAAACAAAAATATAATAATTTGTGGTCCAGAAATGAGCGGTAAGACAACATTACAAAGAGAGTTAAAAGATATGTTAACAGAGAAAGATTATAAAATATATTATGGGGTTCAAGCTTATCATTATAGAGATAGGAGTAAAAGAGGATATAAAGAGAAAAAATTTTGGATAGAAGAACAAAATAGTGATTTGATAATGAATATACAAGAAGATTATGAATATATATTAACAGTAAGATATTAGACACTACTCCATTCATCAGCATTAAAAGACCAATTATCTAATTCTTCAGTGGCTAACATAATACTATCTCTTCTAAGATTTAATTGTTCGTTTTTAGCTTTAAGTTGAGTATTTTTTTTATCAATAGCAATAGTAGTTTCAAGTTCAACTTCTTTTTTCTCCCATTCATATATTTTTTGTTTATTTTCTAAATTAAGTTTTTTATTTTGAATATGATAATAATTTCTAGATTTAGTATCCATAATACATTCATATTCAGTGACTAATTCCTTTTTAGTATTTACAATTTCATTATAACGACCATTAATATCATCTTTAATAATTTTCCATTCGGAATACTTATTATCGTGATTTTCATATGTCCAAATTTCTTTCTTAGACCAAGGACCTAATTTATCCATATTATAATCAATTTCATTTAATAAAAGAGAGTATTTTTCTCGTAATAATTGAATTCTTTCTTTTAATTCATCAAGTGCATAATATTTAGAAATAGATAGGACTAATGAAATATATGTAGCAATAGTAATAGAAACAACAGAAACAGCAACATCAGACATAGAGAATTGTAATTTAGTAGCTTGTAAAAAACCAGAAATAGTAGAAGTGAAAATAACAGAAGTTTGAATATTATTGATGGTAGAGACTAAATCATTATATTTAAGGTCGAGTAATCGTTTGCATTCTTTGGATTCTTTTAATATATGTATATTATTACTTCTTATAGAAATATATTCATTTTTAAAAATATTAAACTTATCTTCTCCATTATGTTTTTTTTCTGTAGTTTTTACAGTATTTTGAGGTGTTGGATTTTGAGGTAAAGAAGAAACACTATTATCTTCAGAAACATCAGAAAAAATGTTAGCCATATTATGACCACGAATAATAGGAGGGATTGGTAGTTGTTCAGGTTGAGAAACAATACTATTATTGTCGGGTTGAAATGTACGTATTCTTTGAGATACAGTTCCAACTCTTGGTAATTCATTTGATTGAACAGAATTAGCAGGACTAGTTAATTGGTTTAAGTTTTCTTCACCAAGAATATTAATATTGTTTGACATATCGTTTTGAATTATTGTATTATTAGAACTTAGATCCATTTCATATATATTTCTATAATGATAATTTATTTAATATTTAAATGTGCTAAATATTAAATTAAAGTCAATTAAAAATTTACTAATAAAAATAATATATGAACTTTATTGAAATAAACAAAAACAAAGTTTTTGAGAAAAAAACTTGGGATTATAACAGAAATAAATTATGTTATCAAGGATTTAAAGTATATATATGCACAAAATGGGATAATTGTAATAAGATAAATTTATATCATTATGGAAAGATAATTAATATAAATGAAACCTTTGTTACTGTAAATGTAGGTAAATACAAAGGTTTTATAGATTTAATAAAAACTCTAACATATTCAAATAATGAAATAAAATATATTTTTCTTCTTACAAAAAGTAATGTTAATATAAAAAAAGAATATTATAAAATAAAAAATAATGATGAATTGAATACACAAGAAAAGAAAGAATTGTATAAAGATTTATTAGTATCCAATTTTAACTGTATATAAATTACTTTTTATATTTTTTTTTTAAAGTGCGTCTTTTGCTTTTTTTTCCACCTCGTCTTGTTCTTCTTGTATTATATCTTTGGTTAGGTTTTTTTTCTTGTTCTTGTTCTTGTTTTTGTTTTGAGAAAAGTGTAGGGATTGTTTTTTGTTGCTCTTTAGGTTCTTCTTGAAGACCAAGCATTTTAGCGATATTCCGTTGTGTTTTATCAGGTTTTGCTTTTTTTGTTTTGTTATTAGGACTACCATTAATTTTTCTTTTTGTTTTACTACTAGATGAAGTTTTTTTAGTATTATTTTTTACTTTTGCAGTTTCTTTATAACGTTTATACATTATCATTAATCCTTTTCCTATTAATACATTTTTAATTGTTTTTTCCTCATTTTTTGTTAATTTACCACCTTCTTCATTACTATTAGTTTGTATTTGTCTTTCCTTTAAAACACTTGTAACATCACTATAGTTCTTAACAATTTCATTAGTAATTTTATCCATTTCATTGAAAACATTTAATAGTCTATCTTCGAGATCGTTTTGTTTAAAAAGACTGGTAAAAGCAATACCTTTAGCGTCATGTTTTTTATTATTACTTACAAGTATCCATTTTTTTTCGAATGCGGATAAAGTATCACCTTTAGTACTAAAACGTGTAACACAGTTAGAAATAAAAGTTTTAATTTTTGTTTTTTGTGTATTTAGGTCATCATGATCGTTACCTAATTTACTAAAATCAAGATTACTTTTAGCCATATTACATGTATGATGTGAATATGCAAATTCATGACACCAGTATTTAATAACGGAAAAAGCCCATTCAAAAACTCCTTGGTCTAGATGTTCTTTCACAAATAAAGCTTCGAAATTACTTTTAATTTTATTGAAATTATCATTAATTACAGCTTTATTAAATGTCTGAGTACAATTAATATTTTTATATAATGCTAATAAGTCCTTAAAATTATTGCCGTCATTATTAAAATATTTCCATGCTTTTAAATAAGTATCATCACGTGAGTTATTAATTAATTTACATTTATATTTATTTAAAATAACATATGTAGGACTTCGTGTAAAAGCAGATATACAAGGGTATTTATGTTCCATCTCTGGACAAATTCTTCTTCTTCCTCTTGAACCAAATGTAACTTCTCCCCAGGCAGGAATAATGTCTTGTTGACATATATAACATTTTGGAAATCCTAATTCTGGTATCTCAATCTTGTTATTTTTTCCTAATCTATAAAAATCTTTACCATCACCATGTAGAAAATTAGTAAGTCCTTTATGTGTTTGTGGGTTGGTTTTATCCCCATCAGTATGGAGGCCCATTGCATATGAAACAATTTGTCCTCCCCATATATCACTCATTTGAGTTTCTTCTCCAATTTTATTACAGGCAATATTCCGAATTGCTTGTAAATCAACTGTTGTTTTATCACCGCTTTTATTAGTTTTAATAACTTGAGGTTTATGACGATATTTACAAACTTCATTAAATATTGTAGAAAAAGGATTAACAGCATTATTTCCACTGGAATTATATAATTTGGATAATTCAAATCTTTTAGCAAAATCATTAACAACTGATGATGGAGCTTGTGAAAAAGCAGAACTTGTAGTACTAACTTGAGTACTGTTACCGCCAACATTTTCGTCCTCTTCTTCTTTGACAATATCAAATAAATTCTCACTTAATTTATAGTCATTATTAACTAATTTATTAAAACTAGGATCAATTGCAGCCTCTTTAGGCATTAAATATTTTACAGTATCAATATTCATATCATTTGTAAATGGTTTTTTAATTTGATTATTAATATTATCATTGTAAAGAAATTCAGTAATAATGTTTTCAAGCATTTTATTAACTCTTCCATTCATTACATCTAGTCCTTCATCAACAGAACCGAGGGGGTTGGTAAGAGTTCTTGTCAATGGATTTTTTGTTTTTTGTTTTTTTTGTTGTTTCATGAGATCATCTAATGCATCAACTTTTTCACCTACATATCGTGTTCCAAGATTACCTAGTGGTAGTTTATTATTATCTTCGTCAATATCAGTATCACTGTTACTATTACTGTCTGATGCTTCACCATGTAAATCATTGTTTATGTCTTTTCCTTCTACATAAAATTCACCAATATTATTTGGTCGAAGACCCATTTGAAGTAATGTTCTATTATCATCAGTAGGCATTTCATTTTGTTGGGCGATACGTCTTGCTTCATCAGTTAAAGGTATATTAGTAGATGTTTCAGAATCAGGTGTGTTACTATTACTATTATTATTAGAACTCATAAATTAATTATATAGATAATAAAGATATAATTAATCTAAATGAAATAAAAATAAAAAGAATATAGTGTATATGTTTAAAAAGACAATATTATTTCCAAGCAAAAGCGGTCAAAAATTACTAGGCGTAGATAAAACACCAATAGTATTGGGGAATTTAATAAATGGGATAGTAAATACAGTAGAATGTAGTGAAAATTTAGATAATAATTTAAGGAATCTATATGTAGAAAATATGAAGACATTAGATCCAAAATTAAATATAGGAGGAGATCATTCAATGTCAATAGCGACAGTAGCAAGTTCATTAAGAATGAATAAGAATTTAAAAGTATTATGGATAGATGCACATGGAGATATAAACACAAGGAAAAGTTCAAATACAAATAATTATCACGGAATGCCGTTAGGATTTTTAACAAAATTAGATAGAAGAAAATTCAAGTTTATAGTACCAAGATTAGATTTCAGTAATTTAATGTACGTAGGAATAAGGGATTTAGATTCATATGAGAAGAGTGTAATAAGAAGGAAAAAAATAAAATATATAACATCAAGTAATTTAAATAATAATACAAAAGAATCAATAAAAAGAATAAAAAAATTTATAAACAATGAACCATTACATTTATCATTTGATGTAGATGCATTAGATCCAAGATATATGAGATGTACAGGAACAAGGTGCAAGAATGGTTTAGAGTTAAAAAGTGCAAAGCAAATGTTAGATGAATTAAAAAAAGAGAAAATAGTGAATATGGATATAACTGAATTTAATATGGAATTGGGAAAGAAGAAAGATAAAGAAAGGAGTATATACAATTATTTAAAATTGTTTGAAGAGTATATAGATTTCAAAGAGGTTCAACAAATATCAGAAGTATGATTTAATCCATATTTTTTATCAATATATTTCATATCTCGAGTGATGAGTTTGCAATGAGGTTTATTATTATTTCTTCTATAAATGCGAAGTATGTTAAAACGACCTTTTTTTGCAAGTGCAGCCTGTTTTTTAGTTTTATTCATATTATTAACTTCGTGACGAATACCTTCATTAATAGCAAGTCTGCGTTTAAGAGTAGGATAAGAAAGTTTGTATTTATGTTTTTTTTTAGAGTCATCAATTGGACGAAGTTTGGGTAAGATACGTCTAGATTTATTATTTTTAGTTTTATTGGTTTTAATTTTGTTGGTTTTAATTTTGTTAGTTTTATTTTTATTTTTAGTATTTTTTCGAGTGTAAACAGCCATTATATAATATATATTTAAAATATTATATAATTAAGGTCTATAACGTTTAAAAACTTCAACAGCGCATAATCCACCGAAGATTTGACATAATAAATAAGGGATAACATCATTCATAGGTAATTTATTAATAGAAGCCATAACAACAGTAACAGCAGGATTAATATGACCACCAGATAAGGAAGCAGTAGCAAGGATAACAAGAGCAAGGGTTAAACCAATAACAAGGGCATTACCAGATAATAATATAGAATAAACAAATACACCAGTACCGAGGAATTCAGCTAAATAATTGTACATATTATATATATTATATAGTAAAAAAAAAAGGATTAGCTATAATTACGAATAGCGGAAGTTTTTTTAGGAACAACAGAACCACCTGAACGAGTACGGCGTAAAGCAGAATTAACATCTTGTTTATTAGTATTAACGAAAGACATAGGAGAAGCGTTTTTATTTAAGGTAGCATTACCAACGGTATTCATTTTTTTTTTAGAAATAACAGAAGAGGAGTCATAAATACCACCAATATATTTAACTTTTAATTGGTCGTTATGATTCAAAGGTTCATGAAAAGATTGAATGTATTTAAAACGATTAATAGAGAAAGAATTATGACTATCAGCAGGACCATCTTTTAAAGGCATAGCATGAACAGAGTTTAAAATAGAATTATTACTTATTTTGGGGATAGGTTGTCCATTTTTATTAGTAAAGTTCATTATTATATAATATAAATCATATAATAATTTAAAGTGAGTAATCGTTATAGTTTTTACCCATAGCCATTTCTTTTTTGTAACGAGTATATAGAGAACTATCAGAAACATATTTAACATTACCAGAAGCAGTGGCAATATTAGTATTATCGCATGCACCACCTCTAGTACCACAATTATAGTTTTTGCGGCCTAAAAAATCTCCTAAATTATAAGCACCTCTAAATGGAGTAATAACTCTTTGATGGGTTCCAATTTTATTTTGTACATTAACATTGTTCCAACCATCTCTTAAAATATTTCTAATACCAGCATCTTCAGTAGTATTAAATCCAGTAAGTGTTTGTTGTGGAGAAACACCGGGACCTTTATAATTACTTTTTACAGTATAATTTAAACTTAAAACCATTATTATATATAGTATAAATAAAAAAATAAATTAGTTAAAGTTAATAAAAAAAAATGGTTAAATATATAAAATGGATTTATCAGACAATATCGATATGTTATCATTGCAATTGATGGGGAATAATAGAAAATATAATAACTATTTGAGAAAAACAAATGAAGAAGAAGGGAAACGATTAAATAATGAGAAAGAATTAAACGAAATACATAAAGAAGAAATAATAAGAATAACAAATGATTTATTAGATAATCCAAATAGTAGAAAATATAATTATGATATAGAAAAAAGTTTCGAATATTTCAGAAAGAATATAATAAAGGATATAGAAATGAGAAGTGTAGAAGAAAAAAACAATTATAATGATGAAGACGTATTATTTGGAAATTTAGAGGGAGAAAAAAAGAATATACATAATTTTTATAATTATAAATTTACAAGATAATATTATGTAATTATAATATAAATGAAAACAAAAATAAGAAAAAATAAATTAAATAAAACAAGAAAAAAAATGAAAAAGAAGAATTGTAGTCCATATGGAGAAGAAGTTAAAATAGATGAAGATACATGTTTATCGGGTGAAGTAATACAAAAAATAAAAAAATCATTTAATTCAAACCATCCAGAAAAAAGAATAAAATATAAAAGCACAAAAAAAATAATGGAAAGATTAAAAGAAGAGAAACCACAATGTGAGAGTGATGTATGTTGGTTAGGAGAAATAAAAGATGATAATGTGAAAAAGGTAATAATGAACAAATTTTACGCACCAAAAAAACCAAATGAATGGAAAAAAAATCCAGATGAATGGTTATCAAATTATGATATATTAGACGTATTAAAACAATACGAAGAAAAATATAATAATTTTAAATTTATAGGACCAACACCAATAGATTTTGATAGTAAAGATATGTATAATGATGAAAAATGCGTATGGAATGAATTATGTAAAATTAATATGAAAGAATTATTAAAAAATGGAAAAGAAAAAATAGGAATAATTTTTAATTTAGCAAAACAAGGAGAGGCAGGGACTCATTGGGTATCATTATTTATAGATATAAATAGGAGATATATATTATATTTTGATAGTAATGGAGAAAAATGTCCAGAAGAAATAGAAAAATTAATAAGAAGAATTAAACAACAATTAAAAGAAATGAATAAATTAATAAAAGTATATTATAATAGATTAGAGCATCAACGTTCAAATACAGAATGTGGAATGTATTCGTTATATTTAATAATAACATTATTAACAGAAGAAATAGGAAATAAAAAAATAAAAACAACAGATAAATTAATATCTCATTTTACAAAAAAAAGAATTCCAGATAATTTAGTATTTGAATATAGAAATATTTATTACAATGAATAAATTATATAATTATTATATAAGTATAATAATTATATGAATGAAGAAGAAGATATAAAAGAATATTTAAAAGATGAAACAGTTGAAACTTCAAATAATAATAATATATTATTAGAGAACGAAGAGTATAATAATATAAAGGAAGGAATGGAGTTATCAGATAAAGATATGTTAAATATATTAAATAAAGAGGTTCATGGTGTAATAATGAGAGTTCATCCGAAAAAATATCCAGGTTATGGTTGGGGAGGTCCATCAGATAAAAATCATAGATATTTTTCAAAAATAAGTTACGAATTTTTGCAACCAGATGATCCATATGCAAAAATAGATGATAATTTACGGCAATTAAAATTATATACCGAAAATGATATAAGACCTTATTACAATATGGACAAAAAAATAAATAAATCAAAGATGCCAGAGAATCGTTATAATCAATACTATCAAAAAGGAATGTATTTTTATCCAAATACAAGACCACAAAGTTTATTTAAAAATAAAAAAAAAGAAGAAAATATAGGAGGGAAAAAAAAGAAAAACATAAGAAACACAAAAAATAAATTAAAGAGAAAAAAAACAAATAAAACCAAGAAAAGAAGACATATAAAAAAACGTTAATATAAAGATATAAATAATAATGTCATTATTTATATCAAATAAAAATCAAGAATTATTATGGAAAGTGATAAATAATAATTCATATATAAATGAAATGGATGTATCATTTAAAATAGATTGGTTTAAACAAACAATCGGTATATTTTTTGATATGTATCGAGAAAAAAAACTAAACAAAAAGGAATTGAAAAAACTAAACAAAGATTTTGTAGAAAGAATATCAAAAGATGTAAAATATATGATAGAATTAAAAGAGAAAGAAGAAAAGATATTATTAGAAAGAGAAAAAGAAATAGAGAAAGAAAAAGAAAGACAGAATGAGTTTGTATTAGAAACATTAAGTGAAAGACTGGCTCCTCAAAGTGATGAAATAAACAAAAAATATAATGAAAGGCAAGAAAATTATAATGATTTATTAAATAAAAAGGTTCCAGACGAAATAGATTTTTCAGAAAATATGAATGATAATAAAATAAAAGACATGGAAGAATTATTAGAGAAAGAAAGAAGACAAAGAGAAGAAGTAGATAAAGAAGCACATAGGATGTATGAAGAATATGTTAATAAGAATGATATAAAAAAGGAAGAAATCGAAACAATAGAACCAAGGTAAAATATAGTTTAAAAATCTAATTCATTTAAACCTAATAAATCAATACCAGGGTCATATTTAGGCGTGAGGTCTTCAATTTGTTTATTTAAATCACGAATTTGTTTTTCATATGTAGCAATTATAATTTTTTGATTTTTAATAGTTTCTTTAAGACTGATATTATCAACAAGATAATTACTTTTATTATTATTAATACTTTCTAGCCAAAGATTATGTTTTTTTGTTTTAGTATGACCAATAAAACTTTGTCTATTGAGAAAAACCTTGTCTTTACTAGAACAAGGACAAATTATTCCAGCAGTATTAAATTTGAAATTAGGTATATTATCAATATAATCACCAGAGAAATTGATTCCTGGTTGATATATATTAGGTTTGATTGAAATATCCATTATAATTTAATATAAAAAAATCTTTAAATTATAAAATTGAATTGAAAATATAAAAAAATAATATGAAAAAAATGTTAGGGTTCATATTATTATTAATAAGTATTCATTTGTGTAATGGTGTATTTAATTATACCAACGATACCATAAATAATATTGTTGATTTTATCTTTATAGATGATGTAATAATTATAAAAAATATGAAAAAGATAGATGAACCAACAATAATATTTGTTATGAAAGAAAATGAAAATAATACATTTATTCAATTATTGTAAATTAAATAATCTTAAATAAATGTATAGAAAATGTTTTTTAAGAAATTATATGTAGAATTTATACAAGATAATCTACTTACATTTATAATATATTTATTAATAATTTTATTTTTATTTCCAATGGAAGGTTTAGTATTACCTAATGTATACGGCTCATTATTTGATAATATAAAAACAAGTAAATTTAAAGAGAACCCATTAGATGTATGGAATAATTTATTAAAAGGGAATGTAGGGGGATTAATGTTTGCAGTAATATTAATATGGCTTATCATAATATTAACAGATTTCGTGAAAAGTGAGATCGAGGCAAATATAACACCAAAATATCTACAATATGTAAGGAATTTATTTTTTGAAGGAACAATAAATAAGCACGATACCGGTAATTTTAAAGATATAAAATCGGGGGAATATATTGCAAGAATAATGGAATTAAGTAGAAATTTACGAGATTCATTTCAATATGCATTTAGTAGATTTATACCAGAATTAATAGTAACAATAATGATAATAGGATTTTTATATTATAAAGATCCAAATATTGGAAAAATAGTAATTTTTTCATTTATTATTTGTATTACAATATTCTTAATTCGAGGAGTTAAATTAACAGATTTGATTAAAAAAAAGGAAACATATTTTCTCGAAGAAATAAGTGAAAATCTTCAAAATAATTTTAATAATTTAATGAATGTGTATATAAATAATAATACAGATGAAACAATAAGTAAAAATACGAAATTAGAAAAACATAATGAAAAATTATCTACCGAAATAATGAATGAAGAAAATAAAATAATATTATCAACACAGATAATAACTCTATTAACCTACGCTATAGGAATATATTATTTATTTATATCTTTAAAAGAAAAGAAAATGTCAACTGCAAATGTAATTGCATATATATTATTACTAGGCCAATATTTATCTTATGTAATGGATTTAAATTGGGGAATAGTGCATAATATAATATATAGAATGGGAATAGTATTAGCATCAAAAGATGAATTAGAAGATATATTTTCACATATAGAAGACAATAAAAAAGAAGTTAAATTCATAAAAAATAATATAAAAATAGATAATTTATCATTTAAATACAGCAGTGATGATACATCAACCGATTATTTATTTAAAGATTTTACATTAAATATAAAAGAAAATGAGAAAATAGGAATAGTAGGAAGGTCAGGATCAGGTAAAACAACCTTAATGAAAATGTTAGTAAAATTATATGAACCAAACGAAGGAAAAATATATATAGGCGATATTGATATTGCAGACGTTTCAAAAAAATCATTAAGAAGTCATGTTAATTATGTAAATCAAAAAACAAATTTATTCAATGATTCATTAATGTTTAATTTACAATATGGTAATAATAAATCAGAAAAGGAAATAGAACAACTATTAAAAAAATATAAATTAAACGAAGTATATTCTGATTTAAATGATGGATATAAAAGCGATGTAGGAATAAATGGAGGTAATTTATCATTAGGAATGCAAAAAGTAACAACAATAGTAAGAGGAATATTAAAACCATGTGGAATAATAATATTTGATGAACCATTGGCTGGTTTAGATGAACGAACAAGAGACAAAGTAATGAAATTATTATTTAATGAATGCAAAACAAAGACTATAATAGTAATAACTCATGATGAAGAAATATTACCACATTTAGACAGAACAATAAATGTTAATGAATTTCAGAAAAATAAATAAATATTATATGAGATGTTGTGAATGTTATAAAATCATATTTCAGACATATTATTTTGATAATATTGGATACTGTATAGATTGTTTTGAAGATATATTGACAGAAGATTTTTTAAATTTTAATATGGATCCAGTAAGTGTAACGGAAATAGAATAATTATTATATACTATTTAATATATAATAATAAAATGTGCTTTTCTGAAACGCAATCATATATTCATACAGGAATATTAGTTGTTGCTGGAGTATATGCATTACCAAATTATAGATTAGCAATACCCGCTTTTTTCTTTGCATTAAAAGAATTATTACAAGGTTTATTGTATAAATATCAAGGAGATGACGAAAAATTAAAATTATTTGCTGCTCTATCATGGATTCATATATCATTGCACCCATTAATGTACAATATAGTATTCTCAAATTTTGCACCTAATCATACAAGATTTTGGTACGTTATATTTGGTTTATGTATAATATATTCATTAATTATGATACCACAATTAAATGAATTTGATTTTCAAAATGATCCAGACTGTTCAGATAAAATAGGCAAAGGCGATTTTTGTGCTAAAAAAACAGGTGCCTATATTGGTAAATATCATATAGGTTATACGTTTAATACAGATGTACCATTTACTCCAATTGATGAATGGACATATTATCAAATATTAGGTTTTGGACCAGCTTTATTAACTAAAGCAAGATCATTAAGTATATTACAGGCGTTTTTAGCTATATTGATATATGTAATATTTAATGAATTAAATGATATTCATGAATGGCCACTAAGTATTTCACCACATAATGGTGAAAAAGCAGCAATATGGTGTTATTTAAGTATAGTATTATTACTACCAATTATATTATTTGAAAAGAATATAAAAAAACTATTAAAATAATGAAACAATAAAATACAATTATAAATATATTAAATCTGTTTTGTAAATTATTATATCTTTGAATGAATACTGGATTGTGTTGAAAAACAAAGTTTCTTACATTTATATCTGGTGGTTGTTGAATTATAAATTCATTCATATTTAATCTATTATTTCTATGTCTGTTAATATATTCTTCATTTTTTATAAAATAGTTGTTTTTACACATAAACATTTATTTATATATAAATGTTTATTTAATATATCTGTAAAATTGATTCAAAGATATAACAAATGTTATATCTAAAAACAAAAAATAATGTCTTCAGAAATTAGCGTCACTGAAAGTTTATTTAGAAACTCTGCTTCAACGCATAATGGTTGGACTAGAACAAATGTTGATAAAAAACCACATAGAACAATTCGAATTGGGTTTCAAAGTAACTGTAATCAAGATGGACTTATATGCGATTTAACAGTTGAACAAAAAATGAAACAGGTTTTAAATAAGTATAATGTAAATGAAGAAAAATATAAAATAGAAAATATACACACAAAATATGAATTTTCATATGCTCTTTATATTGAAGAGGAAGAATATCAAAAACTAAAGGATAGAATGTGTGAAACTAATAAGAGGAACAAAGAAGAAATCATTACCAGTAAAACAATTGTTACTGTTTAGATACAATTTCATCTACTAATCCATATTTAATACATTTATCAGAAGACAACCATAAATCATGTTTTAAAAGTTCGTCTAATTCTACAGGGTTAATTTTAGTATATGTGAAGTATATTTTTTTTATAGATTTCATAAATGTATTAAAATTTTCCATACCATCACTCAATTCGTTATATTTACCTGAACTACCACTAGATAATTGATGGATTAACATAAGTGAATTTTCAGTCATAAAACGTTTATGTCCAGATACACTAATTAATGTTGCAGCACTTGCTGCAAATCCTTCAACGTATGTATGAATAGGAATAGGTGAATTTTTAATAATATCAACCAAGTACATACTATGAAGTAATGACCCTCCTTCACTCTGAATATGAAGCTTTATTGGTGGCGATTTAGCTCCAAATTTATTTTCAAAAAGCATAGAAGCACTAATTAATTCAATTAATGCATCTTTTAAAGCTTTTGATGATTCTTGATTTAATGAACCATAAAAATAAATATTATTATTTTCTACTTGAACAAAAGATGATTCATATGAAGTAGATGGACTCGATGTAACGTGTATATTTGCAGCTTCTGCAACAGGTATTAAGCTATTACTAGTTATTAAATTATTGTTTGGAAGTAATAAAGATATTCCAAATAAATTAGATGCAATTCTTTTAGCATTGAAATTTAACGAGTTGAATAAAAATAAATTAATAAGGCATAAGTATAATAAATACATACTTTTCATATATTCTCTAAATATATAAAGTTTTTTTTAGATGAAAACTTTATATTTACAATAATAAATAATAGTTCATTTAGCGTTACCCAAGACATACCACGAGGAGGCGAACTAAATTTATGTCTCATTGCAGAGAGTGGGATTCGAACCCACGAAGCAATAGCACGAGATCTTAAGTCTCGCCCCTTTGACCGCTCGGGAATCCCTGCTTAATGTATCCAGAGGGGTTTGAACCCTCGACCTTCGGCTCATAAGACCAACGCTCTAACCAACTGAGCTATGGATACTAATTTCCCACACGGGGAATTGAACCCCGACCTCGGCCTTGAAAGGGCCATATCCTAACCATTAGACTATGTGGGAAAATGTGGAGTCGGTGAGCATCGATCTCACTACCTCTCGCACGCTAAGCGAGCGCTCTACCACTTGAGCTACGACCCCTGGTGCATCGAGTGGGATTCGAACCCACGAAGCAATTGCACGAGATCTTAAGTCTCGCCCCTTTGACCGCTCGGGAATCGATGCTATTTAAGCCTTTTTACGACATACTTAAAGGTCGATGTTAAGCCCCCTACCTAAAGATATGCTCTTGTAGGAACTCCCCACATTAATCACGCTTAACACTATGAGACACCGTTTTTTTTTGTGGGGTTCTGTCTCTCCATTTCCCTAAGACCTTCTGCTTCTAGAGCAAGGGCAGTCTTGTCCCCCTCACCCAATGCAGGACTCGAACCTGCAACCTCATGATTAGAAGTCATACGCGCTATCCAGTTGCGCCAATTGGGCGTAATGCTCTCTCAAGAGGGATCGAACCTCTGACCTCGCGATTAACAGTCGCACGCTCTAACCAACTGAGCTATGAGAGATTACAATAATATTTACTATTTTTTAGTTATATAAATAAATATTACAAACTTTAACCGATACTCTTATGTATCTATAATAATATAATGAAAGGTCTTTATATTATTATTTTTTATTAATTAATGTCTTGATTTTCTTGTTTTTTTATGTTTTTGTGAAGAGTTTTTTTTTGTTTTTTTTCCACCCTTTCTTATACTACCTTTTAATTTACTAGTTAATGAAGATTCATCTACATATTTATTATCATTTGTTTTTGTATTTTGTATATAATATTTATTATTTTTTCTACTTTTCGCAAGAATAATAGAATCTACAGGTAATTTAAATGAGTTTTCTCCATTGATTACGGAAGTATAAAAAGGTCTATTATTTTTTGTAGAATAATTCATAACATGTGTAATAGAATGAGGCATTGAAGATGATGCAGATGCAGATGCTGATGGAAGTGCTGATGGAGGTGCTGAAGAAGCTGACGGAGGTGCAGGGAGAGATGATGTTTCTTTTGGTGAATCGCCTATAAATTTGATTTCTAATGTTCTCGCAACTTGTTCGTCAAAACCTACATCATTTAATCTGTTTGAGGATACATTATCATCAGGGTCACAAGTTCTACCCATAAATTTTGGGTGAAAATAATCTTTTTTCATATAAAGTTTTCCATCTGAATCTTTCCAAACTAAACCTTTTTTATCTTCATTTCTCCAAAATCCTGGTTCATAACCTGTATAACCACATGCACATTTTTCACCATATTCATGGGAACTAGGTGACATAAATTTCATTTTCCAAATATCATTATTAGGTGTTTTTAACCAACTAAAACGGTCATCATCATCATATGATTTATCTGTTCCATCGTCCCATTCAGCAACAGTTAATGTTTTTCCTGTCACTTTTGGTTTTGATTCTGGTAATCCTTCAATTGGAGGAATAAAACCATTTTTTGGTTCTTCTAGTTTATCATAATGATTTGGATAATAAACTTCTTCGAAATATTTTTTTGGTTCTTTTAATAGATTTTCTGGGTCATATCCCTCAAAATATTTTTCGAAAGTCATATCATCTTCGTCTAATTCATATTTACCAGTTTTATCATTCATTCTATACGAAACATCACTAATAACAGGTCCATATTTTTCAAAATATTCAATTTGATCTTTTCGAAAATCAGGAAAATGTTTTTTAAATAGCTTTTTCCATTCTGTTGGATTTTCTTTTTTATTTATAAAATAACTTTTATCTGATGTATCAATTTCACCTGAATTATAATCACGTAAAAACTCCCTATATTTTTCTTTTTTGTCTTCTTCCTTATAAACACTCCATCGTGCTAGTGTAACCATAGGTTCTCCATCTGAACTTGATTTACTTGAATTACTTGATGCAATTGATAAATCATCTAAATTAAGTATTTCTAAACTTTCTACACTACTTTCTGGTGATGGTTTTTTTTCCAAAGTTTTCTTTTTTAAGGTATTAAAACTATCACCTTTTCCTATAGCTTTTTTTGGTTTTACGGCTATATAAGGTGTTTTAATTATATCATGTGGATTTTTGAACCATATTTGGTCTGCAACCAACCATTTCATATTTAATTCTTCAAACGCAGCTAATATAAGTAATGCATATTGTATATGATTAACAATAGGCAATCCTTCATTGTCTTTTTCAATATCTTTCTCGTCTTTAACTAAATCTTTTATTTTATCATATATATTTGGATATTTTTCTCTAGATTTTCCATGTGATTGTATTTCAGCTCTTCTATCAGGAACTATAAACTTTAACATATGTCCACCTACTTCTAATTCATAATTTCCAAAATGTTTTTTAGTTCTCCATTCAGGTCCCCATCTTGATCTATAATTTGAAAAAGACATTTAATATAAATATATATACTATTAATATTAAATAATTATTTTTTATAATTTTTTTCAAGTAATGGATTATTATAATAAACTATTTTTTCATTTTCATCAGTTATACTATAATTATTCCTTACTGTAGTTGCATCACTTAATATTGATTCATTGCTATATGTTCTAAATAAAATAGTAAAACAATATTCAAAACAACACATAGTTACTAATATAAAATAAGAAGAAATCTTTTAAAAATTGTTATTTAAACGCTTATTTTTTTACAAATAACTCTTATACAAATTGGATTTTCATTTTTATATTTAGCCATATCAATATCTTCATTAATATACATTATTTCAAAATTTTTAAGATTAAGTATATTTTTTAAATAATCTAGATCTGTATAATTTCTATAATGGTCTTTTCCATGAAAAACATCATTATTTTCACCTTTTTTACTCCTTGTTTCGATTACTAAATAACTATTAATATGTATTGAATCTAAAAAAGCAATATGTTGTTCATTTGTAATACTATGAAATGTAAAACGTGAATAAATTAAATCATATTTACTTTTATCCATAGTTACAAAGTCACTTATTGAAAAATCAATATTCTGATTGTTACTTGGTAAAAATCCACAATTATCTACTCCATGCACTTTATATATAGTTGATAATTTATAACTATCTCGTCCATTTCCACAACCACAATCTAATACATTTATTATATTTTTATTTTCAAAATAATTCATAATAAAATTACAAAAATCTGAACAATTATCATATATAATCGATTTATTTAAGTAAAAAGTCTTCCAATAGTTTGTGTCGTCCATATATCTAATATAATATATATAATATATTATATATATTATAAATGGCCGGTGGTAGACGCAGAAAAGAAGATTTAAATAGATGTCTTAAATATTTTATAAAATTATTAAATGATAATAATATAAATAATTGGTTTATTGGTTATGGAACACTTTTAGGTATTATACGTGGTAATTCATGTATTCATGGAGATGATGATATTGATATTGTTATAGATATAAATAATCGTGACAAACTAATAAATGTATTAAAAAAAAATAATTTATATATTAGATGTGATAAAGGAAACTTTTTAAAAGCACAAAATACCAATGTAACAAATCCTTGCATTGTTGAATTCTATATGGCTACAGTTGATGAAAATGGTAATTTTAATGATACTTGGGAAAAAGTTATTTGGAGTAATTGTTTTAATGAACAAAATGAATTGATTAAATATATGTGGAATGATAATTTATTATATTTACCATTTAATTATGAAGAAAAACTAATAAATAGATATGGTAATGACTGGAAAATACCTCAAAATAGTAAAGGTCCAACACCAAAAAAATTGTGTATTTAAATTTATATATATATAAAGATTATTTATAAAGTATAAAATATAATGCTAGGAATTATTTTTTTACTAATAGTCTGTAATGTAATAGATTGTTCATACAAAGCTGTCGATGAATTAGATGTAGATAAATATTTAGGAGATTGGTATCAAGTCTATCAAGATAAGTTTAATTTAGTTTTTCAAGAGAAAGGAAGCTGTTCAAGAGCTCATTATAAATTATTAGACGATGGTAGAATATCTGTATTAAATGAACAAATTGATGAAGATGGAACAAAAGATGAAATAACAGGTTATGCTTATTATAAAGATGATGATTGTTGTGGTTATTTAACTGTTCAATTAAGAGATATACCCGAAGCACCATATTGGGTATTAGAATTAGGTCCAGTTGTAGATGATTATTATGATTATTCTATAGTTTCTGATAATAAAGGATTATCTTTATACGTATTAGCTAGAGATGTTGATAGATTTTTTAAATTATATAATGATGATGTATTGAATTCGTTAACAGAATTTGGATTTACTAAAATTTTCAATACACCACTCATAATGGAACAAAACAATTGTACAATGAAATGAAATAATCTTTATTGAAACAAATATAAATAATTAAAATAGAATTATTTATATATATATGGTAAAATCACGTAAATTAAATATTAATTATAAAAATAATAAAACTAAAAAAATATATAAGGGTGCTGGAAGAAGTACAACTAGAAGTAAAAATAAAAAAGGTAAACAAAAGACTCCTAAAAAAGTGCCTAAAATTGTAAAAACACCTAGAGGTTCTATACAACAAAAATACACCCAACTTAAAATAGCTAAAAAAGAAAAAAACATATTTAATAATTTAAATAAATATGCATTGATTGCTCAAATGCTTACATCAAATATAGACATAAAAGAAATAAGAAGGACATTGAACAATGAAATTCATACTAAAAATAGATCATTTAGAGAAATTGTTGCTCCTAATCCAGATTCAGAATGTAAGTTTGCACAAAAATACGCTAGGCATAAGCTTAATGGATATGAATGCCTTTGTTCCGAATTTATACCAGCTAGAGAAAGAGACCAGTATAATAATGAATATAAAACTAAAGATATCTGGAATAATAATAGTAATATAGAAAACATGGACATCGACGCAATGTATGCAGAACTTGGGATACATGATATAAAAAGAGAAATTGGAATAGAAGAAGGGAGTTCTCATGAAAGACCAAAAATAAAAGATAGAACTTTTATTGGAAATCTAAATGAATCAACTGAAAATGACAAAAGTGAAACGTATAAATGGGGGTACGTTAGTGCTGGACCTTGTTGGTTATGTGGTGAAAATGTATATGTCTATGTAGATGGTGATAATAAAACACCATGTGGTGAGTGTGAGCATATAGGTGCGATAACAGCCTCAATATTAGCAGGAATGTTAAAGTCACAAAATTTTCCATGGATGGTTTTAAATTATGGAACATCACATGTACATTGTAATCAAACAAAATCTGATGATATAACAATGAAATTTGTGTATAATATAGCGATGGGAGAAGGTAATTGGGAGTATGATAAGGATACTACACAAAGAATAGTAAAAAACATATTTAATACACCTATTCATAAAAATGAATATGACCATAATTTTAAAGAATATAAGAATAAATACCGTTCATTATCAAAAGATGACAAAAATAAAATTATCAATAACATAGAGAATAGAACAAATAAATGGTGTGAAACTGCAAATGAAGTCATGAATACACACAATATAGATGCATTTAAAGAGAATTATAATAAATGGTTGAATAAAGATGAGGATAAAAATAAAAAAGAAACTACTAGTAATAAAAGTATAAAACAAAAAGCAATAAGATTTGCAAAAAGAATCGAAAATATGATAATAGAAGCAACAAACAAAACAAGTTCAACTACTGGTGGTGATAATGATAGTGGATTTACAGATCCTATTTTTAAATTTTTTACAAAAAATTTAGTAGATGAAATAAATGCATTACAACAAGAGTATTCAAATTTTTTAGATGAAGATAGTTCAACAAGAACTTCATCAGCAACTGGCGCACTTAATTCACCAATAGGCAATATAAGAAATACTAACGCTTATACACCAATAGGCAATATAAGAAATACTAACGCTTATACACCAACACCATTAGTTCGAGGACAATTAAATAATCAACAATCAAATAATCAACAATCAAATAATCAACAATCAAATATTCAACAACGCATTAATTTAGCAGCAGACCTAGGTATATTGTCACCAGTTCAAGAGAGAACCACAATATCAAGTTCAGAAATACCACCAGTTCAAGAGAGAACCACAAGACCAAGTTCAGAAACACCACCAAGAACACCACCACCAGGAAATAATAAATAGATAAGTTATTGATTTTTTTTTATAAGATATTTTTGACCACATGGACCACAATGGTCTTCGTTAGCACGTTCAATTCTATGAATAACACGTTTATCATAAACAAGATTCCATCTACCAAGAGGCATAGGTTTATCTTTTTTAAATAAAATAATTTGTTTAAATAATCCCATAAGAGTGTTTTTATTGAAGTAAGGAACCATTATATAAAAGTATAATAAATTATTATTATATTTTTAAATCAATTTTGTATTTTACATAAATATGAAAAATTGATTCATTTTTGATAATTTTAAAAATATCAATAAAATTATCAAAATATCATTTAACAATGACTGATATACTAACTAATATTAATTCTCTTCCACAAGAGATTAAAACATACATATACGGTTTTATTCATATCGATGTTAGAATTGCTATATTGAAAGACCGTTATAGAAAATTATTTGACTTCCATGAAGATAGTGATAAATATTTAGATTTAAATCAATGTTTTCGCCATTTCAGTATTGATACAATTTATAAATTTGAGAAATTATCTACTAGTTTATTTGTATCTTTAGGTTGTGAGATATTAGAAAATACATGGACACGGTACACGTATTTAAATACAAAAACTATATTTAAAAATTTTCCCGAATTGCCTTCTACTACATATAGAGTGAATGACCGTGTGAAAACTAACAGACACCCATTTATTACCAATATTATTAGTAATTTACCTGACATGCAATTTTTGGATAATAGAGAACCTAAATATATCAGAAAATCTGGTCGTCTGATTAGTTCAAACATGTATAGTAATATCTTCTTATTAGAAAGTGAATCCTTTGATTTTGATTTTGACAATGTTTTAAAAACAAAAATTTTAAAATTCTTCATTAAATTATTTCTAGTATTAGATAGTAAAAATGTAAATAAAGACATTATAAACGCAAGAAGAGAAATTAAATTAAAGGAGTTTATTCGTGAATTACAAAGGAATGAGAAAAAGGTTCAACGTAAAGAAGCTTCATTAATGCGAAAGGAAGAAAAATTAAGTCAAATTCAAGAAAACTGGAAAGAGAAACAACTAGCAAAAAAGTTGGAAAGACTTGAAAGAGAAGCAAATGAACGTAAGCAAAAACGTATTGCTCTTCGTAAAGAAAAAGAAAATCAAAGAGAAAAAGAAAAATTATTACGACAACAAAATATAAAATTAAGAAAAGAAAAAATTATTAAAAATAGAGAAATTAGAAATAGAAAAAAAAAACAATTAGAAGAAGATAGACTTTATTTACATAACTTTAACAAATTATTTTCTAAACCTAAAATTACTTTGGAAGAAAAACAAGAGAAAAAAGCTTTGAGAGAAAAACAATTAAAAGAAAAACAAGAGAAAAAAGCTTTGAGAGAAAAACAATTAAAAGATAAGAAAGCATTAAGAGAAAAACAATTAAGAGAAAAAGAAATGGATAAAATAGATAATTATGTATGTAAGGAAATGCAACGAATGTTTAAACCTGTTAAACAAAGAAAAAAAATATAGATTTGATTTATTTAATAATATAATAATATAATAAAGGCTTTTTTAATGATATTATTATGAGTGAATTAATTAGTCTATTTAAAAAACTTCCGATAGAACTACATAATAATATATTAACATATACTTTAAAGCCACAAACAAAAGAATTACTAGAAGATATAAAATCATTTAATAAAATTAAGGAGGAAATAATAGAAATTTATAAAAATATATTTGATGATGAATACGATAGAACATGTTGGTTAAATAATGATATAGTACGTTATATGAATGAAGACATGGCTACTATGAATGGATATACAGAGTTTCACTATAAAATATTTAAAAGGTTATTTAAATTAACTTCAAAATCAAATAAATTTATTTTAAAAAATACACAAATTATTTCTCAAAATCCAATGTCTGATTTTAATATAAGATTTGGATTACTGACAAATCAAGAACGTATAAATTTTAAAAAGTTTATACATGACAATATTGTATAAAAAATTGATTTTATTTTGATAAATAATATTAAAATAAAAAATGATATATGTTCCAATTGAATTACAAGAAAAAATAATAGATTATAAATATGAAATCGAACATAGAAAGAATACAAATAATTTATTAAATAAAATAAAAAAAAAAGCAATTGAATATATATATAATAATATAGAACCATTTGAAGAGAACTTTGATAAGAATCAAGCAGATTATATGATGTCACATATTACAAAATGTAACTGCTGTAATAGACATAAAGAAAAAAGACCGACATTAGAGGATTATAGGAATGGTTATTGTCCTGAATATAAAACAAGTATAATTAATTTAAAATATGATTGTAAATGTCCATGTCGTCATATAGCGAGAGATATATGTAGAATTATGAACGATGAAATATTAGATATTTAAATATTACCAACGTAATTAATAAGATTATCTAATAGGAAATAAGACAAACCAAAACAAATAGATAAATAAATAATACCGAATTTATTTAAATTACCATCAGAATATATATAATTTTCAGGAACAAACTTGGTTAATCCATTACGAATGAAAAAAGTATTAAACATATAAAAAAGGACACAAAGAAGAATAGGTATTTGTATTTGATTCATAATATAATCAAAATTATCAAGTTTTTTGACTTTAGCCTCCTCATTTAAAAGTTCATTTTCATATTCAGTAAAATCTTGTAAGAAATCATCTTTATTAGAAGGAGGTATATAATTAGGTTTAACAGAAGGGTCTTGAACATATATATTAGTATCATTAGGTATATCACGAGAAGGTAAAGGTTGATGGTCCATATTTTGAATTTCATCATTAATTTCAGGTTTATTAGAAATAGGAGGTTGAAGTTCAGGATTAGGCATAATAGGATTTTGGTCAGAAATACCATATGGATTAGGATGAATATTTAAAGGTGTATAATTAGTGGAATTAGGTGATTCTTTTAATTCATTAGTTTGATTGCTAAATGATTGAGCTTTATTAGGTAAATCAGAAATAGCTGTTGTATTTTCCATTTTTTACTATATAAATAAAAATATATAGTAAAAAGTATATAAATTACGAATTATTAGTTAAAAAAGAGAAAGGATTAGCGGATTTTTTAGGAGCAGATGAATCATTACTGTTATCAATATCTAAAGTTTTTTTAGAGGAAGTGCAAGTAGAACCTTTTAATTTATAATTATAGCAAGTATTATTATGTTTAAATATTTTATCTTCAGGTATTTCAGAAAGAACAGGACCTTTAAATGATATGCAATTTCCATCTTTACATGCGTTTCTAAAAATAGTAGCAATACCAATACCAATAATAAAAGAAATGAATGCTTTTCCTACATCAGTGTTTAATAATCTGTTAAAATTCATATTATATATATTATGAATAGTTTTTATTGTACAGGAATAGTATTGATTTTATTTGATTCAGATGGACAATCAACAATAATGTTTTCAAAATTAAAACAATTATCAGCAGAATCTTTAAATTGAATTACGTCGACATTTTCAGGAGTAGGATAAACATGAATAACACGTTTTTCATTATCGCTAAAATGAACAGCTAATACACCAAATAAAATTCCCAATATTAAGAATTTAAGATTAAAATATTTGAATACTTGTAACATTATATATAATATAGATAAATAATTAAATAATAATGGAATATTCAATATTTTCATATTGATTAATAAAACTAAAAATTAAATTAGAATTATTATGTTCACTAATTTCTAAAATATGATTATTTTGGTTATTATAAAAAGAAAGCATAGAAGAAGAGAAATGTGGATTTTCATGAATACGATTTTCAGAAGATGAACCAACAATAAATTGATTAAAGGTATAATTATTATCAAAATGCTTAATATGTTGAATATTATGTTCATGGCCACTAATATATGCGGTAACATTATGTTTTTTAAAAATAGGATATAATAAATTATATAAATATGATAAACGATCTTTATAATACCCATTAGTTAAAATAGGATAATGTCCAAATACAATTTTATTTTTAATAGAACTTTTATCTAATTCATAATCTAACCATGTAATTTGTTTATAAATAATATTATTAATATTATCATGATGGACAGACTGAATTTTATTAATAGTAATATTACAATGTTCAGGTAATAATTGAACAGTATCTAAAAAAAATAAGTCAGTATTTTCGCTATATACTTTTTTATAATAAAAAGAGGGAGTATTCCAAAAAATATTATTAATTTGAGAAGTAGGATTTTGATGATAATCATGGTTACCAAGGATAGCATGCATATTTTCAGGATGCATGTAAGAAAATGTTTCACAAAAGATATTCCACATACTATCATTTAAATCTTTGACACCATCATTATAGAAATTATCCCCTAAAAAAATATATTTATCATTAATTTGCTTTCTAATGTAAGAAACATAAGAAAGATTAGTTAAATTTTTAGAAAAATAACCAATATCACCGAAAATAAATAATTTAAAAATACAATTCATTAAATTATTTATAGATATATATTTAATTTATTTAATTTTTTTTCTTTTTCTTTTTTTTGTTGGTTTTAGTTGTAACTTTTTGTTTTGATTTTACAGTTTCTTGTTTATCAGAAGCAATTAGTTCATCGATTAATTCTTGTCTTTTAGCTTCAGATCTTTGTTGTTCTTCAGAATCAATTTTAAAAACGGAATTTTTTTCTCCGGTTTTCAAAATTTGAGCAGCTTTTCTTTGTTTGACTTTTTCACGGAGACGTTCTTTCATTTCAAATTCTTTTTGCATAGATTGAAAAGCTCCTTTATTAAATTTCATACCTTTACCCATGCCTTTTGTTAAATTTTTCATAAGATCAGTAAATTGATCACCACCTCCCATTTCTTTCATTTTTCCCATAATATCAGTAGCTTCTTTCATAATTTCATCTTTAGAAATATTACCACTTTTCATTTTTTGTTCAAGTTTTGAAGTAACTTTTTTCATAAGTTCCATAATTTTTTTAGGATTTTTCATAACATTTTTTAATATATCTTTGGTATCTACATTATCAGGATTAACATTAGGTCCTAAAATATCAATAAATTCTCCAGAAATTTCTTCAGCCATTTCTTTTGCTAAACTACCAATTTTACCATTAAATAATGTATTTAAATGGTCTTTTAATCCTTCCATATCAGGCATATTTGGGAATGGAGCACTTCTTTTTTCATTATTATTTTGAGACTCATCTGTTTTATTTTCTTCATTTGTATTTTCTTCTTCAGATTTCATATTTTCAAAGAATTCATTAATACCAGACATAGTATCATTTAATTGAGATTCAAGAGTTTTTTCATCAATTCCACTAAAAATATCCATACAATCACCAAAATCACTTTTATCTTTTACACAATTAACAATTAAAAATAGGATTAATTGAAGATATTTCCAAATGGTTTTTTTTGAGGTACTTGAAACAGATTCATCATTAAAAATCACTTTAAAATCTATACATGGTAAGAAAAAAGTATTTATATTTTCTTCTTCTTTAAATATATCTTCGTTTTGATATAAAATATCAAAAAATCTAGCAGGATATATATTTACGCAATAATCCAATAATTGTTTAGGTTTTGATGATTTAATAACATCCCATTGTTGTTTATATTCAGGGAAGCTTGTTTCAAGATCTTTAATAAAATCTCTTAAAATTTCTTCAAAATCATTTATTTTAGATTCATCCATAATAATATAAATATATTATTTATTTTTTTAAACCATTAAAAAACAATTAATTAATTTAATGTGTATTTCTTTTTTTCTGAATTATAATATATAACAAAATATGCAAATATTTATAAAAACACTTACTGGTAAAACAATTACATTAGATGTTGATTCTGCCGATACTATTGATAATGTTAAGCAAAAAATACAAGATAAAGAAGGAATACCTCCTGATCAGCAAAGATTAATTTTTGCAGGAAAGCAACTAGAAGATGGTCGAACATTAAGTGATTATAATATACAAAAAGAATCCACACTTCATTTAGTTCTAAGACTTCGTGGGGGTAGTAGTGAAGTAGATATATCATCATTGGATGAGAATGACCATGATATCCCTATATTAGACCTAAATAACATAGTCAAAGATGATACATTGACAAACAGAAAAGAAGTTGAAGATAAATTGAATGAAGATAGAATGAATAAATATAAGTTAAATATTATTAATATACAAATAAATAATGAAGAAATAGAAAAAGAAATTAAACAACTAGAATATAAATTACAGTGTGGTGATAATTTAACCAATAACGATATAATAAATATTAGAAAAGAGATAGAAGAAAAAAATAATAATATTATTAATTAAGTAGTATTAGTAATAATTTAAATATTTTCTATTATATTATGACAGAAAATATTAACAATAGAATAATAGCAGGTCATTTAATGGGTGGATTAGGAAATCAAATATTTCAAATATTTGCAACTTTATCTTATGGATATGATTTTAATAGAAAAATAATTTTTAGGTATGTTAAACGGTCACCTGGAAGTGAAAAAAGATTTACATTTTGGGATACATTATTTCAAGAATTAAAACATTTAACAACATTTAATTCAGATATAACTGTAGATGAAATTAACAAATATCCATATTATAGGGAAGGTGGTCATCATTGGAAACCATTCAAAGATAATGTTAACGAGAAAATATTATTATTTGGATTTTATCAATCACATAAATATTTCGAAAAACATTATGAGAAAATTAAGAATGAAATGAAACTAGAAAAACAAAAGAATGATATTAAATTAAAATATATTCATTATTTTGATAATAATAATGGTGATATTTCTTCTATGCATTTTAGAATTGGTGATTATAAATGGAAACAAGATTGCCATCCTGTAATGCCATGCAAATATTATGAATTAGCAATTGAAGAACTCATAAAATATAAAAATATAAAAAAAATAATTTATTTTTTTGAGAAAAGAGATATTGACGATGTTAATAATATAATAATAAAACTAAAAGAACTATACAAAAATATAGAATTTATACCAATAGATCATGAAATACCCGACTGGGAACAATTATTATTAATGAGTAATTGTAATCATAATATAATTGCAAATAGTAGTTTTAGTTGGTGGGGAGGATATTTTAATGATTATAAAGAAAAAATTGTTCTTTACCCATGTGAATGGTTTGGTTGGAAATTACAACGAAATAGTGTTAGAGATTTATTTCCAAATGATTGGATAAAAATAAAAAATATTGGATTAGACATTCGAAAATTATAAGATTAATGATGTTTTTTTACATTATTTAAAAATTTATCAAAATTTAATAATGGAGCTGCATAATGATTTTCATACGTTTCATGATGGATAGAATGTTGTTTTGGTGATACAAAAATAGATATCCAATTCATATTTTTTAATTTAGAACTATGAATAATTGCGTTTAATATAGATATAGTGATAATGCTACTATCTATTGTAATAGGATTAGGTTGAAATAAAAACATACCTACTAAAAATGGTAATACATACATAATTTGAAATTCTAAATAAGATACTGCGTTACCAATACTTGGAATATTTGTTTTACACCTTTGAACATTTAAAACGCCGACTTTATCCAGATATTTTTTGGGTTTTCGTTTTCTGGTTGATGGTCGTTTTATATATTTTTCATTTCTATCATATGCTCCTCTTATTAGATTTTTATAAATATGTATTGATATTTCATCTAATACATTTTTACATTCTTTTTACTATTAATTTCTCCCTTTTTATATACCTCATATCAAATAAGGATGCGCATTTATATATTATAAGACTTTAAATTATTAATATATATATATATATATATGAATACTTCTCAAAAAATTTTAATTTGTGGATTTCCTCATTGTGGAACAACTATTTTAAAATCAATAATCGGACATATAGAAGATGTGGAAGAAAATTATAATGAAACTGAAGTCATTACTAAAAATTCAGACGAAAAATTTATATTAGCCAAGTGGCCATTTACAAAAGAGTGCTTTTTTGGTGAAGAATATAAAAATTATATAAAAATATTTATTATTCGTAATCCATTATTTGTTTTTTCATCAATAAATAAACGATTTGGAAAAACAACGGCAAATAATCATGATTTTGCTAGTTATATAAAGACTTTAAAAAAATTTATTAAATATAAAACTAATCCTGAAAAAAATATATATACTATAAGATATGAAGATTTATTCAAAAATAATTATCAACACTTAAGGAATTTATTAGATAAAATTGGGTTGGAATATAATGATGAGATATTTAATAATACTAAATTCACTAATATCTCTCATACACATATAAATATAAAATCTATTCATAAAAAACCTCAAGAACACGAGCATGCTTTTTATAGAACTTGGCAGATTAACCAACAATTTGTATCAAATAATGATATTTCAAAAATTGATTTAAATGAAGATCTAATAGAAGAAATAGTAAATAATCCATATATATTACAAATATATCCTGATATAAAGTCGGCGTTTTAAATGTTCAAAGGTGTAAATAAATGATGAAATTTATGTATAAATCTAATTGAATTTATTTTATGAACCATATAATGCATAGTGTAATACAAAATGTTATGAGTTAATAATAAACCTCCATATTTAAATAAATAAATATCATTATTACTTAAATCTAGTAAATAATTATATGCAATTATATAATTCATACCAGCAACTAGCAACAAATTTAAATATACAGATAATAATCCTTCTATATATAAATCAGTGTTTTTTTGCAAATATATAATTAATGTCTCTTTATCAATTGTAAGATCTAACAAATTACTAAAAATAATTGTTAAGCTACCTAATAAATATGCATGTTTTATTGGTTCGTATAAATAAAACATATTATATAATAAAATAAACAATTTATTTTTTTTATAAATAACATAAAATTGAAAAAAAATGAATAAAATAAATAATATTAAATATTTATTTTATAATGGATAGCGCAATTCAAGAACATATTGATTTTTATAAGAACAGTTTAATTAAAACTGATGAAAATATTAAAAACGAGAAGGAAACCGGGAAAGCATTGAAGGACATTGTTGGAAAAGAATATGAGGAACATAGAAAACGTATATGGGAGTATTTTGGATTTAAAGTTTCAAAAGAAAAACATAATGCATTATTTGATGTAGATTGGTCTATTACGTATAATGATAAATTAATTGCATTGGAAGAAGATAAAGGTCATTATCTAGATAGTTGTTTTTTAGAAAGGGCATTAACCGGATATTCAAAAACGGTTAATAATTATCAAAAAAATAACATTTCAGTTCCTACTTTAATTATTCATAGTTTTGCTAGATATAGCAAGTTTAATGAAAAAAAAGAAGAAGATTTAGATACTAGAAAAGAGAGTATTGCTAATGAAATAAAATCAAAATTAGTATATACTACATTAACAAAACGTGATAGGTTACCAAAAGGAAAATGGTTTGGAGATTCTGAAAATTGTTATTTTGAAAATTCTGAAGAAGAATTAATTATTTATGATATAAATTTTATATTGTCACTTATTCCTTCCCATTAATATATTCAAGAGATTGATTAAAATATGTTTCATCTAATTCAATTCCCAAAAAGTTTCTATTGAGATTTTTTGCTGCTAATCCGGTGCTACCAACTCCCATACAATTATCTAAAACATTATCACCTTCATTTGTATATGATTTAATTAACCATTCAAGTAAATCAACAGGCTTTTGAGTTGGATGTTTTGGTCGTTCAACACGATTAAATTTTAATACAGTTGTAGGCAATCTTTTTCCATCACTTTTTGCAACATTTTCTTTATGTTTTCCATAATTGCTTTGTTTATCTACTGCGGATTGTGTATTCCATCGTTCATAAGGTGTGCTATACCAATATTGAATATTATATGTTGGTTGTTTTTTATAAAATATACATATATCTTCGTTTGTTTTCATAGGTTTTCTTTTTGCATTTAAGAAGTCACTAAATTTATTTTTTTCCCATACTAAACAATATCTAAAATGTTTCATATTACTTGATATTAGCATAGTTGTAAATGGCTGACTACCAAATAATATTATTGCACCATTATCTTTAATAATACGGTTGTATTGTGACCATAGTTCTTCAAATGGTATGATTACATCCCATTTATTTTTAGTGACTCCATATGGTAAATCACATAAAATCAAATCAATCGATTTTTTTTCAATTGTTTTCATAACATCTAAACAATCACCGTGAATTAATGATATTTTTTTATTTTCGATTTCACTTCTTGTGATCATTTCTTTATTATTGGTTTCAATAGTTTTCTTTTTATTTTTTTTATTTTTTGAAATCAATTTTGTAGTATTTGTATTTTCAATTATTTCTTTTATATTTTTTTCATTCTTATTAGACATTATATAAAATATAATTCAAATTATTTTTAACTGATTTATAAATAATTTATTAAGATAATGAAAAATGAACAATTGATTTAACTATATAATAAGTATTTGTAGAATTTGTGACAATCAATACATCTTGATCCTTGTATTTATTCAAATTATCATCATGTTTATTATCTAGTAATACATCATTATCATTGAATATACATATAGCACTTCCTAAAAATAATATATATTTCGAGAAAATATCATCAAATTCTGGTGGATTTGAAAAAACAAACCTCTTTCCAAACGGTGTATCAATGGTTTTTGGTTCACTATTATCATTATTTACAAATTCTATCTCTTTTTTATTATTATCTAAAGTAAGATTTACATTATAACAAGCAATTGGTAGATCTATTATCTGATTCTTCTCATTTTTTAAGAACATAAAGTTCTCATTTTTGAATATATTAATTACATTATTATCAATATCTATATTATCAACCTTGTTAATAAAAACAATTTCATCAATAATTGCAAAAATATAATAATCATCAATTTCTTTATGTTCTTCTTCATTATTTTCATTATCATTTGAATTTAAAAACGAGAAAAAACCTTTGTTAGCTTCTTTTTTCTCATTATTTTCAAGTTTTTTCTCGATGATTGTTTTTTTCTCGTTATTTATTTTAAAGTTCTCATCAACACATATAAATAAATAAAGGTTAAGCTCATTATTATTCGAATCATCTAGAGTAAAACCAATATATTCAAAATTATGATTATAATCATCGGATGTAATATTTAGTTTATTACAAACATTTTCTAGTATCATTTTATTAAAAATTTGAATTGAATCCATATATTCATCATTATGTGTCATTTTTTGATATAATTCATCAAAATCTGTATTTGTAATAACAAATTTGTCGAAATTACAGTTGTTATTATTTTTCTCAAAAAACAATAAAAATTCTAGGTATGGTTCATTTAATGAATTATTACAAGTAAAGAATACTAAATTACAATTGATATTATTATTTAAAACATTATTATCTAAAACGTCAGAAATTTCTTTCCTCATATCTTCTTCTCCTAGATAATAGTATTTTTCACAAGAATTACATTTATATATTTTTGTTTCAGGGTCATGTTTATTCATTATATATAATATAATTTATAATATTTTTAAACCATATAAACATAAAACAACGGAATATGATATACTACTTTATAAGAAGTCTTATTGATTACATATGCAGAATTTCGAAGAAACAATTAATTATGAAAGTGATAATGAAACAACATCTAGTCATACTACGTTAGTATCGTCAGTAAAAGACGATGACCAATCTATATTATCTGATGGAATTAAACAAATGACAAAAACAATTAGAAAAAAAAGAGATAATGATTGTTATAAAATTTTAATTGAAAAAAAAGTAAAAATAAATAGAAAAGGAAAAAAGCCTATTTATAAAATTAAAAAAGCACCAGTATATTTCTATGAAACAAATTGTGACCCAGGTTCAACGATTCGAGATGCTATTACAGGTCATTATTATACAGGATATCATACTGGTAAAATTGTTGATGAAGCATTATTTTATTCTACAGCATATTGTGTAGGGGATGCATGTAAACCAGGACAAAAAATAGGTGATAATAGAGATGCTCAACATTTATTTTTTGCAAATCCAGAAAGTTTTGAACGACTTTTTAAAACTAGACTAACTGAAGAAAGAAAACAAAGGTGGGTTAATGATTTTGCATTAGCAAAACAAAAAGATAGTAGAACAAAAAGAGATACAGAAACAAAGAATAAAGTTTATACAATAATTAAATAAAGTATTAAAGATTTTATATAAAATAATAAATATGAAGGAAATTATTTTCATATTTATAATATTCTTATATTTCAATAAAATTATTGGTTTTTCATTTAACAATAAAGGTTACAATATAAAATTAGAAAACATAGATTTAAAAAATGATAAAATAAAACTAGATCCAAAAAATATATTTGATATAGAATCAAATGAAGGAACGTGTAAAGTAAAATTTGAAGAAGGAACAGATTTAGTATATATTAAAAAAAATTTCATTAAAAATAATATATTAAATTTATTATTAAATGATAAATATAATAAAAAACAGAAACTTCTATTAATTGAACAATTTAATTATTTAATTTTTGAAAAAACAGACAATGTATCAAGTATTCAATGTGGTGGTTTAATGAATGATTGGGAAACAAATATATTCTAATTATATATATGTCATTATTTAATAAAGAAAATAAATATATTAATCATTTAACTACAAATAATGGAGAATCAATACCACTAATAACATATGGTGCTATTGCATTAACTACATTTATAGCAGCATACGGAACATTATTAAATAAAAAAAATAATAGTAAAGAAAAAGAACAACCTTTAAAAGAAGAAAGTTTAGATGAACCAGTTAAACAAGAAGAATCAATTAATGAAGATGAACCAGTTAAACAAGAAGAATCAATTAATGAAGATGAACCAGTTAAACAAGAAGAAATAGATGAAAAACCTGTAAATGAAGAAAAAATAGAAGAAGAACTATTAGAAAAAGAAGATAAAAAAATAGAAGAAAATATAAAAGGTGGTAAAAAAAGAAAGACAAAAAATAATAGAAAAAAAAAGAGAAAGCGAAAAACAATTAAAAAATGATTTTATATTTTAATATTTAATTCTTTTCATTAATATTTCTAATTTTATATATAAAATCAGAAAAACTAGAACCTGCTGTTCCAAAAAATGACTCACTATTAATACACATATATATATCAATTATTGAATCTAATAATGATGTTTGGCGTTTTTTCATTAATATATTATGATATTCAAATTTAATCAATTCTTTATATTTTTGACAAAATTCATTATATGTAACATGACAGTCAGTCGCTATATAGATATTTTTTTTTCCATTATAACTGTCTAAAAAATTATAAAAATCTTCATTTGTTGTATAATATAAATTTTTGTGTTTTTTTACAAGGTTTTTTCTATATTCAGTAAAATCAGTTCTACGTATATGGACTGAAATATAATCATTACCAATAA